CCAGATGTTCCACTTGTTCCTGAAGAACCATCCGAACCAGAAGTTCCACTTGTTCCTGAAGAGCCATCCGAACCAGAAGTTCCTGATGTACCATTAGTACCTGAAGTTCCGTCAATACCACTAACACCTGAAGTACCACTAGTTCCTGATGAACCTGATGATCCAGTATTTCCTGTTATTACTACTGTAATATTTCCATTTCCATTATCTACAACGGATGCACCACTAAATGTAATTCCTGAAACAGGATTTACTGTTGTTGTACCATCACTCACTGATAAGGCTGATCCTGACCCTGAAGTAAATCCAGTAATATTAACTACTGAACCATCACTATTATTTAAAGTTAAAGTTGAACTACCACTATTGTATGTTCCTCCAGTTACAGTGCCTGTAAATCCTGTGATTGTCACAGTTCCACCTGTATTATTAAATAAATCTAAAGTTGTTGTTGCAGAATAATAAGTTCCTCCTGTAATTTGAATATCAGTACCCCAAAATATTTTCCATCTTGAATTATCTCTTGTATAACCACTAACACCTTCAATTGTTGAACCAGTCCATGCATCAATGAATGCTACCCCCTCTGGAGTGTCATCATAGGCTTCATAAGAATTTCCAAAATCAATAATAGACCCAACCGCTTCAGCAGCATCCCATAACGCAGTATATCCCGAAATTGTGTATTGATATACTGTGTCTGTTTCATGAACATACACCTGCATACCTAATCTTCTACGACCTGAAGAAATACTATCATTTTGAAGGAGTAATGTATTAGGAATAGAATAAGGAACATTATATACAAAACTAATTGGTGTTGCATTTCCAGAATAATTTACAGACCCTCCATATAATAATATGTCCGGCGGAATTACCCAATTTAAGTTGGATAAATAATATACTTCCATATAACCACCAATTCCAAGTACACTAAAATTAGTACCTGTGTCACTTTCCCTATAAACAGAATCTGCCGCCTGTAAAACAGTTGATGATACGGGATTTTTATACTGAAAACTCATAATTTTTTATTTTTAAAATATTTTTATTTTTTACGCAATTAGTGTTCCTCCTTGGAAATACCAGTTATTTCCACCATTTGTTATGTTTGACCCATTGTTTGGTTTAGTGGTATAAACCCTATAAACTCCCGCAGGTATATTTGTTGATCCTGTATAGTTAACAACAAAATTATAATAAACCGAATTAACTACAGTATCAGTTGCTGGCGGATTAGCATTTCCGTTTTTAATTGTTGAATACTTTTGTCCGTTTGTAGATCCTGTCGCAACCATCCAAGTATACCACCCAATTTCTCCAGGTGGAACTATTGTATTTGGAACTTGAATTGTTTGGAATTTATATGCAACAATAGTATTACCCCAAATATCAGAACCTCCTGATGTTGTTGATATTGGTGCCGTTATAATTGCAGGTTCCGAAGTTCCCCATCCACTATAAGCAATATACGCGTTCATTTGAGCAGTAAATGTTACTTGTGACGCAGTATTTGGAGATGTTAAATTAAATCCTCTAAATGCACTTCCTTGAGCTGCCATATAGTTATTCAATGCTGTTCTAATTGTAACATCATTTCTATCAATGAATAAGTAAGCAAGTAATGATGGTTGACTTGGTGAAGGTGTTTGGGTTGGAGTTGCTGTAGTAGTTGGAGTTGCGGTTAAAGTAGTAGTTGTAGTTGGTGTTTGGGTTGGTGTTTCAGTATTAGTCGGCGTTTGTGTTATTGTTTCAGTTGGAGTTTGTGTTGGCGTATCACTTGCAGTATTAGTTGGTGTATTTGTTGGTGTTACCGTTGGAGTTTGAGTCGGAGTGTCACTTGCAGTATTAGTTGGAGTGTTAGTTGGTGTTACCGTTGGAGTTTGAGTTGGCGTATCACTTGCAGTATTAGTTGGAGTTTGAGTCGGAGTATCACTTGCAGTATTTGTTGGAGTTGCAGTATTTGTTGGCGTTTCTGTATTTGTTGGAGTATTAGTAGGAGTTTGTGTTATTGTTTCAGTTGGAGTTTGTGTATTAGTTGGAGTATTAGTAGGAGTTTCTGTTGGTGTATTTGTTGGTGTATCACTTGGAGTATTAGTTGGCGTTGCGGTTAATGTTGTTGTAGTCGTTGGTGTTTGTGTATTAGTTGGCGTATTAGTTGGAGTATTGGTAGGAGTCGCAGTTTGAGTTTCAGTTGCAGTCGGAGTTCCTCCAGCCGTTGCTGTTGTTGTTGCAGTTGGAGTCTGAGTTTCAGTATTTGTCGGAGTTTGTGTATTAGTTGGTGTATTTGTTGGAGTTACACTAGGTGTATTTGTTGGCGTCTCACTAGGTGTATTTGTAGGAGTTTCTGTTTGAGTTGGAGTATTTGTTGGCGTCTCACTAGGTGTATTTGTTGGAGTTTCACTAGGTGTATTTGTTGGTGTATCACTAGGTGTATTAGTTGGAGTTGCAGTTAATGTTGTTGTAGTTGTTGGTGTCTGTGTTTGAGTTTCTGTTGGTGTATTAGTTGGAGTATCACTTGGAGTGTTTGTTGGTGTTGATGTAGGAGTTTCAGTTTGGGACGCAGTAATAGATGGCGTAGGTGTTTGTGTCTCTGTCGCAGTTGGTGTTAATCCCACAGTTACACTTGGAGTTGGAGTATTTGTTGGAGTTGGAGTAGTTGTTGGAGTTTCAGTTTGTGTTGGAGTATTTGTTGGTGTCTCACTAGGTGTATTAGTTGGTGTATTGGTTGTAGTATTTGTTGGCGTTTGTGTTTGAGTTATAGTATTTGTTGGCGTATTAGTTGGTGTTTGTGTTGTAGTATTAGTTGGAGTATTTGTCGGAGTATCACTAGGTGTATTAGTAGGAGTTTGTGTTTGAGTTGGTGTGTTAGTAGGCGTTTCTGTATTTGTTGGCGTATTAGTTGGTGTTGCAATTGCAGATGTTGCTGACGGTGTTGGAGTCGGAGTTGGAGTAGTACATTCAAATGTAACCACAACACCATTTAACATTTCCGTTCTTGTTTGTGCTGAATAAATTGGAGTTGATCCTGTTGTATCAACATATACATTAAACGGGCCAATGGCGTTAGAATTTGAAGCTAATCTTACTATATAGGAAGAGCATCCTGATACAGATAGTTGTTGAGCAATTTCATTATTACAACCAGGAGCAGTATTTGTTACAATTATTGAATAAGTTGACATCCGCAGATTTTATTTAATAAATACCGCAGATATAATATTTGATGCTAATTATTTGATTAAAATACCATGAATATATTTTTTATACATCAATTTAAGAAATTGAGCAATTACAAGAAGGGTCTTCTACATTTAAACTGAATGAGCAGCTTGCGTCTTGAATAGTTATATCAACAACACAAGAAACAAGATTAACCGTAATTTCAAATGAACAACCAAAAGTACAATCAAGAATTTTAAATACTTGGCATCCATTTGCATCTGTTAATAATAACATAATTTGAGGAGCAGTACTAAAAATTGAAGGTATTGTTGTATTACCGGAATTATAAGTTTCTGTTGGCGGTACAGGTCCTGATGTAATTGTTGCAATATTAGTCAAATTATTACCGTAAACATCAGCAATACTAACTATAATAGGGTATGTACCCCCTGATATCATATCAATTCTTATCTGGGTCATTTTAAACACATTATATCATAGACAATATTCAATTTAATAATTATTTCTTGTCCGTTTAGTGAAAAATTGCTAGTACTTGTTTGTATTGTTATCTGGTTATTAAGTGAATCAATAATAACTCCACTAACACCATTAATTCCTAATAATATACTTTTAACTGTATCATACCATAAATTATCACTTGGTCCAACATTCAATGTTGTTGCGGTAAAGAATGGTACGCTTATTGAAGTTCCTAATGGATTAACAAGAACTTGGGCAGTATAAACAGCGGTAATTAAATCACAATTTGTATTACCTGATGTGAGGTCAGCAAAACCTTCATTCATCATTTGAAGTAATCCATATTTAGTTGGTGATTGTATTTGAAATAATTCCGATCCCATTGTGTAACTCTCATAAGAAACATATGATGTTGCACAATTTATTGAAGTTGTTCTTTTCAATGTACATCCTGTTGAATCTGTTATAACAACACTATATGTTCCTGCAGTTAATGCTGAAACTTGTATTTGTTGTGGATTACCTGAAACATTATCGGACCATTGATATGTGAATGGCGGAGTTCCTGACGTTATGAATGCTGTTATAGTTCCACTTGTACCTCCTCCACAAGATGTACTATAAAGTGAATAATCAAGTTGTGGACTTGATTCAACATATACATTTGCCGTTTGAATACAACCTGTTGCATCATTAACTGTAATAATATGTTGCCCTGAAGCCACATTTGAAAATGTTACCGCAGTTAAGTTAGTATCTATAATATTGTTTACTCCATCTAAAGAAAAATCAAATGGCTCTGTTCCACCTGTTGTTCTGGTAACAATAATTCTTCCATTTCTTTGATTACATGTAGTACCTGTTACATCTGTTGAAATTGTAAATAAATTTTCTGTATATATTGTTTTTTCAACTATATAATTACAGCCAGAAGAATCACTTACAGCAACTGTATATGTTCCGCTAACAAGATCTGCAAATAATTGTGTTGTTTGATTATTACTAACATTTAATGAATTACCGTCAGGGTATATTAATGTGTACGAATATGGTGTTACTCCTCCAACAACATTTACAGTTATTTGACCATTTGTGGTAGAGCAACTAGAATTTTGTGCACTAACACTTACAGATGATATACCTTGTGGTGATACTATACTTGTTCCAACCACTATACTACATAAACCAGCATCTGTTACTTGAATTGAATAATCTCCAGAAGATAACCCTGAAATTGTATATTGTTGAGAATACGATATTAAAACATCTCCTGTTGATGCAGAATAATAATATGGTGCAGTTCCTCCTGTTATGGTTAAAGTTAAACTACCATCACTAGAAAAACAAGTAGGTGGAGTCGTGGTAAACGAACCAAAACCAATTGGATTAACATTATCTACAGTTGCAGAGTTACTTAAATTACACCCATAAACATCCGTTACTTGAACAGAATAAACTCCTGCAGTAAGACCTGTAATACTACTAGTGGTAGCACTATTACTCCAAAGATAAGTGAAAGGTCCATTACCTGTTAACCCCGTAACATATATTTTTCCGATATTATTATATCCACCACAATTTGAATTTGGTACAGAATATAACCCATAACTCATAGGTTGTGATTCTTCAATAATAAAAGTTTCACTTCTTCCAGTACATCCCCCTAAATCTTCGGCAATCATATAATAAGTTCCTGCCGTTAAACTTCCAAATATTACTGTAGCTTGATTTGTTATTGCTGATTGGCTAAACACATTATCTGAGTGATAAAGATAAAAATTAGTTGATGAATATTGTGATGTTGAACTTCCCGTTACAGATCCGTTATTTTGAGAACATGTAGTACTTTGTATCCCTAAAATATTACAACAAACCCCTGATGATATGGGTATATTAATGTAAAAATCATTATTAGTTGGAACTGTACTATCATTAATTCTAACTGAATATGTACCTGAATATAGTCCACTTCTACTTGACGGAACCGTAGTTACAACATCAACACCTAAATTTGGTTGGTACCAATCAACAGTATATGGTGAAGTACCTCCGGTAACAGATACTGTTGCCGCTCCTAATTGAGAATTAGAACAATTTCCTGTTACAGATAAACTGTAATTAAATGATACTGGTGGTAGTGGAGCTTGTGGCATTATTTATTATTACAATTTATATTTATCATTATACCTGCATTTAAACTAACTATTTCATTTAAATTTTTTGGTTCACAAACCAAACTAGTAATTCTTAAGTTATTCCCATTAAGGAAATAAGTAAACCCATAATCATATAACATTGGAAGAGATTCTATTAAAGCGTTTCTCCATTGACTATTTGTTGGTACATCAGTACTTCCATATCCAACATAAAATAATGTATTAATTACCGTATCATTTCCAATAGTCAAATTAACATACCAATCTGATTGAATAGAATCAGCAATACATTGTGTTGACGATAAGTTATTTTGAACTAATAAATCCGTCACTCTATTATTTAGTATTGCACTAAAATTAGAAACATTTGTATCTCCGTTTAACCAGGGATATATATAAAAATCAACATACTCGGTTGCACAGTTGTATTGGAATATATTTCCAATAATATAACAAGGATCTATAGGAACTGGAATAAATTGACAACCTCTTTGTCTTCTATAAACAAACTTTTGTTTTTGTAAAATAGAGTTTTCATATCTAATACCCCCATTCCAAATTGTTGTTGCAGGAATCATTTGTTCCACCAACTTTGTCCAATAAGGACCAATACCTTCAACATAGTCAATTAATTTTTGATATGTGTATTTGTTATTTGGTATTCCCACAGTTGCCTCAGATTCAATATATTTCCACCAAAGTGATTGTAATGTTGGATATCCTCCCGTTTTACCATCAGTTATATATTGTCTATTTCTTGTGTTAATCATATTCTGCCAAAAAGTTTGAGAGAATTCAAAGAATGTTTTTTTCTTTGGTTGAGGATCAATATAAGTCCAATCAACTCCACCAGGAACAGGATAACCAACAGTCAACCCTGATTCAGGAATAGGATAATTATATTTAACTGATGAATCCCATACACCATAAACCAATCCTTGTCCAGGGTTCATAAAAAGATCCACATTCTTAACATTTAATACAAGTTTTTCATTATCAACAAAATAATAAGCATTATAACCACCTTGAGTCGCCAATCTTATTTTATTATCTTCTTGTAACCAACTTTTATTATTATCCGCAATTTTAGTTAATTTAAATCCTTCAGTCATATAAGGGAAATCTCTAAATCTATTTAGATATGTTTGCCCATAGGTGAATGGTAAAAGTTGAGTTTGTATATCATAGTTTTGTCCTGTATAAACATCCCCATTAATTTGAACATTATCAGGACTTCTATGTTGTGGCGTTGTCTCATACCAACCAGCTCCTATTTGGAAAAAGTAATTTTCTGTATCAATTGGAGCTCTTGGGTATCCTTCAATATCCATAGGATATTCTTCTAATCGTATATTTGTATCTTCATATACTGAACTTGAAGTAAACGCAGTAAATGTTTGTCCTTTTACTTTATAGGTATCTCCAGGAATATATGTTGGTGATGTATTAACATATGTACCTCCTGATATTTGAGCATATTGAGTATAAAATTGGTCAAGATTTATTTTTTGGTCTGCCAAATAAACATATTCATTGTACTCAATTAAAGAATCTGGCGCACCAATCAATCTCATTAGAAATTCAACCGATTTTCTTGTTCCTTTTGATTTAAACAAGTAGGCAGCATTTAAAATAAGATTTCTATAAAAATTATAATTTATTTCTGTAGGAGTAAGCGCTCTTGCATAACCAGGATATGTTGGAGTATTTGTATTACCAAAAATAGAACCTAAAAAATCTTCATTAGTTATGGGTGAAAAATTGGAAGTCCATCCTAATGTTTGGGATAAATTAACTAATAATTGTGAAGGAATATCATTCTCAGGATTATAGTTCACTGAGTTCATATAAGCCAACGCGTCAATAAATTGTTTTACTTGGTCAAAACTCCTACCGTAGACTTGTAAAACTTTTTCAACCTTTCTACCTAAAGTATCAAATTCTTTTAACGAATCACTTACTAAAAATCTTGAAATTAAATTTGTTTTAAATTCATCTAAATTAACTGCAATGTCTTGAAGTTGTCCTAAATAACTATCAAAATTAAATGACCTAATATCTAAATTCCATAAACCATCTTTTGGCCATGTAACTTGTTCATTGTTAGTATAATATTGACCAGCTTCATTTTGTTGTGGCACTTGGAATACTGCAGTATATTCAGGTCTAACTAATCTATTAACTAAAAATTTTTCTACCTCATCAAAAGTCTCGGCAAATACTTTATCAACAATATAATCATTTGGTCTAATTAAATAATTTAAATAAACTTCAGTATTTCCTGTTCCAAATGGTGCTCCTTGAACATAAAATTCCAAATACCCACTAGTAAGACTAACTGATGGAGAAAATCCAACTATTTTAAATATATTATTTTCACCTTGATCATTTGTAAAAGCAATACAATAATCAAGATAGGTATCATACAAATTTCTATATGGAGATACTGTAATTTCTCTTGCGCTTAAGTTAGTTGATGCACTATATGAATAATCAATATCAAATGGATTATTAAATCTATCAACATTTACTTTGAAATAAGTTTCATTTTGAACAGAATCGTATGATATATTATAAGCTGTTGATGCAGTAACAAATGACATGTTATTAAACATCACATCAATTGCTGCTGGAAAATAATTTATAATGTGAAGTACAGAAACACTAAACCTTTTAGATAGTGCCCCATACATTGAAAAATTAAGAACTTGAGAAACATCATAATTAGGATAAACTCTAAATTGAGTCGCCATAATACGTCTGCTTTCCGCCAAATCCTCAATATTCATACTATCAAGAGTCATTGGTTCAGAGAACGCACCTACATTAAATTTTCTATTAACTTTTTCAGTTACTCCAGTAGTAAATTCAAAATTTCCTTGAGTAAGACCACCTCCTTGCACAGTTTGTAATCCAACAATATTATCAGAAAAAGTTGCCGCTCCACTACCAGGTACTGGTGGATAAAAATATTTTGTATTTTTTATTGTTGTTGCCATTATGCTGTTATGTTTGTAAAGTTCTTACTAAAATCAATATTAGCTCCTCTACTTTGTCTAACCTCATATAACAATGCGTTAAATTGGTCTCTAATTTCATATAAGTTATATTGTCTGTAAATGTTATTTTGAGAATCATAGATTGTGTACACACCATCATCAATAGATTTAGTTTGATTACCATAAAGAGCAATCGCAAGTGATGATATATCGTACTCAACCATTTCAACTTCTATTGAAATAGGATTAAAATATGTATTTGAAATAATAATGCCTTGACTTGGCTGTCCAATATATGGAGTAGCGTTTGGTTTGTTTGAAGGTGATGAAGATGGTGATAATGTTAAAAATAATAAATTAGCACTTCCATCAACATATCTATATCTAATAGATTTTTGAGTTGTATTAACTTCATTAGTAACAACTGGTTCACAAAAGAAACATGAAGTCACTACTCTAAAAAAGTTTGGTATTTTTGAACCATCAGCGTTTAAATATTCCACTCTAAATCCAACAAGTCCTTGTGATACAAATTTATTTTGATATTGAACGGGAACATTTGTTAAATCAACAACAATACCCTTAACATTTGGTAATGCACTTAATACTCCACAATCCGTAATTGTTGTTCTAATCTGAGCAGGTCTTACATATAGAGTATAAATTCCAAGAGCATTAAATTGTTGTGCTGGTAGAGTGAGATTATATAATCCTCCTAATACTTCAACACCGGCATTTCCACCTGTTTCAGAATTATTAAAATATGGCTTTAAAACGCTTTGGGCATCAAGTGATGTAAGCACATAATTATCTGTGACATCCCTACTGGGTGTATACACCATCTGTATCTCCACATCTTGTGGTGATACATCTGATGGTCTAATTGTACCGTAACTTCCAATACTCATTTTATATTTCTTTTAATATTTTATTACTTTTTTTTAAGTTATCTTCAGCCCATAATGGTTGAAGATTTGTATAATGACATAATTTATAAATCTCATCTTCAGATTTGGAAGAAGATAATGGAATTATATGGTCAATATGTATTTCTTTTCCCATTTTATCCCAAGACATTCCTTCAGTAAATTTTTTTTCTAAATGTTCTTTAAGAAAATTAGGAGAACATCCAATAATTTTTATTGATGAGTTATTCTTCACAATATTCATTTTTCTAATATAAAAATTAGTTCTTACTCTTAAATAATGTACTAATTTATGTAAAGTATCATTTTTTCTTCTTTCTCTTTCAGTCTGATTTCTTTTTTCTTTATTCTCTTGTCTCCAATTTTTAGTTTTTTCTCTAATTTTTTCACAATTTTTAATATGATAATCCGATTTTCGTTTTTTTATTTTTTCAATATTATTTTCTCTGTATTTTTTTGTATTAGATAAAACTTTTTCAATATTGTCTTTATAATATAAATTGGACTTATTTAATATATTTTTTTTATTATTAATATAATATTCTTTAAAATATTCTTTAACACATTTATTACACCTACTTTCATATTGTTCAGTATTTTTACGATAAGTAAAATTTTCTAATGATTTCTTAACCTTACACTTACTACAAACTTTCATATTCATAAATACCCTTAATTATTTTTTCTTATATTCCAAAAACCATACCCATAGTTGAGCATGTCGCCTAAATTATCAACTTCTCCAAGCCTTTGTACTCTCTCATAAGCAGAGTTCTTGCCGCGTTCCAAAAATACATCCGTTTGTATCTGTGGTTGATCCATAACTTTAAGTAATGCTTCCAATTTAGTAATTGGAACTGCGGTTAAATTACTATCAGTAAATCCTGAAGATTCTTGGAAAAAAATACTTGTTCCATCAGCATAATCATAAAAGTTTATTCCAGTAATTGTATATGCAGTATAAATCGCACTAATATCTGTTATTGAACCCCATATTTGACCATTTTTAATTACCGGCACTCCAACTTGATATTTTGGATTACCATATAACGATAATTCAGTCACCCTTGATGTTGTTAAACCAGAGACAATAAATGGAACATTAAGATAATTGTTTGATGTTTGGGCAGAAACAACATTAACAGCATCACCCGAAAATATATAATCATAACTAACTGGAGTTCCAAACCAATTCCCTCCAGCTGGAGTAAAATATGCAGTACCTTGTTGATTATAAATTGTAACCTCAGAGTATGGTAAAGTAACGGTCTTTTTAACCTTTGTAATACCCCAAGGATTAACTTGTTCTAACATTATCTCATATGTCTTATTGGCTGAAGGATATACGTGTGATATTGAATTAGGAGTATATGATGTTACAGGTTCTAACTGTGAATCATCTCCCCAACTAATAACATATTTTGATAAGTCCAAAAACTTTTGAAATTCACTTGAAGTATTATATACATAAACTTTATATGGTTCATCTGTTGTAGATGAAAATATAAAATTGGATACGACATCTTTCTGAAGAACAGCTCCATCAAATTCTGTATAATATCCTGCATCAATTGCTGTTTGAGTAAGAAGTATATTAACAGTAAGTCCTGTTAATAATGAAGTGCCATAGGTATTACCACTTAATATTTCAGACATTCCTGAATAAACACCAACGGTTTCACCTTTCCAATCTACGGTGGTTAAATCAGCACTAATATTCTCAGGAGATACTATAAAATTATAATCTGCCATTATTTGTTAACATATTCATACCATTTTATGGGAAGTGGTGTTCCCTCTCTATTTCCTGTTATTGTATTAAAAACTTGATAAGTTCTCTTATCATAATCCAGCTTAACCTTATAATAAAAATATGTTAAATTATCAAAATTATGTTCTCCGCTAAGTTTTGATTGAGGTACATTCATCATTTTCGTATAAGTTCCAGTCATTGCGTTATAGAACTTGGCGGACATATAAAATGTATCAATATCCAAAAAAGTTCTTTTCTTTAACCAATAAATAAAAAACCCTTCTTTATCTCCAACATAATCTAATACAAAATCAGGTATTTTAATTGTTACAGGAGTTCTTTGCATTATAGCATCTTTTTTTAATCCTTGTTGTGTTGGTATTATTATAGTTATATAATTCTTTTGTTTTTTATCATCTGTTGAATCATATAAATCCAATTTAAAAAATGAATTTGAAAAATTATTATCATAATAAAATATGTTACCAGTAGTAAATCCTTCGCTTCTATAGTCTAATCTCCAATTTAATGGGTCAGTTAGTGTTCCACCAGAATAAAAATAAAATTGATATTTGATTGCAGTTTCTTGTGATGTTCCCGTAAAAGGAGCATTTGCAAATCTATCAATTTCAAAATCTCTTCCTACTCCAATTACTTCAGTAATGACTTCTTTCTCATATTCATCAACACTTTGGTCTAATCCCAAGTAATCCCAATCTAATTGGATTGGAATATTAATTTGTTTTGCAGTTAAATTATTCTGTCTAATAAAAAATTTACTCACATCCATCTATTAAAGGTTTAATCGGATAATCAATTCCAAGTAATGAAGAATTGAAGTTTATTCCTTCAGGAATTAATCTAAATACAACATCTGTAAATGGATATTGGGCAGTATTAAAAAACGGATAATCTACCCCTCTCTTTAAATTATCTTTAAAACCAAAAGTATATAAATCTCTCCACCTAAATTGTTGGTCAGATTTTGAAAAATAAGAATAAGATGGAACTTGATCAATTGAGTTAAGTTCTCCTGTTTCAACATAATCCGAAAATACTCTTAATGTCATTTTATTATGTGGTGTATAATAAAATCCAGGAGAATTTTGATTTGTTGTGTTTGTTGTTTGAAAAATATTTTGATTATATTTTATTTTTTGATAATAAGGTGAAATAACTCTTTCTAATTGTTCATAGTTATTCCATTCACAAAAATCACCATCAATAATATCATCTTTTTTTAAATTTTGATTAAAGTAAAAAGTATATGTTTTTCCATTTTCAGTTCTTGTATATGATGACACCGGTATGTTAGTATTTGAAAGATCATTTGTAGAATTCCAATAATTATTTGTTGTTTTTGTTAAATTAAATTCCCATCCTTGCTTTAATCCAATACCATTAAAAGGATCATTAAAATACCCTGTATACCCTTTATTTATCACAGTTAAATATAATTCACTAATTGGTCTTTTTTGATTATCTAATAAAGTAGTAAAATCCAAATCATAGTTTACCGTAACATTATAAGCGTTACTACTTGTTAATTGTGATATTCTTGTAACTTGATTTGGGGTAATAGAACTATATTCTAATTTTCTTGTTTCATTAAAAACATTTTTTTCAAATCCAATTTTGGTCATTACAGTATCTTCCAAATCAGTTAAAATTTTATGTTTTCTAACATAATATTTTGATTTTGTTTCTTCTAAATTATTAGGATTTATTACTCTTTTAAATGTTCCAGTAACTCCATTTTGAAATGTTTTACCAGTATATCCAATATCATAAACATTAAAAATGTATTCAGAACTATCAAATAAATCATTACCTAAAGAATATACTTGAAATAAATTTGTTTTGTTATAAGAAAATGACAATTCAACATATTCTCCAATTGTAAGTCCGTGTGGTGCAATACATTGGAAAGCAATTATTGGACTACCATTCTGTTGACTGTTATTAATAATAAACGGTATTCCTGTAGACGCTGTCCAAGTTAAATTTGAATTATTTAAATTAAAATATAATTTTTTATCATAATCATTTTCATAACCATAACTTAAATAATAAGTCCAATTATAGGTATAAGCACTTTTAGCTTTATAATCAATATGTTGGTCTTGTATGTCAGGTCTTAAAAAATCAAATTCATAATATTGTGGAAACCCTTTCCAAGTACCACTAACAAATGATGTTTCAGCTCCCACATAAAATAAATTATATTGAAATGGCGTATAGGTTGTTGTTCCTGTATATGGATTACTGTATATGTAAGTAATTTTAAATGTAGGCCGAAATATTAAACATGCTTGTCTTTCATCATCATACACTTGAGCCAAATTAATAGTACTATTTCTATCATATTCAATAATAGATTGACTAGTTTCTTCCAAAGAAATAGGAATCTCTTGGTCAACTGATGGAGCTGATTGATATTCTAACTTACTCGGTATAATTTTATAGTTATTCAAGGATAGAATATTTTGTTTTAAATTTATCTAATGCACTATCACCTTTAATTAACCCAAAATAAAAATGAAATGGTGCACTAACTAAAAAATTGGAAGGATAATTTCCTCCTGCCGGTCCTCCATATGAATAATTACCATTACCATCAATATTAAAAATGTATGCTCTTTCATAGATATCACTAATTTGAGTATTAGACCCTATAAAATACTTATTGTTTGGTTGTATTGTTCTTCTATCTAACGATTGGTAATTGTACCCAAAAATACCACTTATAGATGAATTACTACTATAGTTAGTTTTCCAATTATTTAGTTCTCCTCCAAAAATACTAGGTACCGTTCCTTGTTTTAATTCCCATTGATAAAATGGAACATATTGTGATTTAATTCCATATGGGTATGTGATTGCATTTGCATTATTTGAAGGTCTAAAATCAATAACTCCTGGTGTTAAAAAATCTTTATTTTGTAAATCTTCCGTTGTTGATGAAAAAAAGATTCCCATAGTTGGAGATTTACTTCCCAAAATAACAACAGGGTCTGTTGAATTTCCATAAACGTTATAGTATTCAGGCGAAAATGGAATTACTCCATATTCTGAATTAATTGACATACTTTGGGCTAAATCGCCATCAACTCTTTTTTCTGGTCTTGAAAATAATTTGTTTAACCCATTATTTCCAAGGCTAATAATTTCAGATAAAAAATTAGCATTTGAAATTCTAGATATCACAAATAAATTGACTAAATCTGAAGTATCAGAATAACTAGTTGTATTCAAACTTTTCATAATATATGCTCTAGATGATGGGTCAAATATAATTTCTTGATAAAAAGAATCTTTTATACCTAAATTAACAATAGTAGTAGGAAATAATAAATTTCTTTTATTTGTTGGTGAAATTAATAAATTTGTTGGTCTACCAACAAAAGATTGTGTTGTTGTTCCACTATAATATGGTGAGCTTCTATAATAGAAATTATTAGTTTTTTCATCAAAATAAACTAATTGTTTTGCGAATTCAGGAGGTAATGGTTTATTTTTATTATCATATTTTGTGTTTACTTGAATTGGGAAAGAATATAATGTTCCATTTACCCAATTATTAGTAAATGATTGCGATAAAACACCTCTACATAAACCATAAAAAAATCTAAACCTATATCCCCATTCTTCAAATGTCTTTATATCTTTAACTAAATCAATTAATGGTTTATTCATCATTATATAACATCCATATTCAACCGCATCACTCGCTTCACATCCGGCACTAACTCCAAAATTAACTGAATTACCACTATAACAACTAAGACCAACCATATTTTCACAAGTACTCATGGTTGTTAAAACATTTTCAGATGCAAGTTGTCCTTCAATATCAGGAGTTACTTGACTTGTCCCTGTTGAAAATGATGCTCCATTTGCTGTTATACCTCCCCCTTGAATAGTATAAACAGAAAACCCAAGATTTTGTTGTAATAGACTTACACTACCAACTAAACTACCACGATCATCAATATAATCTGATGATGGTAATCTATCAGTTCTCATAACGTTTTTATTTGATATTGTTATATCAAGAGCGCTAGTTCCTGTTAATGTTGGATATAATATTGGGCTATAATAAAACATAGAACCAGGACCACTAGGATAAGTTGGTAATTTCACCATTATAGCGCCTCCTGATAAATCTTCTGCTGCGTCATATTTATTATCCGCGATTTGAGGAGAATAAAATAAATTGTTAGTTTTAGTTACAACGCCAGTGACAGAACCAATAGGATATGAATTGACATAAGTACTTGATTTATATGTTGTATCATTAGCGGTAATTTGTGATACATTTGAATCTAATGCTCCATAATAACCTATGTTAGATGTTTTATAAGGTATAAATACATTTCCACTTGTAGTTAATCCAGGAATAGATGGGCTGTATACATATGATGGATAAAATATATTACTTTGATTATTATGTTGTTGAACTGAAGTAGTTGAATTTAGAGGTAATTTTTGAATTGGTATATTCATTCTTGTACTTGCAGTAAAAGTAACATCATCTTCGTTTGCAAACCCCAATATTTTACCAATACCATATTTATTTACCAATAATGGAGAATATGGGTCAACTCCCCTTTGTAATATTAATACTTTTTGGTCACTAAAATTACTAAAATCAGATGTTGGGTGTATTTCAGTAGATATTGATTGATAAAATATTCCAGCAAGTTGTACATAAGCGCTAATAATGTTATCAGCATTTAATGTACTCCAAAATCCAACTCCTGTTCCTAAATTAGGTAAAGAATATTGTGGTTGCCCATTAACTATTGTTTTTGTGATAGTAATTGCAGTTAAAACTTGATAATATTCAATGTCTGATGGATAAACATATCTTTGACAAGTATTTCCGTAAGAATTTATTATATATTCTGCAGTTCCACCCAAATTATTCAAAGAAATACAATTACTATTCGTAATAGCTGTTATTCCTAAAGTTAATCCTGTTAAAACATTAACATTTCCAGTACAATCCGAGTAAATTAAACTACCCTCTTTTGTAACATTAATTGTTATACTGTCAACACAACTTGTTGTTGCTGAAGGTATTGTATATTGAACAGAGGTGTCTGTTGTTTGTGTTAAAGCATAATTAACTGTTGCTTGGAATTGATTAGTAGTTTGAATACCATTAATACCATTAATTACCGCTCCCCCAACAGCTGTTTGACCTGTCCAAAGATAATTACTATCTGTTGTAAGTGCTGGACTAACAAAACTAAGTAAGTCACCTGGTTGTAAATCTTGTGTTGATAATACTGTTAATGTATTATCATAGTGAAAAGATGTATTATTATTAGATGCAAAACTAACTTTAATTTTATTAACCCCTTGAAAATATTTATTTCTTGTATTATATACGTTAATTCTTTCTCCTGGTGATAAAGTAGAAGAAGAAGTTATTACTTTTGTCCCATCAGGATATGTTTGAAGTGAAGATTTAAGTGTTTTAAAAATATTAGGATTTTTTGTAGAATCTGAACGACCAGCAATAGCTTGGCTTTGTACTAATGCAGATAATTGAATATTAGTGTCATAATTTTCATCAGATTTTGGTATATTTGTTGTTTTTTCATTTGAAGTAATTAAACTTTCAAAATAAAAAACAGAATTTGACAATTGACTTAATACTCCAGATGATGGCGCTGACTCAGTAGCAAGTTCCCCCCCAGGTGATGTTGTTTCCCCATTACAATCACAAGCTTGACAATCAGGATATGTTATCATAGGTAATTTAAATCTACCAAATTTATAAGAAGTAATTGCCTTAAAATTTAAAAGAAGTATAAGATCTAAAGCCGCCCAAAGTGCACCTTTAACTGCAAAAGGCAAAATTAATCCAAGAGACGGCCATGCAAGACCAGCAGATATAAATTCTTGAACCGAAACATAACCAAAATAAAGAATTAATAAGATTAACAATGGAACAGCAAAATTATTCCAAAGAAATGCAATAAAATGATATACAGTTAATAATGGGATTCCAATAATTTGAATTACTTGAAGTATTATTGAAAAAACAAAATACAATAAATCAAAATTTCTAAACCCATCATTCACAGGAAATTTATTAACACTACTTGAACAATCATTGCTATCAATTTCTTTAATCCCTACAAATCTTCCTTTAGCCCCATTTTTAAATTCATCAATCAATCCAGCAACTGTATATACTCTATTAAACTCAAATGGATAAAAAGTATCTTCACAATTTATTGCTGCTTGTAAATTAGTATATCCTGACCAATCAAGTCCAAAATAATATGAACCTGCCAATTTTTTTCCTTCAGATGAAGTTGTTGATAAATAATTTGGGTCAGTAGCATTACTACTTGTCCAACCATATTCTTTAATATTTGGAACTAAATAATTAGGTCTTCTTGTTTGTTCTGAAATACTAGGTGGTTGAGTCCATTTAATTTTAAATCTATATTTTCCTTTTGTTGGTATACCAATTGTTGGGTCATTAGAAATTACTTTTTCACCAAATTGATTAGTTACAACATAATCTAAATTCATAGGTAACTCCACTAACCATGTTCCACTTCCATCAATTACATTTCCTGATTGTTCAAGTTGATATTGTTCTAGTATTGGATTACCGTCTGAGTCTAATGTAATTGTTTGTCTTATCGCTAATATTTGTCCAGGACCTGCTTGTAAATTACAAAGATTACCCATGTCATCTCTTGGTTTTCCACTTTTTCTAACTCTATATGAATCAGGTGTTGAAAACATAGACCCCATAAAAACAGCAGTTGGTTGTATATTAATATTGGCACTATTTCTTAAATCAAAATCTACTCTATTGACAGCAATTTGACATAAATCAGGATCTCCCCACAATGGAGATATTTCAGTATTAACAGATAAATTAATAATTTGTGGTAATGAATTAAGATCAGTTGAAGTTCTAAATTGATTTCCAGCAACTTGGCCTTCAGTTGCTATACCCATTCTAATTAAATCTTGAGGAGTTAAAGAAAATTCACCGATATCCGATAAATCAACATCCATAACTAAAGTTTGTTCCCCTAATGGAACTCCCATAATCATGTAATCACCACTCTCATTTGTTTTGGCAGTAAACTTATAATATTTGTCGTATATTTCTACAACAGTACTTGCAGTTAATGCATCATTTCTTGAAGGTAAGGTTCCTGTTGCTGCGTGTTTTGAATAGGATTTTTCATAAGGTAATAAATTATACCTATATCCATCACTATTTTTATCACTTGGTGATTTATAAGGGTATATACTTTGAATAAGCGGATTTGATTCATCAATACTATCAATAGGAATGAATATTGAAACTCTTGCATTTGGTAATCCAAATCCATTGTTTGCAGTTATTCTACCAACCACAACGCCATAATCCGCACAACTTCTAGTATAGATATCTGATTGTTGAATCTTTAATGAAAGAATTTCAAGAAATTCAAACTCTTGGTCTAATTGAACATTAATTGTTTTGTTAATCCCGAGCTCTGTTTGTATCCTATATGATTGACCCATCTAATGGTTTTAACTATAAATAGTTTATGTGAACTTTTATAAAAAAATACACCACTTTAAATTATAGTTTAAAGATGTTAAAAATAAACTTATGAGAATGTAACTGATTGGAAGTTTTTAACAGATACTCTAATATCTTTATTTGGGTACCTAATTTGATATACTTGTGATGGTTGTGCAAATATTGTATCATCTACAGGTCCAATTAATTTTGTTTCAGGGTTAGAATAAACCATTGAAGTTTCAGCTGAAGAATATTGTCCACCTACTTCATTATAAATGTCCAATCCAGCAACAGTTAATACACCATTAAGATTTTGAATTATACTTCTAATTTCAGACAGATACACATTTTGTCCAAGTTGTCTTATTTGTGGATTAAAATATGTTGAAATTGCATCAATTACTGATGAAATAATTTGACCTGAATTTTGAGCCGCATCTAAAACAATTGAAACATCTGTACTTACATCAATAACTTCTGCTGTAAAAATTGAAATGTAATCATTCATCATTCTATAATTTGATAAATAATTGGCGATATTTTGTTTTAAAGTATTTGACACAACGTTAGTTAATTTACCTGAAGTATCATATGATAATATCTGAATCATTATTTTATTATTATTTTCAGTTATTGATACTTTAGCAGGTGCACCAAACTGAGCAGGCATATTTCTAATAATTGATTCATAATCTTGTACGGTAACTGCTCTTTTTTGTGCAGAGAAGTTAAATGATACATAATTCCTAATTTCCTCTATTGTTGGAAGTCCTGATCCTCCAATTGCTGCAGTTACGTTGTTACATCTTAAAGAACTAACTACAGATGAGTTTGTTGCTTCAGAAGGTCCATTAACAAAAAATGATACAGTTCCAATTTGATTAATTACATTAGTTCCCAAATTAGTTTGTAATCCACCACCTACTCTATATTGAACAAACAATGTTGAATTAGCCTTCAATGCTGAACCTAAAGAAAAGTTATTTGAATATTTTTGTAATTCCAATGTTGTACCATAAGTTGTAAATTGGTCTAAAGCATCTTGTGCAGTATTTGTTCCTCCACCAAACGTCAATTTTTTAAATCCTTCTCCTGTATATTCACTAATAAATCTATCTTGAGTTTGAATATACCTACCAACTTTAATTCCTGGCTTATCCGAAGCCTTTGTTGGGTCTTCAATAAAAACTCTATCCTCAGCTAAAGCATCTACTTCATACCATCTATTAGTTAATCCCATGAATTCAGCAGTTGTTGGCACATTTGTATATTGTGTTCCGTCTTTTAATAAAACACTTGTAATACCTAAAACATTTTTTTCAGGTAAAAATAGTTCAAAGAATGGTTTTACATCATTAGGTGTAATAACTCTTTTAAAAACTTTTGTAATACCATTAACAACAATTTCCCTTTTAGTAATTGTATAGTTCAACAAAATTCCATTAGAATTAAAATTTGGTATTTTTAATCTATTAGGAAATCCTTGAGCATTATACGGTGAAAAAAAGTCAACATCATAAATATTTTCAAACACTAGCCCAGCTCCAACAACTTGAGACCCTCTTAATAGTGTTCCAAGATATCTTTCATCTTCTTTATCACCATAAGCCGGAACAGTAATTGAAAAATCAACTAATGAAACTGACGGTCTTTGTCCAGGTAATTTTAATCCATAAGTTCTCGCTATGTTATAAACTGAAGATTTTTGTTGAGCATATTGAAGTACTGTTTCTTGAATACTTCTATCAATATGATAATGTAAGTTATCTGCAACTGCAGCATTTAAATCCAAAAATACTGAAAATACAGAAGCATCATTAAAATCTTGTATTAATTCAGGATAATAAGTTCTAACGTAATTTTGTAATTCCGTTCTTATTGCTTGGAAATCTCTGGTTGTATATGGTATTTGACGGCTAGCCATTTATATTAAATATTGATAATTAGAAAATCACTTTGGGCAAACGTTTGTCCATTTGTGGCATAATCTATTTTTATTTTTGCAGTATATTCAGAAGTTCCTTTACCAGGAAACCTATATATAGAAATATCTGAAGATCCTGCAATATTAGTTTGTGTTCCCGCATCAACTTCATCTTGAATATCTGCTGGTGTTATAGTTATTTGATTAATTAATAAATTAGGCATAAAGTTTTGAACCGCATCTCTAATATCAGATTGAATAGCATCAAAAGTTAATCCATCAAAAGGTTCAAAAAGAAATTCATATAACCTTGTTCCAAATGTTGGTAAATAATATCTAGATCCTTTTCTAGTTAGTAAAAGATGTAATAAATCTGATTTAATTTCATCTTTTTGAAATTGCGTAAGTTCTAAATAATCTCCACGAACAGAATCATTAAAAGGAAACGATAATCCATATGTTGTTCCATTTGCCATATATTATAATAGTTATCTATTTTATTCTAATAAATAGATGAATAAAAAAAATCCAACAACTTGTTGGATTTAATTTTTTAAGATGAGCAACCGAAACATTCAAACGGACTGTCTTCTGGTTTAACTGGTGCAGTTACATCATTATATTCTACTTTTGGTATTTCTACTTTTAATTTAGGTTTTTCCATTTTAGACATATCTAAAGCTAAGTGTTTAGCTCCTGTAGATATTGCCTTTGTTCTAACATAATAACATAAAGTTTTCAATCCTTTTTTCCACGAATGGAAATGTGATGATGAAATCTTAGATAATGTTGGGTTAGACATATAGATATTCATTGATTGCGATTGGTCAATAAATGGTGCTCTATCAGCTGCCATATCAATCAACTCTCTTTGAGAGATTTCCCAAATTGTTTTATACTTACTAATCAAATGTTCAGTTCTTTTAACTTTCTTAAGATAATTTTTATCTTCAGGATCTAAATAAAGATTAAAATTAATATTTTGAATTGACCCCTCATTAATAATAATTTCATTTTTAATTTCTTCAGACCAAATACCTAACTTTTCAAAATCACTAATTAGATATTTGTTAACAATCATAATTTCACCACCAACAACTCTTCTATTAAATAAAGCCGAGTGTGCAGGTTCTGTCATTTCAAATGAACCTGTTATCTTTGCTGAAGACGCTACTGGCATTTGTGCCGTGAACAAGCTATTACATATACCAAATTCTTTAACGTCCTCTTTTAATTGAGACCAATCTAAAAATAAATCAGATTCATTTAATTCCCACATATCAAATTGAAATATTCCTTTTGACATTGGTGACCCTTTGAATAAGTCATATGGTTTTCTAATACCTTTCTTACATAAATCATTACTTTCTGTAACTGCCGCAAAATAAATTGCTTCAAAAATATTTTTATTTAATGATTTAGCTTCTTCAGATGTAAAAATATAATCCATCAAATAAAATACGTCGGCCAATCCTTGAGTTCCAATCGCAATTGCTCTTTGTTCACGTCCTCCCTTTTCACCTTTTTCAGTTGAGTAGTTATTAATATCAACAACATTATTCAATGCTCTTACAACTTTTCTTGTTTCTTGAATTAATAGTTCGTAATCAAATTTACCATCTTTTACGAAATTCTTTAATACTATTGAAGATAAGGTACAAATTGCTGTTGTTTTTTCATCGGTATATTGATAAATCTCATTACACAAATTTGATTGTTTAATTACACCAATATTTTGATGATTTGTTTTTTTATTAGCACTATCTTTTGAACATAAATAAGGAACACCACTTTCAACTTGAGACTCAATTATTTTATTCCAAATGTCTTGAGCTTTAACTTTTTTACCAATACCGATTTTAATTGCAAGTTCATAGTTCTTTTCATATTCTTCACCATAACATTCTTGTAATGCTTTAATACCTGCTTTTTTAATATCGTTAGGACAGAATAAATACCAATCTCCATTATCAATTACCGCTCTCATAAAATTATCAGGTATCCAAAGTGCTGTAAATAAATCTCTCGCTCTTAATTCTTCAGCTCCTGTATTTTTTTTAATTTCCAATAAATCCATAATGTCTTTATGCCAAGGTTCCATATAAATTGCCGCACTACCTGGTCTTCTACCTTGTTGATTAAAGAACCTTAATGACTCATTAACAATCTTAAGATATTTTAATAAACCACCTGCATATCCTCCTGATGATTTAATACGACTTTCTTTACTTCTGATATTAGACATACATAATCCAATACCCGCAGCATCTGATGAATACCTTGAAATATCATTCATAGTTGCTAATAAACCTTCACGAGAATCTGAATTATTGTAATGTAATACACAAGATGCCAACTGAGGAACTTTTGTTCCAGAATTAATCATTATTGGAGTTGCTGGTGATATCAATTGATTTGACAATGAATTATAATATTCAATCGCCTCTTCAAGTGTATTGGTTACCCAAATAGCAACTCTCATATACATATGTTGTGGTCTTTCAATTACTCTACCTTCAGGTGTTTTTAACAAATACATTTCTTGTAAAGATCTCCAAGCAAAGTAATCAAAATTATAATCATTTTCATGATTGATATGACTATCAATAACTGAAGGATTATACCTTTCAAGTTTTTCCATAAAATCATCATTCACAATACCATCAACGTGTAAGGTATGCATAGTATTTGAGAAACTTGGATCAGTTTCTTTGTGATATGAAGATATTGCGACTGATGACGCCAATCTTGAATAATCGTGATGACTACCTGTGTAAGCCGCAGCAATCTCATAAACTAATTTATCTAATTCTTTTGTTGTAATAATTCCCTCAGTTGGTACTGAAGTTATTACTTTTATAAAAATTTCATCAGAATTAACATTTAAACCTTTAGCGGCTCTTTTAATTCTATTGTAAATTTTTTGGGGATTGAAAGACGCGTCTTCTCCACCCCTTTTTTTAATTTTAAGTGACATCATAATGTAATAATAAGGTTTTTTTAGAAATCTTCAACAAATGTTAACGTTTCGTTGAGTTTTGCTTTTTGATATTCAACTGTTCTTGATTCAAAAAAGTTACCTTTTGTTTCAACAGCAATTTGTTCCATGAATTTGAATGGTTGTTCAACATTAAATTCTTTACTACAACCTAGTTTAATTAAAAGTCCATCAGTAACAAATTCAAGATATTGTTTCATTAAATTTGAATTCATACCAATTAGAGATACTGGTAATGATTCTGTGATAAACTCCTTTTCAATTTCCAACGCAGATAATAGAATTTCTTTAATTCTTTTTTCAGTTGGTTTATCTTGAATGTGGTTGTTCAATAAATGAATTGCGAAATCGCAGTGTAGATTTTCATCTTTAAAAATAAGTGAGTTGGCGTTACATAATCCTTGCATGATACCTCTTGATTTCAACCAAAATATTGAACAGAATGAACCAGAAAAGAAAATTCCTTCAACTGCTGCAAAAGCAATTAATCTTTCCGAAAAAGTTGAATTCTTAATCCAATCTAATGCCCAAGTTGCTTTCTTTTTAACTGCAGGTAATCTATCAATTGCATGGAAACATTCATCTTTATCTTGAGGATTTGAGACATAAGTATCAATCAATAATGAATACATCAAACTATGGATATTCTCCATCATTAATTGAAACCCGTAGAAAAATTTTGCTTCAGGATATTGTACTTCTTTAAGGAAATTTTCAGCTAAGTTTTCATTTACAATACCATCCGAAGCAGCAAAAAATGCCAATATATTTTTAACGAAATACTGTTCGTTTTCAGAAAGATTTGCCCAATCTCTAATATCTCCTGTTAAATCAACTTCTTCCGCTGTCCAAAATGCCGCTTGATGCATCTTATAATATTCCCATATATCATTATGTTGAATTGGGAATATCACAAATCTATCAGGGTTCTCTACTAAAATCTTTTCCATAGTTTATTTTTTAATTTTATTATAATTTTTGTTTTAATTGTTCTTCTTTTTCTTTTCTTTTTTCCATAAGTTCTTTAACTCTATCTCTTTTTCTTTCTTCTTGTTGTTCTTCAAATCCTAAAAATGTTACTGAAGTTTCAGTATCTATTTCAAGAAGTTCATTATTAAATTTACAGTTTTCAAATACAACACCATCTTTACCTATTCTTGATTTAGTGATTGCAATTGTTGCTAAATTCATTTCTTTTTGTTGTAATGATTTTGCCACCGTTATAATAACGTGACCAACTTGAGCCTTTTTAATTGACCCACCCATTTGGTCTGTAGTAACAACATCTGATGAAATTGAACTTCTATTACCTTGTGTTGCTGTCCAACCAACAAGACTTAATTCATGACACATAGACTCAAATCCTCTCATTACAGAACCTTCAGCTTTCCATTCATCTTTACTTGAACTTTCAGGTAATACACAATCAATGTAGTCCAAAAGGATTAAATCAATTCTGGTACCATCAGCAATCATTTTCCTAACTTGATTCTTAATCTGATTCATAGTCATACTATCAGATGATAATTTCTTTAGAATCAATTCATTCTTCATAGTCTCATGAACTTCATTGATTTTAGACATAACCTCTTCTTTATGAAGAACAAGATTATCAGGTGCAATACCTGTCCAAAGGGTAAAATGTTTTCTTTGTACAATCTTTGGATTGTCTTCAAAAAATATCTGAAGAACATTATATCCAAGATTAAACGCAGTATTCGCAATCTTTGTTAAGATGGTTGTCTTACCAACCCCCGTTGGAGCTAATATAACCCCTATCTCACCCTTTGCTAATCCACCCTTAAGTAGTTTATCAATTCCTGATATACCTATCGGTATTGGGTGTCTAAAGTCCTCATCAAGGACTGTATCAAGGTTAGCAAAGATATCTGTAATTCCTGTGTCTCTTTCTCCCACTTGTAAAGCTTCTCTAACAAGACCCTCAACCTTATCATAAGATTCAAAATCACCTTCATTAATAATCTTTTGAGCCTTGTCCATCGCCTTTTGAAGTTCTTGTTGTTTACAAAACTTCAATGCCTTTTCCTGAACAAAAAGAGTTCCCTCTAACGGAGCATTCTTAATTTGTTTGATTGTATCAACAACAATTTTAGCAACAAGTTCTTGTGAAATTTCCGACTTAACAATTTGGTCTAAAGTTTCAAAGTTAGGAGTAGATTCATATTTCTTATAATACTCCTTAGTCATCTGTAAGATGATTTTAAAGTATTTGTTATCAAAATAAGAACTCTCAATAACATCCATAATTGATGAAGAAAACTCTCTATCAACCACTATCTGATTCAATAATTGTAACTGAAAAGTGTTCCCTAAATATTCAAAATTCTTATTCATAATTGTTTTAAATTCACCCCCTATTAATTAAATACTTACTTACTCAAGTCAAATTCCAAATATTTGTAAGTTAATTTGTTTTCTGAAAAAATGTCAGTCAACTCCCTCAATACATCTTTTAAAAATGGTCTTACGTCAACAGTATAACGAACTTTTGGTGGAAATAATTTTCCGTCAAAAAATCTATGACAAATTGTCTGCTCCCCAACTTTAACAAAAATGTTAAAAATTTCTGGCTCATCAGTGAAAGATGTTTCCATAATTTTTTGGTCATGACTAATTGCTTCTTGGTTATCCATCATGTAGATAACCGTCTTCATTTTTAGGTAATATTGTAACTCTTCCTTTAGTGATTTAATATACTCATAAAGGTCTACAGAGTTTTTTGCCTTTGGGTTAAAACCCCTAACATTAAAAAATCTTTGGACTACAATATTGTCGTTTAACGTCAATAAGAACTCCATCTTTGTGCTGTCTTGTTCTTTCATAATTTAATTTTTGTTTGTATTTCTTTTTTCTTTTCTAATTAACTTCATAAATGGTTTGAGAAAATTTACCCAAGCCTCATCATTCTTGGGAAGATACTTAAAGAGACCATCATCCATCATCATTCTCATTAAGTTTTTGTAACCCCTATCAGTAGGGTCAATCCTATCATTATAAACTTCTTCTACAAATTGTTTGGATTCTTCTGTTAGTAATGGGGTTGATAAATCAACTATCTTTTTGTTTGTGATATAAAACTCTTCTCCAAATATACCACTTTTTGTCTTACCAGTCAAAATATTTGTTAAACTTTTAATAGGTTTGTTTTGCGTGATGTTTCGTGCATTATCTAATATTTCATTAATAGTGCATGATTTAGACAGCATTTCAGGGAATAATTTCACTAAAGTTTTTTCACCCAATCCCTGAATCCCATCAATATTATCTGACTTATCTCCAACAAAAATTTTACATACCGCAACATTATAATGCGGTATCTCAACCTTGTTTAAAGTAATCATATCACCATTCTTATAATATTGTTTAGATACTGGTGAATAAATTGTTACTCGTTCTGATATTAGTTGGGTGAGATCTTTATCACCTGAGAAGATAATAATCTGTTCGTCTTTTGCAATCTGACAATAATAAGCAATTAAGTCATCAGCCTCATTGTTATCAATCTCAACTTGTCTAACAAATACTTCTTCCAAATATTCTTTAATCCTACCTCTTTGAGTAAGATATGATTCATAAATTTCATCAGTACCTGTTTGAGTTCTATTTGCCTTGTATTGGGGGTATAATAATTTTCTTGCGGATGAGTTAGATTCTCCATCCCACATAACAATCACTTTATCGTGATTATGTTCTTCTAAAAATTTACGAAGCATATTGATGAAGTGATATACTCCACCAATATGATTGCCATCGTAAAAAAGTTCCTTTGCTCCGTGAAACCCTATTTTAAAAAGATTGTTACCGTCTACTAAAAGTGTTTTGGTCACTTTATTTATTTAATCCGTGAGTAAAATTGTTTCTATTCTGTAATGTCATCACCTGATTCTTCTAATACAATTTCACCTGTACCAGAAAGAATTCCATTCCAATATTGGGAATACTCTTTCTTATAAGTTTCTAATGCTTCTTTAGTATCATCAATATACCCTTGAGGAACCGCAATTAATTTACCGTCATTATATCCCAAACCATTTACATGGTTCTTCAAAATTGAAATCTTAGTTCTGATTGCATATCTCACAGTTCTTCCTCCTTTGGTTGCGGTAATGTGATTAATCCCTGCACTTGCTTGGTTACCAAAAAGAAACACCAATGAAGACGCTAACCATAAAGCTTCACCACCTTTTGCTTTAATTGTTGGTTGTCCAAATGGATTGTCAGGAAGAGCAACCCATGGCTGATTAACAACCACTAAAGTATTATAATAGGCATAATCTTCTTTCTTTGATTTAGAAATTCTTGAGTGAACCCCCATACCAATTTTATCGGCAAGTGTTGCTGCGTTATGTTGCTTTCCACCCTTACCATCAAAAGTCATCTTACAAGGAATTGAACCAACTGAATCCCAAAGGAATAAAATAGATTGTGGTATGTCTCCTTTCTCTTGAGCATCTAAGACTTCATTAATAAAGTCAGTAACTTGTTCAATATAATCAAATCCATCATTAAAGATAAAATCACCATCCCATTCACCATCTGAGTTCTTTTTAGCATCCAATCCTAATTCAACAGCATGTTCCCAACTCCATTTCTTTTCAGTAATGATAAAAACAGGTAAATGACCTTTCTTTTGAGCATCAGCTGCAGCCAAAATCATAGCGGTTGTTTTAGAACTATTACTATGTCCCAAGAACATATTAATACCTCCCATAACAGGACCTGGTAATCCACTTGCACTTAAGAACGACTCACCACAATTATAGTAGCTTGTTTCTTTATATTTTGTTTTTGTTGAGAATTTATCTTTAAATCCACCAACACTATCTTTTTTCTTAATTGCCATTTTCTATTTTTTTAATCATTGGTAATTTGTTAATTTTTGGTACTTTATAGAAGATAGAGTCTTCCTCATATAAGGAACCCAATTCTTCTTCGTGAAAGGTTACTAATTTATGATTAATTTCTCCCCCTTCACCTTCTCTCAACATACCAAATAAAACTGTATCACCAATTTGTTTTGCTCTGCCAGAAAAATATCCTTTATCTTTTAATTGACTCAATATCTCATAAGATAATGTTTTATTATCTCTTGATTGTAATTCAATTTCTTCTTTAAATGTCATAATAGTATGATAAAAGGGTGGAGAATTAACTCCACCCAATATAATTTAGAATGGTAAATCCGTATCAATTTCTGCCTCTTCTTGTGGGTCAGCAACTTTTGCCGATGATTTCTTACTTCCACCAAAAGTTTCCGAAGAAACTGTTGAATCTCCATAAGCATATCCACCTTTTTCAGTATCCCATTTTGGAGTTTCTCCACGAGCAATTGCTTCAAGATATTCAACAGGTTTTTTAGAATATACATCTAACCAAGTTAATTCGTCATTAACCCAAGCCTTTAATTGTGCATCTTCTTCATGAAGTAAACTTGGATCATCATGCATAATAGTTGATACCGCAGTGTACTCTTTACCATTTGGAGCTTTTGATTTGTTTAACTCAATGATAAGGTCACGTCCTTTTTCAGGGTCAGTAATATCACCTTTGTTTCTCCAAATTGGAATGATTTTATCCAAGATACCATCATTCTTATAGTTATGTTTAAATCTCCAAAACTTTGGGCCATCTTCTTCGTGGTCTCTATCAATAACCTTAACAATATAAAACTTACGAGACTTATATTGTTTTGCCAATTCTTTATCAGAATCTTTACCCGTAGACATCAACTCTTCATAAACCTCATTTAAAGGTGAACGCTCGTTGTCATTTTTTGCTGGATCATAAAACTTTTGCCATTGTCCACCTACTTGGATTTCGTGGTACCATGCTTCTTTAAATGGTGAAGAACCATCTGTTGTTGGAAGAATTCTTACTCTTCTTTGTCCTGACTTCTCTTTATCACTAAGGATTAAAGCGAAATACTTTTTCATTCTTTCGTCTTGCGACATTTTGAACTGTGGGCCTGCCCCTTGTTGTTTTGTTTTTTCATACTGTGCCAATACGGCGTCTAATACATTACTCATATTTATATGTTTTATTGTTCTATAAATATAAGTGAATATATTCCTTATGTCAAATAAAAAAGGTCATCTTCCGATGACCTTCACTATTTTTATTTTTTTTACATTAAATCGTCTTCAGTTGGTTGGAAAGATTTTTTAATATCATTTTGATTAATATCTGAAACTTCATCCGAAGTTAAAACATAATCATGTTTTCCTGTTTTTTCCATCTCTTCTTGTTTGTCTGTAAAAAAATCTGATAACTTTTGATTAAAAGGATATGAATCATAAGTTCTTAATTCCAATTTTTCTTGTGGAGTTTTTTCTCTATATTTTTCAATCTTAGCCTCAAGTGTATTAAGTTTAGACATAATTTGGTCCATTTCACCTAATCTTGATTCCAATTTATTTAATTGACCAAATAAGTTTTCAAAATATTCATCTTGTTTTGTTTGAATGCTTTTTTGAGAATCAACTAGCTCAGTAATATCTAATTCTCCTGATTCATTACTATCATCTTTTTTTTCTTCAGAATCACCATCGTCATCAATCTTCTCAACATCAGGGTCATTCGCAACATCAATAGGTTGAGGTGTTGCAGGTACCTCTGGTGCCGCAGGAGGAGCTGCTGCTCCTGCATCAGGCGCTGGTGGTGGTGCAATTGCACCTAAACCAGCTGCTGGATCTGGTGGAGGTGGAGCATCTTGTTCCATAATATATTTGTTGATATTTCTATATCTCTGTATTTCGTTAATAATTTTTTTATCCATGCTCATATTTTTATCCATTTAAAAGTTGTTTTATTCCTTTTGATGTTTCAACTCTAACTCTTCTGTTAGCCGTTGTTTGATGTCCCGCTCTTTCAATTAGTCCATCTCTTTCTCTTACTGTATAACAATCACCAGTATCCAAGTCACAAACTTGTTTACTTCCGTCACCGTTATCTTCCTCAGAATATCTTACCGATTTTCCAAGATAATTATTTAATGCTAATTTTATGTCCATAAAAGTCTTTTATATAAATATATGAATACATTGTTAAATTAACTTTTTAACATTGTGAACTTATATGTTGTCCAAAGTGGTTGTTTATTTTTATCCGCAGGTATTGTTGTTAAATCTACTAATCCAAGTATTTTATTTGTTTTTTTCCATTCTTCATCTGTAATATCATTACTTTCAACTATAAGTTTAGTAATTTGAGTTGAAGTTATATAAACTGAATTATTTAAAACAAATCCGTTTTCTGATATAAAATTAATTTCTTTGATAACTTCTTCTTTAACTGTATTATTTCCTGAGGTTATAAAACTAATAAGTTGAACTTTAATATTCACATTTTGGTTTATTACCCAAATACCTAAAGTAGGGTCAGTATTAACTTTAACCGATAAACTTTCAAACCCTTTTATTGGATTTGTTGTAATAGTATCAATTAAAACTTTAGGCCCAGTTAACCCATCTTGTCTTGTTGCACTTTGTGCATCAGAAAGTTCCTTATCTGTTTGTTGACTTACATTTTTTGTATTTAATTGAGCAGCAGGAGCATTTGTATTTGTTATTGCAGGATTATAAGTAAATTTACCATTACTTGTTATTGACGCATCTATTCCATTACTATCCCGATATATTATCATTATAAAATTATCTTGTATTCCTTGTAATGGACTTTGTGGCACTGTAACTGTAAGTTGTGTTCCATCACTAGATTTAATAATACCTTTAACCACTTCCACATCATTAATTTTAATCGCAGTTGTTGATTCAAGATATTTTCCTTTGATAGTTAAAATAGTATTAGTTCCTCCAAATGTAGGTGTAAATGAACTAATTATTGGTGGTAAACAAATAACTTCTCCTTTTACCACATATGTATATGATACAATGTTTGAATCATTATGACCACCTGTAGTACAATTTTGAATTAATTTAAAATACCAAGTTTTTGTCGCATCTTTAGTATCAATTTGTCTACCTGTATTACATCCACCAGTATCATAATTCCAATTAATTTTATCTCTAGAATACGCCAAAACTAATGAAAGACAATTTGTTGGTGTTGCGTAATTGTAAGTAAATAAAGAACCTGAAACTAAAGTAACTCCGTTAAGTACTGGTACAGTACATGTTGAATCTATAGTTTTTGTAGGAACAGCCGAAACACCATTATAAGTCCCATCCAAATTAGGCAATCCTAAACCAGTTGCAGACGCATACGCCTCATCAAAAGTGACAAGTAATTTTTTAAATTGAAGATTTTTATTACTTTCATAATATTCAGGAGTCACATTATTTATTGGCCAATAACATACATAATATTTTGGTATTCCAATTTGTTGTATTCTTTGAACATTTGGAGATAATCTTGATACCATAAAATCAATAAACTTATCAATACTTTCAAAGTTCGCAATAGGTAATGTATTGGGATTGCTTTTAGCCGGTGATTCACCTGCCTGTACTTCCAAACATGAGTATTTTTTAGTAAAATAAATATTACTATTACCATAATCTATATCTAAAGTTACCGCAGCAAAGTTATTATTCCATCCAGCAATTAAAGGTTTACTACCTGTTCCTTGAAAACTTCTAACATAGCATATAGTATAAATAATTGTTTGAAGTACTGTATTAGATGTTTTACCTGTGATAGCATCTCTAAGTTCTTTGGTACTTTTTGATGTTAAAACTGTTGGTGTTGATTCCCATTTTTGTTCATCATAAATAGGAAGAAGTTTCGCCTTACAAGCATTTTGAGCATTGTAAGAATTTTCAGCTTTTTGTAATATTTTAGCAGCTTTTGATGTGTCTGTAGTTGCACCAGGTGCTGGAGTCTCATCTTTTTTATTAAGAACTGCCTGTTCAATTTTAGTTAATAAATTTTTATTAATACTTTGTAAGAAATTATCAATTGCAGGTAAATCAAAAATACCTTGTCTTACACCTGTAATTGTTGTCTCAAAATTACCAGGAGTAATATTATGTGAAATTTCCGTAATCATATAAGGACCATTAAACATTGGTACATGTTGTAAATTAAAATACATTGTTGGTTGTAACAAAGCATTTCCAAGACATTGTACTGTACAAGTATAACTTCTATTTTTGTATAAATTATAAAGACTCACATTTTGAGTCGCAACATTTCTACCACTTGCTTGGTTAATCATGTTTAACTGAGTTTCTATTGTTTCTGAAGTTGCCTTTCCAGCTTCTTGAGATACACTGAACGAATAAAACACATTTTGATTTCTAACACCAATATCAACATTAAACCCAACACATCTATTTGATAACGCATAATCTTTTTTATTTGCAATATTTTCAATTAACGGATTTTCAGATGCCTTTCTCATTTCAAAACTATCATCTCTAAATCTAGAATTTCCTTTAGGTAATTTTAAATACTCAGAAGGTTTTCCAGCATAAAAACAAATCATTTTTGGACCAGAATTTCTATAATCAACATTTAAAAATGTACCCCACATACTGTTGGCGAATTCAAGCGAACCTTCTGATTTTTGTGGTGTATTAATACCTGACACATCTTGAACATTATAAAAATTAACATAAGCAGGAAGTGGCATAACATTAAAGTTATTCTTGATTAGAATTCCACTTATTAAAGTGAATACACTCATTCTTTCATTATACGCATTTTTATTAAGAATATTTTGTAAATCAAAAATATCTATTATTATAGTATTTCCAATATTTCTAGACGCTCTATCTAAGAAGAGCATATCTTCAAATAATGTTTTGTTTTTATAATCTCCTCCAGCTATCCATTTGTCATTAAGTCCTTTAAACACTTCATAATTTTCTACTTTAGATTGTTGTCCATCTATTACAGATTGTATTGTTCTTTCAGGTAATTGTGATTGATTTGGAAGTGAAGCTCTTAACGCCTCCATAGTTTTATTTAGAATAATATTTTGTAAATTTGTACCATCTGAAATAAAACTATTTATTTGTGTTTTAAAATTTGCTGGAGTTATTGATGGATTCAATAATTTTCTTGTAGCATAAACTTTAATTAATTCTGCATACAACGTTATATTTTGTGTTGAAAACTCTACATTATTATCAACAAAGAAATCTGTTATATATGAACCCTGATTAGTATACTCTAAATTAACTATTGTTGAAAATCCAACTTCTGTTTGTAATGCAGCCCATTGTAATGGGTAATTTGCCTTACTTTGGGATAAAGTTGTTTGTCCATTTAATGTTGGCAAACTTCCAATAACATATGGATTATACTTAATAGGGTCAGTCGCTGTTCCAACAAATGAACCAAATATTCTTCTATTATAATTTCCAGGATTACCATTTCTTAAAATAACATCATACTCCATAAAGTTTTTTATATTGGAAGAAAAAACTTGTAATTGATTATTAATTGTATCTAAAAAATATTGGTTAGTATCTGTACCTGTCATTGTTGGAACTGTCATTGCAACTCTCATAAAAGATTGGAAGTTCTTAAAATTTGCATTAATATCAAAAGGACTTTCTCCTAATCCAACAATATCTTTTGCGGCAATTAATGTGTTAATTGGTTTACAAAAATTTAAAAATTCCGTTTCAAACTGATTCAATATAGATTTATTAAAAACTGAAAATATTTCTTCAATTTTAGAATACGTGTCTCCTGATAAAAAACTAAGTGGTGATTGATTTGAAGATAATGGATCAATATAATTTAAATAAGAATCTGGTTTTGGTTTTACCTTTGTATATGTATCAAAATATCCATAGTTAGGTGCCGACCATAATAATCTAACACTACCATTATACATTGATTGATTATATGTTAAATCAACTATTGTACCCCCTGTCGCATTAATACATTGTGAGTTTGTTTGATTAATAATATTACCAAATGATGGTATTACATAATATTCTCCCCCTTTAGTATTATTTGAAGGAACACATACCGATTGATTGTTATTTGAAGTGTCCATTAAATGTGGAATTACCACACTATATGGTTGAACTTTTAAATTTTTTGTTTTTTGTGTTGCAGTAATTTGTCCATCAGATAATGAAACTATCTTCATTCCATTAACCATACTAGCTTGAATTTCTTCATTACTATATGTTTGATAAAGGTCATAACCATTATAAAACACATTAAAATCATTAATTACTTTTGGATAAAATCCATTTTGTATTTTAATTGTGTCAGTAGTTTCATTTTGTAAAACAATTTGTTGATTTACCGTTACACCATTTATTTTAGTACTATAATTATACTCATGATTAACACTACTTGTTATTGGATCATAATTTGTGACATAGTCAAAATCTTTCCAACACGTATCTAATATATCAACATTAGTCTCAATATATTTTTTATATCTATACCAAATAGACCCCATTTTAAGAACCCAAGCATATGGCACTTTATGAACAGCACCAAACTTTTTAAATACCGAAGCAATATAATCCAAATCATTTGTGACACCATTTGAATATGTTTTATATCTTTCTCTTAAAGTATCTAACGGTAACGAGTTAATAAACAAATATGCCGCTTGAATATATGGATATGGATCTGAAGTTCTTGAATTATAAACACCATTTTGAATTGCATTAATGAAATACGGTGTATTCAACATTGATGTTGTTGTTTGTGCAGGAAATGGTGTAACTGGTGATGGAAAATAACAATACCCTTCTGTTGGTACAAACTTTTGTGGTTCCCTTGCAGTGTAAAATATATTTAAATCACCATTAACAACTGTAGTTGACGGATTAGTAACATTTAAATACGAAAAGTTTGTAACAGGTCTATTTGTAGTATAATCCGTAATTGTATCAAAATTGGCAATAACATTATTCTGAGAATAAATTTTATACGTATTATTTGTGTTATATACAAGTTCATTAGGATTTTGTAATGCCTTGTCCATATTTTTTAAACACCATTGAGGATTCGTAAATGGATAAGTATCCAATAACATTGGAGTATTATAATCTGTTTTTATTATAGATTGTAAGGCTTTTGCGTCTTGTGCCGATGCTGGAATTTTACCTGTTTCATTTAAATTTAAAATAGAGAAAGGAGAATCTGTTAAAGCCTTGATATACGGTGTAACATAAAAGTCTCTAATAAAATCTTGATATGATCTTCCAGTACCTTGATTTGAAATTGTCTCAAGTGTACTAACATAGTTATTAGCATTCAATGCCAAGTTTTTCAATTTAACAGTTAAAAATGGAGAACTACCTCCCAAACTTTTTACAAGATTGTCTGTCTCAACTTTCATTGAATAATCTGAAAATCCTCCAACACCATTACTATTACCAAGTAATCTAACATATCCAGAATAAAAAGATGTTAAATATTGTCTTTCCCAAATCTCATAAAAAAATTTTATCTCTTCTTTATTAACATATGCAATACCAACATTTGGATATTCAATTGCGTTAACATTTGTTATCAATGTTTTTGTTTCCGTATCTAACGATGGTTGACTTGTTGGATTTTGAAACTTTTGTGTTAATCCTTTCATATACTCTTCAACAAACTCAACTTCAGGCCATTTATCATATAAATAACCTTTTGTTAAATTAACAACTGATGGGTCAGCAATATATTTTAATTGAAATCTTCCTTTTTTATCTTCTGGAGTTTCAACAAAAAATTGCGGCCAAGGATAAACAGGGATTTGTGATGTTGACAATCCTTGATTAGATTGTTGAGCACTAATAGAAATTGAAACATTATCTATTGTGTCTGATCCAGGTGCTGATGATGGGTTATCTAATATTGCATTTTTTCTAACAGGGTCGTATTTAACATTCCAAGAATTTGTATGCACATCATCAAGAAGTCTTATAAACGCTTCTGCTGACGCCATTATTACTGCAACAATATTTCTTACTGTAGGTTTAAATCCTAAACCAGTCGCCTTATCTTCAATTTTTCTAGCCAAATCTGCCGATATGATACCTTCAACTTCAGCAAGTTTTGCCGTTGCTTGAGTTTCCATATTAGCAATATTTTTATCAAATTTTTTATCTCCTTCAAATATTATAAATCTTGGTGATGTTACTTTTTTGGGTAATCCAGTTTTATCAGTTTCAATAATTGGTACTAATTGTTTTTCAATACTTTTTTTTAATAACTCCTCTTGTTCTGGTGTTGGTAATACTGTACCTGTTTGATATCTAACTGTCTCTGGCCAATTTATATCAGAATAATTCACATCTATATAAAAACCATCAATCTTTATTGGGTTTTCAATTGGTGATGTTTTATTTTTACCTAAAGTTTGATTTTCCGCCAAAGCTAAATTATATCTTGCAACTAAATCAGATAATTTAGATTGAGCTTCTTGTTTTGCGGCGTCATCTAAATTCTCTTTAAATGAATATACCATTTGACCACCAATTAATATAATAGGCTTGTTATTACAATAGGTATTAAACCAAGAAGAATCAGACCCTCTAACATTTGCAAAATAGTCAGTGAGTTTTTGTTTGTAAGTTCTAATATTTGTTAATGGTTCAACATTAGATTTTTTATATGAATTAACAATTGCTTGTTCAAAGTTTTCAAGTTTGTTCATTAATTGTTGTACTGTTAATTCTGGAAAATCAGGATCAACTAAACCTTTAGCTTTATATTCACTATAAATTTCTACCACTTTCTGATATCCTCGTTCACTTACAATTTCAGTTGTAACATTATTTGTACTGTTTGTACCTATACCTGATTTATTTATTGATGTTGCATCTTTTGATTGATTAGCATTTTGTGCTTCTGTAGGTGATTGTGTTACCTGAAATCTTTGGGAATACATATGAGGAGCAGCTAGAAGATGCCCAAAAGAAATTTCATTTAATATATTAAATTTATACCCTTTAAATTCCAAATCAATTATGTAATTACCACTAAAACTATTAAATGATGCATTAAATTTTTCCAAATTTAATTGATATCTAATTGCCTGTCCGTAATAACCTTTTAGCGTTAAATAAAATGGACAATATGGTAAATTAAAAAACGCTGAATATGGTGAATCATTACCTAATTGAAATAACGCTCTCCCTTGAACATCTTCCAATCTAATAGAGACACTTGGAATAAACGATGTACTAGTTCTTATGGCAATACTTGTAATTCCAAGTAATCCAGTATCAATAATATTTGTTTGGTCAGCAACACTATTTATAATATATGGTTGTTCTCCATTTCCAGGATTAACTGAGACTTGTTTTGGTTGATTAATTGCTTCATATTTAGTAGAATTTTCTCCAGTCAATTCATCATAATAACCTGTACCTAAATAACTATTTTTTGTTGGTTTTAAAAAATTAATTTTAGCAACAGATATAGTTCTAATTCTATCCTCAGGACTTCCCCCAACAGATAATTTTGTTCTTGGTATAACTTCAGCTTCAAGATTCGCATACATCACCAAATTTTCATGGTCAATAATTCTTTCTCTTATCTTACCAAATGAATCTATTGTCTTATTTGGATCAACCACAATAAGATTGTTATAATCAAAATCAACCAATATATCTCCGCTGTTATCTGCTTGTAAGTTACCTGCCATAATAATAAAAATGATTTTCAAGTGCGGCTTTATAATCTTGTAATGAAGATATTAACGGGAAAGGTATTATCAAAATAGCACCATCATAAATATTATTTTCCAATCCACCAAATTGTGGATTTGCTTGTAATATTAACCAGTTAAAATAAGGTGAATTATAAAATTCTTGAGAAACTTTATCTAACCTACTCTTAGCCACTTTATATATGTAAGTTTGGTCAGTAGGTTTTTGGCTTATATAAACAAAAGGCACCACAGTTTGTTCACCATTAATAATGAATTCATCATAACGATTATAATATGGATACGCCATTAATTAAGTTTTAATTTTGAAACATATACTGACGGTTTACCGTCATTATTATTCCAACTATTTTTATCTGTATTTGCCAATACTCTACCTAATCCAGTTATCATTGTTGTTTGACTTGCTGTCGGTGATGTTGATTTTTCAAAAGTAAACAACCTATCTTTGACTCCAAATGGAGTATAATTAATATAGTCTTTTAATTGACCTTTTTCAAGGCTATCAAAAAATGCTGTCGTTATTGTATTTTCTTTACTAAAAAGAGGTTTTGCAATTCCTATCCAATAAGCATCAAATTGAGCACTAATATCAGAACTTCCACTACCAATAATATCCGTATTCTTAATTATATCACCAATTATAGCATTCTTAAAAGTTTGATATCTTTTATCATCTAATATTTCAGCAGATAAAATCATATACATTCTTTTAAATGAAAGTACTTGAAAAGTATCATCCTTACTAAATGGTTCAAATACTTTAGACTTTAAATCTTTATCATATGTTGTCCCTTCACTACTTACACCATATAAAGCATTCCCTGTGTATTGCGAAGATTCATATGTAAATTTGCTTTTCTTTACTATTAAATCATAAAACGAACTAACACTATAACCAATTTTTCTAATATCATTTTGTATTTCAATAAAAGTGTCCGCAGCTTCAGAAGTTGAATAGACATTTGTAGTTCCACTAATATCGTATATTGTAATATTACCATTTTTTTCTTGTAACCCGTCAGTACCTGTATCTGGTCCAGATTTGTATAAAGGTATTACATTAGCCCTTGTCAAATATTGAATATATTTTTGTTGTTGTGTAACAAGATCTTGATTTAATTGAGTTATTGCACTTTGATAAGAACTTTTTGTATTTGTTACAAAATTCTTCATATTCATTTTTAGTTGTCTAATAACTTTAGGACTAAACCTTTTTTCAGTTCCTGACATAAAATTAATAAATCTATCCTGAGTTGCACTATCATCACTTTCTATATCTGCAATATAATCATTAGTAATATTATCAACTATTTTTTGAATGTTATCAGGTTTTCCTACAATTAAAATTTCTTTTCCTGGTGTTGTATCCACCAAGAAAGTTCCCGACACATAATTTCTACTTGAAGTCCAATTTTGCAACATAGCATTATTATATTGTTTAACACATTCTTTACTTTTATTAACAAAAGTTTGGAAATACGTTTGTGTTTCTGCAACAAAATTATTCATAAACTTTTTATAACTAATTGTTCCCGTTGTACCTGAAGTTGATAAAATATCTCCAATAGTTGCCTCGTTTGTTTGTGGATTATTATCTTGTGTTTGATTAAGTGTTGGGCCTGGCGGTTGGGGTCCTGCATTAATCCAAGCCTTATCAATTACTTTATAACTTAAATCTGTAACATCCGCTCTATCATCATACATTTCAGTATTAGCATAATAATTAAATGTTAATGCATTTTGTAATTTATCTACAGATTCTTTTAACCCACTACCTCCAACAAAATTAAATGATAATGTCACATTTGCAATCATTGGTTGAATACCAATACCTTCAGGATTAATATCCAAATCTTCATATGTTAGTTGTAATCCTATTGGAATAATTTTTGTATTATAAAAATCACCAACTCTTAAAACTAATACTGGAGGTGCTCCAAACGCAGTGTTAGTTGCATTATTATACTGAAGTTCATTTTTTTGTCCAACAGTTTTAATTGTTGGAATTGTATCACCAGGTCTCATACATTGTTGAAGAAATGTTAATCTAGTATTTAACCCTTCTGGCGTCATTGAATGAAATCCTGGTTGAAAAAACTTCAATTTTTCTTTAAGATTATCATATACCATTGGAGAATCTTCTTTGATAGCTTCAAAGTAATTACATTCAGAAAGTAATGATCTTAATACTCTTTTAGTAATATTATCTCTTTCAACCCATTTCTCTTCAATTTGTTGAACTGTTGTTGTTACTGGTGTAACTGTTCCTACGATTACATTTGAAAGTTGTGGTTGTGGTTGTTGTTGTACAGGTTGAGCATTTTGTTGTACAGGTGTTTGAGTTAATGTTGATTTTATATTAGAAATATATGCTCTTCTACAGGCCATTGCTGTTGTAGAATAAATTTTATTTGTTTGTGATAAAGTATCTCCTCCTTTAGCATTTGCATCATTATCAGTACAACTTATTGTTGTACCTTTTATAAATTTTTTAGTTTGGTCATCATATTGTAAAACACTCGCTTCTTCACCAAAAGCAGTACCTGATGTAACTATTAATTTATTATTATAATATTGTGCAGTATCCGGATTAGTTTTAAAATATTGAATAGCAGAGTAAATTCTTCTTGTCGCTAATTGTTTATTATATGAACTACTCGCAGGTGCAGAACAACTCGCTTCAATTATTATTGTTATATTTCCTTCACCACTTTTATTTTGTTCAATTTGATTTTTAATTAATGTACATAAATTTTTAATTTCAGTATAATTAGGTGTAACTACACTATTAAAAAATGATTGGGTTACTGACGCAGTGGTTTGTTTAGTATAAGACCCACTTAAAACATTACTACTATACGTATCATATTCAGAATTATAATTTGCAACTAATTCTTGTGTTTTTGGTATATCATTATCAAAATAAAATCCAAAATTATCAAAATTTTCAAACGGATTTGTTGAATTATTTGGTGCAACTGGTTGAGTTTGTGGATCTGACTTTACTCCTGTTTGTATTGTTTTAACTGCATAAGTCAATTGTTCCTTAGTCATCTCTTTTGATGAAATCATTTGTTGAAGTTCATACAAATCATTAGGATTAATTGTCACATATTTTTTAGCTAATTCATATAAATCATATGTTCTACATCCAGCAAAAAATGAATCAATAATACTATCAATTCTTGGTCTGTTTGTTTCGTTTTTTAAAACTTTATCAACAAGAACATTTAATACTGAAGGATGATCAACAACTATTTTCCAAGTAAGACTACCACTTCTACTTGTATTATTGTAAGTGTAAATTGGCTCAGGTCTTCCAATAAAATCAGTATTTTTCCAGTTAGCGGTAACTGATTCTGTAAATGTTAATCCATATGGAGGAAACCACATTACTCTACCACCATTAGGTCCTCTTTCACAAATAGCCAAATCTGAAACAGAATATCCTGGTGTATTAGATGTTCTCCAAGCAAGATTTTCTAACGAAAACATATATTTTTTAGCATATGATAGACTATTTGTTCCGATAAGATTTGTTGAATCTTGTCCACCTTCTTGTTTGTTTGGATAGATATTTAAGTTCCATGTTTTATCCATGACAGAATATGAAAACTTTCTACCTTCAGTTGTCATACCATTTCTTTTCTGAAGATCATTGTATTGTAAATAAGGAACGTCTTTAGTAAACACACGACAGTATTCAGTACCAACTTCTTGTCCAATTGACCCAACATACTTCAATACTCTAGAACCCTTTGTAATCTCTCTATAACCATCATTAAAGACCTTACTAACTTGGTCTATAGCATTACCAACATGTTGTAATCTTCTTGCTCCTGCAGGTTGGCTATTGATTAATCTTTGAGTATCATCAAGTATTGAACCTTCAGTATATGTTTGATTTGTTGATTCAGTCTTATCATATGATGATGGTCTAAAGTCCGAATCTTGTCTAATAATTTCTCCTCTAATTCCAACATATTTTCCCGCATTACCTTTATACTTTGGTGATACCCATGTAAAACCGCCTTCAATACCACCACCATTACCATATGTTGGTCCATTAGCTCCAAGTTTACTTTCTTTATCTGGACCCTCATATAGTGCCGCAAGTTCACTAGGACCGTAAACAGGTGATTGAACTTCTTGTCCAAATTGGTTTACTGGTATATCACCTCCAGGTGAAAATACTCTTGATGGATCTGATGTTCTTGACCCTACATAAAAATTACTATTATTGGTTGTAGATCCAACTAAAGCCCCACCAACTCTATCAAATAAAGTTCTTTGATAATCTGGCTTATATTTGTTGTAGTCAATATTTCCAAATAATCTGGATTTTTGACCACCACCTGTATTGTTTAGGAATAATTGTGAACCTGTTTTATCTCCACCTAACAATCTGCTAAATCCTTTACCAACAGATGTTTTAAGAAACGCAGCACTTAATTGTTGTATTGTTGTTGGTTGTCCTGAATTGATACTTGCATCAAAATAAGAACCTGGTATTGTTGATGTTGGTATTGTACTACCAGCAAGTCTTAAAGCAAAATCTGTTGCTGCAATTATTGGATTTGATGGAGCGGTGATAGTATAGTTAGGTTCAATTAATGGAACTCTTCCTGTCACTAAATTCAAAACATCGGTTCCACTTCTTACATTAAAGACATTAGCTCTTCCAACTGTTTGTTGATAAATTCCTGTTGCAATTCTTTCTTCAAACCCCTTTCTTAATCTTGAAGCACCTAAACGAGCAAGATATGAGTCAGAACTTAATGTTCCATTACTACCTTGTGGATCAGGACTTAATAAAATTGAAACCGGTCCATAAGATGATGGATTAAAATTTGGATATGGTTGGTTATTATAATACCTTAAACTACCATTAGCATCAATAGTTTCTAATGATTGTACAAATTCTGCACCATCATACAGTTGTTCACTACCGTTACCAAAAGCATTAACTTTTCTCCAATTTTTTGATTCTGGTTCTGCTTCACTTAAAATATTTGCATCTTGAAACCCATATTCCCCATTATTTGATACTGAGTTAGTATTACCTATTGGATCTGGAACTTGTTTGTACCCACCTTCATTACCCCATCTATTAAGTGGATATAATTTATTTGCAAATGATGGTTCATCTATTAATTGGTCAGGACTATCAATTACTGAAGTATCTGACTGTATATATTCGTAGTTATTTGGTGGCGTAGGTCTATTAGGAGCCTTAGCATAAGGTGTTAAGTTTCTCGTAATGAGTTTCTTTCTAAAAACTTCTGAATTAACTAAATCTAATGGACTCCCCATTTAATGTTTTTATTATAAATAGGTTAATTGGTATTTTTCTGATGATGAATTATTTTGTCTTTTCTAATTCTTTGTTTTTTTGTTGGACATATGAGTATATCATTTTTTTAAAATTTTCACTCTTAAGCAATTGTTCAAGATATTGAGTGCTAACTCCAGATGGTGCGTCTATTTTAACTGTAAATGTAACATCATCTTTAGATGTTCTATTTGTTTCATTTACAGCAGATGTTAATGTTTGATTTGGATTTGATGCTTTATCTAATGATTCTGTTCCGTATAAACTAAGATTAGTTGATTTCGCATTTGCTGCGTTTGCAGTTGCGGCAGTAACACCTGATTTAGGTTTTTCTGATTTACCCTCTACAATATTTTTTAATTCATCCATTGCCGCCATAGACATTTTACCAATTTCACCACTTTTATATCCTAAATTTTTGTCTTTTAAACTATTATAAATTTGTTTAGTTACCTGTTCTAAAGTTGCCGTAACATCTTTTCCTTGATCTTTAAACTTAGTACCCAATTCTGCAAAAACTTCTCCATATGATTTTTTACCTTCATATAGTTCTGATGCGGCATCTCTAATCGCGTCCGAAGCTTTTTCAAAAAATTGTTTATTGAAAATTTCAGATTTACCTAACTTATCAGATGCAATTCCAGTTGGAATTGTAATTGTTTTCCTTAAAGACTCCATATTATCTTTAACAAAAGAAGTTGAAACTGCACCTCTAACAACCGCTTCTTTAATTGCTGCAACATCATTCGCCACAAGATCACTAGTTTTTAGTGATGCCCTTGCAATGTCTTCCATTGATTTTGGAGATTCTTTTTGTTCTTTAATTAACTTATCAAACTCCTCTTGTGTTACTTCACTTAATTTTTTTGTTGCATCCATTCCTGATGCATCTCTTATTTTAACAACATATTCTCCAGAAGCATCCATTTCAGACAAATTAGATAAAAATTGTTTGTCTGATTCATCTTTAAATTTAAGACTTGGACTAATTTGTGATAATCTTTTATCTGTTTCGGCAGCAGCTAATCCCATTTTGGTCAATGTACCTGCAGCTAAACCAGATTCTTTTTCCATCTCTTTCAAAGTAAGAATACCTTGAGGATTAATTTTAAATGTTTTTGATTTATCATCAAAATATGTAAATTGTTTTGCCACATTAGCCAAACTATCTTGTAAAGCTCCTGGATCATTAATTGACGCATTCATTAAAGCAAATGGGTCTGCAAGAGCCCCTGCAGATACTCCAAGTCTTTGAAAAGCCGACGCCATGTTAATTGCCGCCTCAGGATTCATCATTTTTTCTGCAAAACCAAGAGCAAAACTCATATCCACTCTAAGCATAGAAGCTCTTGCAGCCATTTTAGTCATTCCTTGAACTCCACCTTCAAAATTAAATTGATTAAGTTGTGATGCATTCTCAGTTACTTGTTTCATCACTGCTTTGGTATTCAATCCCAAGTCGCTTACAGTTGAAACTGATTTCTCTAATTCACCACCAATAACTCCAAATTGAATACCAACATCCGTAAATTTAGTAACAATATCTGAAACATCACCCCCTAAAACTTGAGTTGTAGCATATAATTTGGCAACACTATCTGCAGAAGCTAATGTTTGTTTTTTTGTTGCATCAGCAATCGCAACCATTGCATCAGTAGTATCTTTAAAATCAGCCCCAAGTCTTCTCATTCTTGGTGCCGCTTCACTAACCGCAGTCATCATTTCACCAACCCTTGCTCGTGAAGAAGCAAATGCTCCTGTCATTTCATTGGCAGCTTTAGTCATTTCTTGAGCTGATTTAATAAACTCCTTAGCACTAAAATTAGCAGCTTCCGCCATTTTTTCACTAAATCCTTCTGTTGTTGATTTGTCGTCAGCCATTGAAATGTTTTATTATAAATAGAAGAAGGACTAATTTTTTTTTAGTCCTTCTTGTTATTTTCAACCCATTTGTCTAATAGATATTTTCTTACAAATATGGGCATTCGTTCAAAATCTTGCCATGTAATCTTGAGTAGTGTATTCAAATAAAAAAACTCATCAAGTTGTCCTTTTCTATAATCAGAAGAAAGGACGAAAAAACTCCACCCCAAAACCGACGTTAACTGTCAGTCTATCTCCTGATGGGGTTGTTACTATTCGGTTCATGTCTAATCTTGGTTCATTTTCATCCATAAAATTTCTGATGAATTTTGAATCCATAATTGGCATTTGTTCAATAAATTTAGATATTTCTCCTCTTCCAGTATTTCCATCAACTTCAACAATTTGTTTTTCAAGTCTCCAAGTTACTTTAGGTACTGTTCTTCCTTGTGGATATAATTCACTCATTTTAGATATATTCATAACCTCACCATAAGTCATAGGTCTTAACTTAACAACACTATTTGATTTTGGAAGAGTTACCAAGAATGTACCATCTTCTAACGGTTCTTGACCTTTAACAACATTAAGTTCATCTAAAACAACTGTTGTTTGAAATGGTTTTTTTGTTGCTGGATCAGTAACGTTAATTGTTAATTCGGGTCCAAAAGAAGTATTTCTTAAGAAGATTAGAATTGCTTCAACATCTCCTTCCAATAAATCTTCAACTTTAATATCGGGTTCATATAACTTACCTTTAATTAAATTAGTAGTTACATCGTCTCCTCCTGCCATTAAAATATTTTCATCAGATGCGGTCAAATAACCAATCTTAACTGATTTCTTTTTGTTTTTGTAAAAAATTCCTTGTGATGGCAATGGAACCACATCATGAGGAAGTGTGAAATTCTGTTGTGCGTAATTTTGTGTTTGATTGTCCATATAAAAAAAATAACCGTAAAGTTTATGCCTTTACGGTTAAATATAATTTAAATTTGTTTTTTATAAATATTAAAATATTAAAATATTAATAAACAAGTACACATCTATCCATTCTTAATGAAGCTGAAATATCAGCAAGAGCATCAGTTGAATATCCAAGAGTACCAAAATCCACACTTGTTAAGAAGGTTCCATAAAGAATCCACTTTTCAACAACTACTCCTGTTGGGTCCAACATCTCCAAATCAATGTCTTTCTTATAACCTGCAGCATATCCCATACGACCTGTTACAGACTCAGCATGTAAACGAACCCACTCCATAAGAGCTTGAGATGCTGAAGGTCCAATCGGGTCTCTAAATTTAACCGAAATTTCATCCCAATTAAATCTACCAGCAACAAATGTTGATGTATTTAAAAATTGTATTTCTGTTGAAGCAATTTTGATAGACGGTCTTTTTGCGCTTTCCACAAACCATTCATTTATTCCTAAACTTGAAGGAAACCTCAAGATGAATCGGTTTTGACGTTTCGGTTCGTAAGGAATCGGCATTTTCATTAGTAAATCAGCCATGTTATTTAAATTTTGTTTTTTTTTATTTTATATATTATAAATATAGTCTTCTTAAAAATATTTCTATTTACTTTATTTTAAAAAAGAATATTCATTATTTATATTCTCATTTATATTCTTTCTTAGATCCTCCAGCAGTAGAATAAGTTTTAACTATATTATCTGGTTTATCTTTAAAATGCTTACTTATCTTTTCTACATTCTTTATATCATCATCTGAAAATCCTATTTTAGGTTTATCTGGTATAAAATTATTACTTATATCTTTTTTCAGAAATGCTTTTTTATTAAGAAATGCTGCAAGACCTTTAACATAATCCACAAATTCGTCCATTGCCATAACTTTTAATTCTTCAGGACTAGCAGCACCATTTGTAGTTCCAAAAGAAACTGGATGGTATTTGTTAAGTTCTAAATATGACCTAATTAAATCATCATCAGACATATCTTGTTCATCCGCAAATGTTCTATACTTCCTAAGATTTTTAACTAATTGGGCTTTATCTATACCACCAAAACCATTTATTATATAATTATAAATTGCTTGTTTTAATGTATTTGGATTGTGACCTCTTGCAGTGATTATTGAAAAAATTGAACCGTTATTTATTGCCTCTTTAAAATCATCAAATGCTGGTCCTTTTTTAGCCGTCATGGCATCTATTAAAAAATCTTTATCACCTTCAGTTCTAAAGTTTCTAAATGGATTATCTGCATACCCAACAATTTTTTCACCTTTATAATCTATAGGTTTTTTACCTAAATCATGTCTATATTTGGCAAAATCATCAGTACTCATTCCAATTTCATCACCATCTTCAGTTTTTACCATAATTTTGGTAGGCATATTAACAATATTATCATCCCAATCAAAGGCGTAATATTTCATATCTGGTGTATGTTCTGACTTAAATCCTTCTACTATTCTTTTCATATTGGCTAATAAAGGGGGAAGTTAATCTTCCCCCTTACATGTTTTAAATATTTTCAAACGAAGCTCCTGTTGGAGTGATAAAGAATTCAATATCTATGAATTCTAAAGCCTTCGTTGGTTTAAGGTATATTTTACCCACTAATCTATTCGCATCTAAATCTTCAGGGGTTGAAGAAACTGTTACACGGAAATCGTATAAACCTCTATCTCTTCTAATTGAATCTAAGATTGGGTTAACACTATCTAAGAATTGTTGTCTAACGATTTGATCGTTTTGTTCAAACAATAATCTTACAGCCACTGCAGATATTAATTTACGAGCTTGTAATAATAATCTTCTTACATTTAATCTATTTAATGCGGTATCAGCAACTTGTAATGTTTTATTACCCCAAATTACTGTTCCAACATCAGAGAAAGTAGCAATAGGATTAATTCTACCTTGATACAATGTATCTCTATTTTCTTGTGTTAGTTTTTGTCTAGCTTTAATTGAATTAACAAGACCTCTTGTGTAACCCGCTGATGCGAACCAAGGAAATGCTATGTTATCTGTCAAAGCCAAGTTTCTACAAACTTCACCTGTTGCAGGTAAATAAATTTGTGTATTATTAACTGTATCTCTTGTTAAGATCCAAGGATAGTAAGTTGCTGTGTAGTTTGAATCAATTCCTGTGTTGTTTAAGTTATCAACTGCTTCTTGAGAATAGATAATATCATATTGACTTGAAGCATCTGGTGTAAACATATTATAGTCAGGAGTTGTTACAATATAAACTGAGTCAGCTCTTGAATATTGAATCATATCAATAGCTTCTTCACATAAGTTAGAGTTATTAACATAATCTATACTTGCAGTTGCAAATATATTAATATTTGTTGATTCAGGATTTGCAAAACTAAGAATACCAAGTAAGTAAGCGTAGTAGTCAGTATTTCCAAAGTCCTGAGTGTTATTTTGTACTACGATTCTTTTGAATAAACCTTCACCCGTTGCGTTTGGATATCTTGAAGAAGGATATGCTCCCGCTAAATAACCACTTGAACCTAATTGGAAATTATCTGTATTTGTTCTGTGTTCTCTGTATATATCCCATCCGTCAAATCCACCAGCAAAACATACTGTGTATTTTCTTGAGTAAATAAAGTAATAAGGATTTTCTTGAGATTCAGGGTCAAATCTAAAATCAGCAGTACCACACTCAAAAGCAGTTTGACCACTTGTTTGGTAAGTATTTGCAATTGTTACAACTGTTGCTCCAGAATCCATGTGAAAACCTTTACTTTGAACATTCCAAGGTACTGCTTCTTGTGTTGGATTTGAAATCCAACTAGCTGGTGTTTGTTTTCCTTTATAAGTTAAGAATGATTCATCAACACCGTATTGAGTTGAAAATCCTAAATAAGCTCTTCTAACAATATCTCCAGCAGATTCAGTTGTATTTGCAGAACCACCAAATGGAGGATCGGTAATTGTTTCACCAGGGTAAAAATATTTTGTTTTATATTGAATATATGGTGAAGGATAATCAGAAAGATTGTAATATTCTCTTTGAATATAACCACGGAATCCACAAGGAATTGCATCTATAGGTGCTCCATCAGCCATTTCAACCATAATATATTTTGAAATCAAAGCGTATTCACCATTTGAAGTACCAATTTTAACACCAATGAAGTTGTTAGAACCTGGATCCATATTACAATTAGTGAATTTTTCAATTACAACAGGAGCAGCATCTGTATCATAAAAATTTCTAATCAATACATCAAATGACATATTATTAAATGAAAGATTTGCAATTGAAACTTTAACTTCCATATTTGCAGAATCTCCATCAGAAATTGATATAAATTTAAATAAATTATAAACTTTATTACCTCTTAATTCTGAAACAAAAAATGGTGTTTCAGGTGATTGGTATCTTTCCAAATTATATGCTATTGATGTATTATCTTCACTTCTAGCATCTGGAAGGTCAATCAAAGAACAATTTAATCCTTTAATATATCCTTTTTGATATGCAATATTTAAAGATGATTGATAAGATTCTTCAACAAATACAGGTACTGTATATCTTGATTTACCAAAGTTATCAACACCAAATACTTTTGTAATGTATTTTGAAGAAGAAGCCAATAATGAAGTCTCAAATTGGAATGTTGTATTATCTTTAGTTGCACCTGATAATAAGAATGTTCCATAAGGATTTGTACTTACTCCAGAATACGAACCATCACAAACCATAGTTAATCCTGTTGTTTCATATTTAGGTCCGTGATTTTCAGAATCGGCATTGTTAGTGTATTCTGAAATACCTCTTGAACGTAATGTAGCAACAACCATGTTGTTATATTCACTATAAGCAGTTCCTGAGAAAGTATATATAGTTCCTGATATTACACCTGTGTATGAATCACCAGAACCTGATACTACTGAACTAACAACATAATCAAAAGAATAACCTGAATAATTATCCGCAGAGTAGTTATCAAAGTTTGCATAATACCAAGGATCATTTGAACCTGAACTTAAATCATTATATTCTATATCTCCATCTCCTGGTACTCCATAAACATTTTCAATATTTGAATATACACTTACCAACGAATACCAATCATCTGCAGGTATTGAACCATAAATTACACATGTATTACCAGAAGCGTTTAAAGTATCTGTGATATTACTAATGTAATAATTAAAATCACGTTCTAAAGTTGAGACACTTCCATCACTTAATCTATATTGACTAGTATAACTATCCTGCATTGTTAAAGGTAAAGTTGATGTATCTAATGTTACAGTATTTGCAGAATTACTACCTGTAAAAGCAGCAGTAAATACAGTTCCAGCAGAAGCTGCCGTAAACCCAATAGTTAAAGGGTCAACGTTAGCAGTTACGGTGATTGTCCAAGAAGGACCTGCATCGTATCCCGATAAACCCAATACTCTTGTTACAAAAAGTTGGTTTGATTGTTGCAAATATGATTTAGCGATATAAGCAGCCTCATATTTTGGAATTTGTGTGTTCACAAATTTAACGGGTTCCGTTCCACCAAAATAGGCTTGGAACTCATCGTAGTTAGTTATGAAAATTGGTTCAAAAGCTGGGCCCTTAATTGTTTCCCCAACTATGCCTAACGTCGTTACACCTACACTTTGAGCGACGAATGATAAGTCCGTTTCTGATGTGTATACTCCAGGTGATACGTATACTTTTTTGTTTGCTTGTGCTGTTGCCATTATTAATTAGTTCTATTACAGATTTATTTTAATGATAAATATTACGTATAAGGTGAAAAAACTTTACTTTTAGATATGTATTTGTAAACGGTATGAATTTATTCTACCTTTTTTCTCACCATGAAAACAAAGAAAGAAATAAAGAACATAAAGATATCACCTGAATCACACAATATATTGAAAATATACTGTGATAAGAGGGGAATTAAAATCTATAAATTTCTTGAAAATTTAATTATAGAAAAGTGTAAAGAGAAGAAAGATATCTATGGTGAGGATTAAACTAGTTTGTTTTCAAACTGAATAACTGACTGTAAAGTGTCATCTATTTTTGTAACTTCTATCCTTAAAACATCATTAGTTGTAATTTGTATGATGTTAACATCGCTTCCATAATAATTGTTATTTATATACACATCATAAGTCTGAACATTATCACTTCCTACTAAACTCATGTTTGCGGTAAAATCAATTACATCAACTAATATGGTAACGCCTGAAACAAAAAGAAAATTAAAATCAAATTCATCAGGATTTTTTGGAAATTTATTTCTTTTTCTGTTTGGGGTTCTTGTATCAACTTCAAATAGTTGGGTTATTCTTTGAATTGCTGGTTTAACTTGAAATTCTTCTTCGTCAATCAGATATCCTAACATTGTAAAATCATAAGATTGGAGATAAAATTTTCTGGATTCAGTTGTCATTTGAGATTCATCTGAAATATTATTCATAACAATTGGAACATATTGTCCTTTAATGAATGTATAAGCTTGTCTTGATGAAAACTTTTGCATTACAATCTTATTAAGTTCATTCAATTCTCTCATTCTATTACAAACAATCTTAACACTATAATTGATATCAACTGGAACTGGTTGTGGTATTGTGTAGATATCCATACCTTGTTCATTACCGTTCCAAGTTGGAACTGAGGCATAATAAAATTGTTTTCTATTTGGAATTGTATATTGAAGTGATGGGTTTGTACCATACTTAACTTCAGGGCTTCTAACAACAGTAATAAATGGCGGTTCAGGATTATTATCCATATCAACAAATTGTGCCGTTTCAACATATTGTGACCAGTTTTGTGTTGTGATTAAAATATCCAACATCGGAACAATTTTTCCTGCGGTAACAACTTGTAAATCTCCTTTAACAAAATCAAGCATTCCTCTATCCAAATCAGCATGCAAAACTGACTTAGGAAGATAAGTCCCATCTTTGTTGATGTATTCCAATAATTGCTCTCTACGAGCATATAATGTTTTTTTTGGAACTAACGGTAATGTTTTTTTTATTTGTTTTGGAAATCCCATATTACTTTTTTGTTACAACTATTTTATTTTTTGAATTAATCATATCCACTTCTTTTGCGTTATAAACTGGTTCTTCGCCATCTTTATACACAAAAGTATCAAACTTGTATGGGTCATATGTCACAATTTTTCCAAACTTTGTGACAGGTAAATCATCACAAGGATATTCACAATAATCCAATAATTTTCCAATTACAAAGGCATGAACATTTTTTCTTTTTTCATCACGAACTTTTGATTTACCACCTTGTCTAACTCTAAATTCAACATCTTCAAGTTTAACATAATCGGCATGCATTATAACTTTACTATCATATGTGACTGAAAAGGTATGTTTGTGTAAATTATAATACACCATAACTTTCTTACCAAGAAATAATGAATCAAATTGTGATTCTGTTATAATAACTTTCATTATAAGATTTTATTACTTTTTTTTAAATTATCTTCAGCCCAAAGAGGTTGTAAGTTTGTGTAATGACAAAGTTCATAAATTTGTTCTTCTGTTTTTGCGGATGATAGTGGTATTATGTGGTCAATATGCCATTTGCCATAATTTTCCCAAGACATATTATGATTAAATTGTTTTTCTAAATATTCTTTAAGTTGTGAATAAGAACATCCAATAATATCTAATGAATGGTTTTTTTTATTTTTTAAAAATTTATTAATTCTAATTCTTATATTTCTACTCAACTTAAATAAACTATCGGTTTTTAATCTTTGAGTACTATAATTGTTTTTATATTCTTTTCTCTTATCTTTATTTTTTTCCTCCCACTTTTTATTTCTTTTTCTATATGAATTACGAAAGTTGTCTTCATGTTTTATTGACCATTTTTTAGTCCTTTCTTTTTGAATTTCAGGTGATAAAGAATATTGAATTCTACATTTTTCATTAATAACTTCTCTATTCTTTTCACGATAAAGTTTTGATACGAATTTTTGACATTCTCTACATTCACTTCTTTTACCATCAGAATAACGTTTACTGAGATTGAACTCACATAATTCTTTATTAATATTACATTTACTACACTTTTTCATATTATAATCCTCTAAATTCGTTTTCCGAAACCCATGTTGCCATGATAGTCCTATAGTATGGTTTTACGCCTCCATACGAGTGGCGGTTATCCGAAACAACAATACCATCATCAATTACGGTATAGTATCTAACTCTATCTTCAGTTTCATAATACCCAATATAATCACCCATAAAAATATTCACATTAATATCATCCAAAGTTTTTTGATAAATGGAAAATTTCATATTACCTGGTTCATCTTGTTTAACTTTTGAATTACCCAATAATTTGTTTGTTGGAGCCATTATTTGAACAAGACCTTTTAACTCAACGGGAGCCAAAAATTGAATACCATCTTCAAGAACTTCACCATAGACATCATCTGTTTTTGTTTTATACCTATCAATACGATAAAGTATAACTGTGAAATTCATATCGCCGAGAAGCCATTCTTCTCCCATACCAATATCAAGTGCGAGATCTTCCCCACCAAAGAATTTTCCTAAACGAGTTATAGGTACTAAATTTTCCATATTGATAAATACTCAAAAGATAACTATATTTAATACAAAGATTTTTTAATAGATGGAAATAAGTTTAGAATCAAGAGCAATGTCCTTATTGGAAACATATGAGGGTGCGAATAACTATTTGCTTGAGATAAAAAGAAAATCCCAAATTAATAAAAAATTCTACCCAACAAGAAGTCAATCTGAATATATTATTGCCAATCACGACAAGACACCAAAGGTCGCCAAAAAATGGGTTATACTTGACGCTTACTTCGCACAAAAACTTGCCGATGATAAATTATTAACTGTAATTCCTGAAAAGATATGGGTTGAAAAGTTATTGGCGGATAAAGAAAAGGCTTATCACATTTGGGGCAAAATAACTGAATCACAAGAACTCCATGATTTTTGGTTGCCAAAAGCCGCAATTATAAAAGATAATACCGTTAAAAATGTTGTAATTAATTATGAAAAATATTCTCACCGTCCACCATTATCTCACCAAAAAGAAGCTATCCAAAAATTGGTTGAAAATAAAAAGTTCATTTTGGCTGATGATATGGGACTTGGCAAAACTACTTCCACTATTATTGCCGCTATAGAATCCAATTCAAAAAAAATATTAATCATTTGTCCAGCAACACTTAAAATTAACTGGAAAAGAGAAATTGAAAATTACTCTGATAAATCTGTCTACATTGCCGAAGGTAAAAATTTTAGTTCAGATGCCGACTATGTTATAATAAACTACGATATAATAAAAAATTTCCATGACCCTAAGAAAAAAACTGACTCGCAAATTATTAACTCCAATTTTGATTTGGTTATCGTTGACGAAGCACACTATATCAAAAATGGTTCAGCCCAAAGAACAAAACTAATCAATGACCTTGTAAAAAAAGTTGATAGACTTTGGTTATTGTCAGGAACTCCAATGACCTCAAGACCAATGGATTATTTTAATCTACTAAGTTTGGTTGATTCCCCTGTTGCCAAAAATTGGATGGCTTATGCTATCAGATATTGTAGTGGGTATCAATTTAATACTGGTGGTAGAAAAATATGGAATGTAACAGGATCTAGTAATCTTGAAGAATTAAGAGATAGAACATCATCAACAATATTAAGAAGATTGAAAGAAGATGTTCTTGACCTACCTGATAAAATTATAACTCCAGTATATCTAAGATTAAGATCAAAAAATTACGAGGAAGTAATGGGAGAGTATTATGATTGGTACGATAAAAATCCTGATGATTCTAAATCATTAACAGTTCAATTTACCAAACTAACAAAAGTTAGACAAATAATTGCGGATGAGAAAATAAGTCAAACAATTGAACTTGCAGAAAATATTATAGAACAAAATAAAAAAGTTATTATTTTTTGTAATTTTACTGACTCACTTAATAAAATTGCAGAACACTTTGGAAAAATAGCAGTTAAGCTTGATGGATCTATGTCTAAACCAAATAGACAACATAGCGTAGATGAGTTCCAAGATAATGAAAAGGTAAAAGTTTTTGTTTCAAATTTGAAAGCGGGTGGGGTAGGTATTACTTTAACCGCCGCTGAGGCAGTCATTTTTAATGATATATCGTTTGTTCCTTCAGATATGGCACAAGGAGAAGATAGAGCGTATAGGTATGGGCAAAAATCAAACGTTTTGGTATATTACCCTATTTTTGAAAATACCGTTGAAGCGGTAATATATGATATGGTTAACGCAAAAAAACAAATAATTTCCACCGTTATGGGCGATAATCAAGATAATGGTGATGTTGCTGAAGAAATCTTAAAGAGAATTAATGAAATGCGTCGTTAAACAAAAACTGGATTATTTATATGAAATGGATAATCCAAAAATATGAAAAAAATAAAAGAAAAAATAACACTCATTGAAACACAAATACTTGAGACCCACATTACACAAGAAAAAGAGTTGTTATTGACAGAAATGAAAAAGATAGGTATAGAAAAATTACCTTATTCTTACTCCGCCCTCAAAACGTTTATTGATCCAGAGACAATGAACTTTCACTACAACAAACATTATAAGGGATATGTGGATAAATTAAACGACGCTCTATCAAAGAAAAAATACGGAGATTTAGAGTTAGAACAAATTATCAAAAATATAAGTCGTTACGATAAAACAATCAGAAACAATGCTGGTGGTGCTTTTAACCACGCATTGTTTTGGAATATGTTAACCCCAACACCAAAAAAATTAGGTGGGGAACTCTACAAAAAACTTACAAAACAATACGGGACATTTACTGCATTCAAAAAAGAATTTGATAAGGTTGCCAAAGATAGATTTGGATCTGGATGGGTTTGGTTGGTATTAACCGCCAAAAATACATTCAAGATTATGTCTACACCTAATCAGGATAATCCATTAATGAATGTTATTGAAGGTGGAGGATTTCCATTGTTGGGATTAGATTTATGGGAACATGCTTATTATTTGAAGTATAGAAATAAAAGAGATGAATACATCACAAACTTTTGGAAAGTTGTGAATTGGGATTTTGTTTCCAAAATGTATGAAATGAAAACTGAAACAAAATTAATGGAATCGGTTATGTTAGAAAAATTATTGACTGAGTCTGTTGACGCAAAATTCTGTGAACCTAAAGAAGTTTTATTTTATAAAGAATTAATAAATAATTCTCGTATTAAAAAAATATATCAAGATGGTGTTACCGACGCATTAAAGCAAGTATTTCATCAATTTTGGGTAGATGGAACAAGTAGTGAAATGTCAGGATTTTATGGTGTTGAATCAAAAGAAGGTAGGTCAATATTAAATAATCTTAATACAAACTTTAATACATTTTGTTTGCTTGTTAAGGCAGTTAATAAAGAAATTGTAAAAATTGGAAAAGAAGAAAAAATGTTTGATTTTTCTAAAAAAGAAAAAAGAACTGTGTCTGAAATTACAAGATTTGTTAAAGCATTAGACCATTTTAAAAAAGATATTTTCACCAAACACAATGAAGATTTTCTTAACATAATAAGAGTTTTAAAGAAACTATGGGATAGAGGTCAAAAATCTGAAGATAATGTATTAAAGAAAGTTGAAGATTATTTTGAAGGAAATGCCAAGTTAATTAAAGTTGGTGGACATGGACAAAAAAATGATGCTATTAAAGGTATTGATTTGAAAATAGAAATGGATGGAAAAATCCATACCGCTCAAGTAAAACCATATTCAAATACATCACTTGATGGAGATAAAGTTAAATTATATGATACTGGAAATGTTAAACCATATAATGTGGATTGGTTAATTTTTATTCAAACTAAAACAAAGAAAATTTTAATATTTAAAAATAATCCAATAAGTAATGAGAATGTTTATGTATTTAAGATAACTTCTCTATTATACGAAATAGAATAGTCAATATATTTATAGTTAATATAGTTATAATTATGGCAGTTATACCAGAACCAGAAAGGTCAAAAATTTATACGAGAATCAAACATCTCTTAGGTGCCCCACTTAGAAGCGTGGAGGTTGAAGATGAAATGATGGATTCTTTAATGGAACTATCTATTCAAGATTACGAAGAATATATTCTACAATGGTTAATTGATAGTCAATGGGTTAACCTTGTTAATTTGAATATGAGCGAGAAATCTGTTGCTAAAGCATTGGTTACAAGAACAATGGATTTTGAACAACAATTTGCATACTCATACTCTAAAATTGTAGGTCTTCAAACTATGGGGCCTTGGGTACTTAAAAAAGATTATTTTACTTTAAGTGCTAACACACAAAACTACGAAATTCCTGCAGGAAGAGAGGTTAATGAATTGTTATGGTTTAGTGACCAAGCTTGGACGGCATTTGGTTTGGGTGGTGTTTCTGGATTTGGTGCTGGTGTAGGACTTGGTGCTGACCAACCAGGATTTGCTCAAATGGGTAATCAAGGTTCTTATTACATGATGTCAGGATTTGATTACTTAATTAGAATGCAAGAAGCCAATATTCTTAATAGAATATTAGGAGGATCATTAACTTATAGAATTACAGGGTTACCTGATGGTAAAAAAAATATTTTCTTATATAATACTCCTGGTGGTAAATTTAATTGGAGTAGTTATAGTAACTACGTAGGAAAAGCTGTTTGGTATTGGTATTACGATGTAGGTCCAGATGATAGAGCTGCTTGTTTAAAGGCAAATAAAGATATTATTTTATTACCAACTGATGTTCCTATTGAAGAATTAACATGGGAAGATTTGAATGTCCCTGGTAAACAATGGGTAAGAAGATGGTTTACTGCTTATGTTAAAGAAACTTTAGCAAGAGTAAGAGGAAAATATAGTGGAAATTTAAAAACTCCTGATTCAGAAATAACAATGGATTACCAAAGTTTATTAACGGAAGCTAAAGATGAAAAATCTAAATTAATGGAAGAACTTACAGGGGCTGAAGGTTGGTTAACAAGATTAAGACCTGAAAAAGTAATGGAAAGAGAATCTCTTATTGCCGAAAATTTAAATAAACAAATGAAGTTTAGAGCAATGCCTCGTCAAATATATGTAATTTAATTTTATGGCAATAGTAAAAACAATACCCTCAAGAAGAATTATTAACGGAATGGCAATTGATACCTCAGAAATTTCAATGGTATCTGAATTAGATTATCGTACAAACGGAGAAGAATGTATAATAGTTAGAGGTATTGCATTCTCTGTTATTATTCTTGATTCAAGAACCACTGACCATGTAGTAATTAAATCAATGACTCATTTAACAATTAAACCAGATGTTGGTAAGATTGATGAAGATTATGATGAATTAGTTATGGATAGATTCGCTTGTGTTGAATTTAGATTTGTTGGTGGTAATTGGTACATATTAAGTTCAGACGGACTTAAAGGATCCTAATTTTTCTTGCCAACCTTCTTCAGCTAAATCATATATATAATTAGGACTTAACCCTCGTTTTTCCCAATATTTTAATTCTAATTCAGTAATATCTAATACATCTTCCTGTAATCTATCTTGGTCTCCATCACCTAATGGATGTCCATTAATTAACTCACATTGTGCTGTAGTAAAAATACCTCTTTGTTCTGGATCTGTAACAAGTAAACTATTTCTAACTTCATCTTGAAAGACAACCATTAAAGGTTCCATTCTTTTATTAAATGTTGCAATTGCTCTTGGAACATTATAATCTCCTGTTAAATTAGGATTTTTATCTAAAATATCTTTATCCAACATATAACAATTAATTTGAACTCCTGGTTCTACAATAGTAGGTTTACGAATTGGTTCAAATAAAAGTTCTGTTTGATTTATTGAACTAATCTTTTTTTCTGATGTTTTTACAACATCACCTTGAGATGCCTTTGTTCCGTTATTAACATAAAATATAACATCCCCTAAGTTAACATTTAACTTATTTTGTATTGCCAACTCCATATGAGCCATACGACTCATACTATTACCAGATTTAGTCTTTGTTGATAATCTTGATTTATAATCTTCAATAGTTAATTTAACCTTTGCTCTTTGAGCAATCTTACTCAATGGAATTTCTTTATCAAATATCTTTTGAAGATATTCATAATAATATTCTACAAATCCTTTTCCATTACCTTCCAACAATAACTTAACCCCCTTATCCAAAAACTCTTCAATATATAAAGGTAATTTTTTTGACTTAATAGAATTGCCAGTCAACTTTATCTTTCCTTTGGCATCCATAACTGCATAATTTTTCCTGGCAAGATTTATACATGATGGCCAAACTCCATCAGTATCTAATGCCATTTCACCACGCATGAATACATCATTATATTCTGCAACATCTGCCTCAGGACCATAGTATTCCTTACCAAGTTTAACCTTCCAATTAAGTCCACGACCAACATATACTCGGTCTTTAGCTTCATCAGGGCTAGAAAAGTTTACACCATCAGTATCCATTACCAATGGAACATATCCTTTATTCATAAAGAATTTTAACATTTGTCTCAAATATTGTCTTGCAGTACAAGTAATTTGTTCTCCCATAAACATATCACCCCAAGCGTAAACCTGTGGGGCAGATAAAGCACCAAACATTGAGTTAATGAATATTTTAATAGGTAATTGTTTATTTCCATATGAAGCTGATTTATCAGGATCACTTGTATAATATTTTTCTGCAAGTTCTTTATATTTGATACGAGTGTTACGGAAATAACTTAACATGCCTTTCATTGCGCCTGTTACATCACAAGTTGGAAAAACATCATGTACAAGTTGAATAGAGGGGTATAGAGAGGAGAAATCCAGCTTAAGTACATTCTTACTATAACCAACCTTAAGTAGTCTAGAAAGACCTCCTACGAAGTCTGTTTTTGATTCTTTGGCGGGGATTGCTAATCCATGTTTATGAGACCAAGCTAACATTAACATTTTCCATAATGTTGCTGTACCCATTGTTGATACCCTTTCATATGTAGTTGGAATCATTGCTGCCAATAAGAATGACCCCTGATTAAATTCTTGGTCAACCTTTAATGTTTCATCCAAATCATCATCAAGATACATCTCAACTAATTTATCTCCTGTAATCTTTTTATATACATCAGGAAACTTTATGTCTAAATCTTGATAATCTGACGCCTTCTTATAATTTCCGTTATTAATATTTAACCAATATTCTTCTCTGTTTAAGAACATTTTACCAATATTCTCATGGTCAATGTATACTCGGTCAGCGGCTTCGGCATTAATATACTTTGTAATATATTTCAAACCTGCGGCCTTAATACTTGAATTAATTGCCTGAGCCCTACGAACGGCATGGATAATATCAATTACATTATAACCCCAAATTGAAGTTTGAGTAAAACTCTCAACTTCATTTGCGAGTTTTAACATACTATCTTTTCGTGTAAATGAATGTTGTGGATGTAATGATCTACAAATCTTTTTTGGGTCAAGATTCAAAATTCTACATCTTTCAAATATCCAATGCCAATCAAAGTTTGCGGAATTATATCCTCCAATAATACTTGGTTTAAGTTCATCAATAACTTTAAAGAATTCAATAATTGCGTTTCTTTCCTCAGATTCATCCATACACTCAATCACTCTATGATATCCTTTATTTGTTTTAATTCCAATCATAAAAATACGACCATCCTTTGGGTCAAGGGCTGTCGTTTCTAAGTCATATACAAGTCTGGTGACTTCATTATAATTTTCAAAACCTTTAAATAATCGTTTTTCTTTTGAAATTAAATATTGTTCTACAGGAGGTAGAATGATTACCTTATCTTTTGTTCTATCACCCCATGGATCACAACCACCATCTCTAAAAAATTGAATAAGTTCTCTATAACCATTTAAAGATCTAACCATGAAAGTCATACCTTTCTGTAATCTTTCATTGCCATGAGTTTCTAACTTATCTATGGTAATACCATACTTTGTCATGGCAACCTTTTGGGCTTCCTTAGAATCTCCATAAAAGTTTATACCGCGTAAATCTCCAACCCATGCGAATGCAATAAATGAATCCTTTCGGATTTCTTTTCCTTTACCAGGAATTTCTTTAATTTTATAAATGGAATTTGATGCGTAGTCATACTCAATTGCGACTATAAATTCTTCGGGGTCATTTCCTTGTAAGAAGGATTCTATCTCTTCATTAGATATCATAATATATTTTTTAGATTGACTTATTTGCTTTCACAATATGTGAAATTTGTCTTCATCTATAAATATAAAAATTATTCTTGATTAATCAAATTAGCAACAAGCTGTTTCTGAAATAAAACTATCTTGAACATTAATAAATAATTCTTCTCTAATTGGTAAAATTAAATTACCATCATTATTTTTAATTAAAAATTGTCCCTGAAATCTTCCAACTGTATTTGTGTCTCTTGAGTTAAACTGATAATAAATGTAATATTCTGTTGGAGCTCCATCTTCGGCAAAAATAAGTGGAACAATATAACAAGGAGCTGAAACAATTTTTGGAATACCATTGTAAACATCCAACATTGAAAAGAAAATAGTTGATACTTCCAAATCTTGCATTAATTGGATATAACCCGCTCTTCCGTCTTTTACAACTTGCATTTTTAAAACAGGTAATGTTGCGTTTTTCTTGATATAAAATTCCATAACAATAAATATATTGTTATGACTCTTTTCTAAGATCTCGGTTATAATGATCAAATCTATCGTGTTCAGTTGGAGTTAAAAGTAATATACCAGGATATAATTCTCCCTTTTTAACTAACTGATACATATGACTCATCCATGTTTGTTCAAAAGGATGTGCCCAAGTTGTATCTAAAAACATTTTTTTATTTCCTTCTTTTGTAACTATTTGAGGCCAATTACAATAATAAACTTCACCTGTGGCATACGGTAATCCTTTATGTGACAAAACAGAATTAAATTCACACTTTGGGGCGTTTGGATCTAATCCCATTTGTGGTAATCTTGGTTTACCTGGCCAAAATTCATCTCTAATGTGTTGTGGCACATTATACCAAGCCCATTGAGTTCCATTATCTCCATAAAATTCACTATAATTTAGTTTAAGAAAATCAAAATTTTCTTTCTTAACAATCTCTAAAGACTTTGTATATAAGTTTGGAACAAATCTATTAAATCCATTTCTACATACACCATCTTTTGAATAAAAAAACATATCGTCTTCAAAAAATAAATAACAATCTAAATCCAAAGTATCAAAATGTTCTGCAATCCATTGTCTACCACCACAAATACCTAAATTATCTTTTTTAATATGTTCAAAATTATATTCTTTACATATTCTTGCGTATTCATCAAATGTTGATTCATCACTAGAATTATCTAATAAAAATTTAGTAGTCTTTAATAGGTAATCATTATCATAAAGTTTCATAGAATCAATCAATGTTTGAAATTGATTTGGACTATTAAAAGTTATAACATATAACCCAACTTTATTAATATCTAAATTAGATTGATGTTTAACTGAAGTTTCAGATTTTGTTTGTAATTTATCATCCTTTAAATCTTCAAAAAATTTACCAATCAATCCATTACTTTCAATTTCAAAATTATTTATTAAATCAGAATGTTTATAACACATAATTGAAAAAATAGATTCTTCAGTACCCATATATCCATCTTCCAAAGTTGTTTTTAATAACCCATAATATATCCCATTAATATCTGAAATTGAATCTTTTGGTCCTCCAAAAAATCCTCCTCTGGCAACTTTAGTTATTTTTGCGCCAGCGTATGAATTTATTTTTTCATAATTAAATCCATGAATTTCTGTCTCGGCTCCGTATGGAAAACAAATAAATGAAAACTTATTAATATATTTTGATAACTTATCTAATACTTTATCATGAGTAAAATAGCCTGGATGAACTGTATTGGTTAAACCACCATCAATCCAAAATAGATATTCTGAATCAAATTGGTCCATAATTTTGGCATCATTTAATAGAAAAACTTTAGACATTACAAGTGGATTATAATTTTCTAATTTTGCTTGTGTTGATTCTTTTAACCAACTAACTTGGTTATACCAAGATTCTTTAGTTCTTATTTTTTGAATCATATCAAAAAATTCGTTAGTTCTAAACCAACTTAAAGGTCTTAATATAAATTGAGTATTTTTAGGGTTTCTTTTTTTGAAAACAAAATCTTTTAATTCTTCGTCTCCAAAAATTATAAGATTATTATCAACTTCTAAAAGTTTCTCAAATTTATCTAAATAATGTTGGTATGGTCTTGACCATCCTTCAGATAATTCTCCTCTTCCAATATCCCAAATACCTGTTACTAATGTTATATTACTCATAAATTCTATTAAATTCTTCTAATATTTTATAAAAACTTTTATTTTGTGTAAACATTTCATCTGATACTCCTGATGGAGAATTACCTTTATACCACCATATATCAAAATGTTTTCTTACAAATAATTCTCTATTATTTACATACATCATACTCATTATTTGTTCTTCATGAGGTAAACCTTTGTCTTCAGTTAATATTTTTTTAGTATAATCTTCAAACATATTAACTATATTATCCCATTTATCTCTATGACCCCCAAACATTCCTCCAATGATATGAATACTTCTATCATATTCTTTATACCATTTTGCATCAACAGTACCAGACCAATAATTCCTATCATTTTCTTTACCTAATATTAAAAATTTATCTCCAGTATCTTCAATCAAATTCTTTAGAAATTCATTACTAAATAAACTACTTTCATAATATCTTGCTTGAGGGTGTTCTCCAATCAAATATTTTGGTGGAATCAAACCACAATGAGACAATCCAGCATCAATCCAATAATAATAATCATATGATTTATCTTCATTCCACCACCAATGAAATTTTGAGTATTGTATTTCAATACATCTATCTCCTTGTTTAATTTGGTCTACATTTTTTCTTTTTTTAATTAAATCTTTTAATTTGGTATCATTAATATCAAAAACTTGAAACTTTAATTTTTCTTCTGAAATTTTATTATCAACATAAAAAAATTCTTTTAAAGAATTTATTTCTCTATCAGATGTATAACAAATAAAATCTGCATCTGTCATCTTTAACAATGATAGTAAGCTATATCTGTAGTGACCATGTCTACCTGTTCTTCCTCCCAATTCAGTTCCATGTAAATCACTATAAATTGATGTAATAAATTTAACTGACATAATATTGAACGTGTATTTTTTCTTGTTTTATTTTTTCATTTCCTTCTTCACTTTTAAATTCGTTAGGAATTTTTTTGGGGGAATATAAATCCCAATTATATGTTTGGGTATAAAAGTTATTATACATACCATGAGACACATCAGAATATGAATTTCTTTGTGGCGCAATTGGTAATACGGGACAATAACTTTGAAATTTAGGATAAATAAATTTAACCAAATATCCGTCAATTGGAAAATAATAATCTCCTGATTCTGTAAATGCGGTTAAAGAAATATTAAACATTTCATCATATACAGATTTATCGTAAATCAAAATATTTGTTGCAAATGTTTCTGTATGATGTTCTTCTTTTGGAGGAATATTTGTAATGTCTAACAATAAATCATATTTGTTGCTAATATTAACTTTTCTATTCAATGTTGGAGTTATGTTAAAAACACCAAATTCAATTCCTTCAATTTGTTTTTCAATATCTTCCAATAATGATTTTGCATATGGCATAAAGACACAATCATCTTCAATAACCATAACACGATCATATCCTTTTTCTTTTGCTATTTTAATGACTTCTAAATGAGATAACGTGCAACCCATATAACTGTTTCTATTAACAGCATTAAATTTTTCAAAATCCCATCCAATATAATCCATCTCTTTTTTTATTAGATTAAGATTATCAAGTCTGGTTTCTAAATTTACAACAAACTTTGGTATTTCACTAAATTTCATTAACTAACTATATTATGATTTAATTGACCTGTAATTCTATCACACCATCCTTTTGATTCTGAGTGAGGCCAAACAACCCAATATTGAGGTAATTCATCGGTTTGGAATTCTCTCCATACTTTACAATATTTATCAGGATCTCTCATAAAACCTGCAATTTCATTTTTATCTGCATCTTTTCTAAATAAAGTTTTATCTTCTTTACCGTGAAAGGCAACTACCCAAAAATCGTAATCAGTTTCAGTAACTTGAGAATATCCAATATCAATACAATGTTTAAACATCATACAAAAACTATCTTTCCATTCTTGTTCTGTTTCAAAATTATAAGGGTTTGGAGGGTAATTTTTATCTAATGTGTATTTGTCAATTGCTCTTTTTTCAAATAAAAGACCTGAATATTTTTCATAATCAGTTAATGTTCTAACAGTACCAAATCCATAAGGACCATCATGACCTTCTTGTTTTTCACCATCCATTCCAAATAATTTTCTATTTGTATGGTGAGAATGTTTGTTTTTATCTCCCCAAGTCTTGTCATCATCCCATTGTTTTGTTCTACCTTTACGAGTATACTCATGGTATACAACTGGAATATGAGGATGAAATAAATCATAACCCCAAGTATAAGCTCTTGCCGCAATTGAAATTTCTTCTCCATGAAAATAATATTCAGGATTATGTTGAACTTCTACGGAGAATTCACCTAAAGTAAAACAAAAGTGAGCGGAGTAGAATCTTGCCGTAACTGGTTTTGTCATCTCTCTCCAACCTGGAATTGTTTCAGGTAAAAAGAATACAGCTCCTTCAGGAATGAATCTATCAAATACCATTCTCCAAGCTTCTTGTGATCTTCCTGCAGGGTCATTTTCGGGGTCAAAAGATGGAACATAACCCGTAAGTAAAGGTTTGTTGTACCCATCCTTTTGTAGCCCCTTTATCATCTTGATTAAGATATCATCCCAATCTTTAACAAATCTCATGTGAGAATCTATTTGTAATGTATATGTTTCACCATCATAAAGTTGTTGAGTTAAATTTCTTGCCCAACAAACACCTTTGGCGTCTTGATAAGGAATATCCAAGATTTTAAATCTTTTGTCTTTTCTATATTCATCTAAATTATCAAAACCATCTGTTTCGTTGAATTGTCTTGCGATTGCAAATACGAGGTTTTTTGGTCTCTTTGCGTTGGCAATCATGTCTTTTATTGTTGGAACTAATTGTGGGTCTCTGTAGGACGCGCATTGAATAAAAATCTTCATTAAGTTATATTTTGTAATAAACATAAAAAAACCCCTCATAAAATGAAGGGTTTTAAATATATTATTTTTAAATATTAAGTATGTGTTGGTGTTGGTGTAGAAGTTGGTGTTGATGTGACAGATGGGGTACCAGATTGTGTTGGTGTTACAGTTGGTGTGTTAGTTGGAGTATTAGTTGGTGTTGAAGTTGGTCCACATATTGAAGAATTTAATACGATACCCGCAGAATTTAATTCATAAACAATACCGTTATAAACATACCAACCAGCCAAATTTACTCCAGGACAGAATCCTGAACTACAACCATAAAAGAATGAGTTATCCTCAAATACTGGACTTTGACCAAATATAGTTGCGACGTTTGAAGTACTACAAGCGCTTATTGATGAAGTCTCATCATGTTTTGTAGCAAATGTGTATCTTGCTGGTTGAGGGTCTGTTGGTGATGGTGTTGGGGTATGTGTTGGAGTTTGAGTTGCAGTACTAGTTGGAGTTGCGGTATTTGTTGGTGTGCTTGTGATTGTTGGTGTTGGAGTTACTAAAAGTGAACAACCTGCAACAACTTTTTGAGTAATTTCTCCAGATCCTCCTGATACTAAATACCAATCATTTCCGTCAGAATAATATCCATTACCAGCAACCAAACTTAATGATGCGTCGGCATATAAATAATCACCAACACTAAGAGTTGGTCCTTGAGCTCTTGCAATGTAAAGGAATGTTTCTGTTGCTAAACAAGCAGCGTTTTGTGTATCCCCAGAACCCAATAAGAAACTATAATTAAATGGTGTTGGTGTATGTGTCGGAGTTCCGGTATTAGTTGGAGTATTAGTTGGAGTATTAGCCGGAGTTCCAGTTGGAGTTCCAGTTGGAGTTCCAGTTTGAGTATTTGTTGGAGTATTTGTTGGTGTTTGAGTGTTAGTTGTAGTATTTGTTGGTGTTTGAGTGTTAGTTGTAGTATTTGTTGGAGTATTAGTTGGTGTATTAGTTGGAGTTGTTGTTGATGTTGGAGTAGCCGTTGGAGTTGGAGTTGGTCCTACTGGAGGAAAGGCTCCCAAATTAACCAAAACAATACTGTTTGGAAAAGCACTTGAATATGTTGTGTTTAATAACCAAATATTTTTAGTTTGATTTGGATTTAATTCTACTTGATATTCCCACATTGCGTCGTCACATCTTTGGTAACTGAAATTCACAATTGATGAACCAGTGTTTGTTAAAGTATATTTACTACATGCCATTTTGTTCTGTTTAAATTATAAATATTATGATTTTGAATAAAAAATTACTAACTATTCGTATTAATCTATTATAACAGATAAATAGTGAGAACTATAGTAATATAATTAATTAAAATAAAAAAAAGTTTTTCTTAAATACATGAGAAATATGATCCTAATTGAGTACCTCCACTATTCAATTCAGTTACAGTTAAATTAAAACTATAAAATCCTGTCATATTAATTGATACAGTTCCACGAATATTATTATAAAATTGTGTGTTACTGGTAAATGACGGAGAGTCTCCATATATTACTGCGTTATATAATTGAGAACAAGCGTCAGTATAATTAGTACCTGAAAACGCCAAAAATTGGAATCTTAAGTGTGTTGGAGTAGGAGTCGGAGTATTAGAAGATGTAACGGTAGGTGTTTGTGTTGGAGTTGGAGTTTCTGTATTAGTTGGAGTATTGGTAGGAGTTTCAGTTGGCGTTTCTGTATTAGTTGGAGTATTAGTTGGAGTATTAGTTGGAGTTTCTGTGTTAGTTGGTGTTGGAGTATTAGTTGGAGTTTCTGTATTAGTTGGAGTTTGTGTTGGAGTTGAAGTTTCTGTATTAGTTGGAGTTTGTGTTGGAGTAGGTGTTTCAGTATTAGTTGGCGTTGGGGTGTTTGTTGATGTTTGAGTTACTGTAGGTGTTGGAGTTGCCAAATTAAGACATGCAAAATTATCTTTGTAAATTACTTCTCCTGCACCTCCAGAAACAATATATAATATTGTTCCATTAGAATAATATCCGTCAGGAGCTGGAGTTGTAACACCAGCATTTGTATATAATATTTCTGTAACTTCAATAGTTGGCCCACCAGATCTTGTACCATAGAATGCCGTTTCAGTTGCAGAACAAGCTTCATTTGGAAATGTTCCATAACCTAATTGAAATTGATAATTTATTGATGTTGGCGTTTGAGTAGGTGTAGCTGTTGGTGTTGCCGTTGATGTTGGAGTTTGAGTATTGGTTGAAGTATTAGTTGGAGTTTGAGTATTGGTTGAAGTATTAGTTGGAGTTGAAGTTTCAGTATTAGTAGGAGTATTAGTTGGTGTTGAAGTATTAGTTGGTGTTGGTGTTGAAGTTTCGGTAGGAGTTGTAGTTTGTGTTATAAATGGAGTTTCGGTAGGAGTTGGTGTTGGAGTAGAACTTGGTGTCGCAGATGGGCAAGGAACGCTTAAAATATAATTGTAAGCATATGTTGGAACATAACAATCATAACTTCCATACCAATAATCGGTAACATATGTGAATGGAAATATTTGATCACCTAAATTAATTGTTCCACCAGAACAAGGATAAAAGGTAACATTAGCGGTTAATCCGCTTAAATTATCACTAAAAATTGATACACCGCAGTCAGACATAATTATAAATACTTTATTTTTTCATTTTAATTACACAATCCTGTATCTAATATTTGACCATTGTAAATGTCTATTTGTATAAATGTTGCACTATCTGAGATAATATTATTAGAATTTATTGGTGGAATTGTTAAAGATGCATCACCATAAACATAATCTCCGGCAACTAAAGATGAAAAAGATTTTTGACAATAAATTGTAACGTTTGATGGATTAGGTATATTAACTAAATTACAAGCATCTTCAAAATATCCTGCAGTCCATATGTTATACATTAAGACCATTGTTGGTGTAACTGTTGGAGTTACATGTGGTGTAGGTGTAGGAGTTTGAGTTATAGATGTTGGAGTAATAGTTGGTGTTTGAGTTGGTGTTGGTGTTGTTGATGGACATAATCCTGCAAAGGCAATTGTTAATGGTGCTCCGCAATCTTGACCATACAAATCTTTAGCACAAACATAATGAGATTGAAGAGGGTCAATTGGCGTTACACTAACTATACCAGTACATCCTGTCCAAGCATAATACCCTTGTTGAACGGTGTTATAGTTTGTTATTTTAAAATAGTTACAATCTGTTGTATGCATTGTTTAATTATATTAAATAAATCTTCCGTTATAATTTGTTAAATTATATTCTAAGCTTCTAACGTCTTGACCATCAATACAACTTGTGAATAAATTTAACGTAACCACTTGTCCTGTAGAAACTGCTCCATATGCGGCAGTAAATCCTTCATTAACAAACGTATACTCATCAGGAACCGCAACCATTGTACCCCCTTTATAGAGTTTTGCCTGGATATAAACAGGGTTAGTTCCGACATCTCCATACCAACCAGCATTTGCGTTAATTGTTATGATATTTTGACCAGGATAATCCAACTTAAATTGTATCAAATCAATTAATACAGATTCAAAACCTACTCCTGTATTATCTCCACCCCAAGTTAATATTGGATTACCTGATGTCGGCCATTGCTCAGAACAACACCATCCGATGTAGTCAGGAAGACTGTTTTGACCAATATCAGGAATTGTAACTCTTGTTCTCGTATCTAAATCTGTTCCATCATTAAATGCGTAAGTTAATACAATATAATCAGCATCAAAAGTGAAATTACCAGGGATATATGGTATAGTTGTTGGAGTTGGTGTTGGAGTTGATGTTGGCGTTTGAGATACACCAATTGTTGGTGTATTTGTTGGTGATGGTGTTACTGTTGGTGTTGAAGTTTGGGTTGGTGTTATATTTTGAGTTGACCCAATTGTTGGGGTTGGTGTAGGTGTTTCAGAACTTGTTGGTGTTGGGGTTTCTGTATTAGTTGGTGTAATTGTTGGAGTTATACAATTATATAAATCATATCCTAAATCATTACAAGGTAGTGAAAGATATATCAAATCATTACAAGGTAACGGTAAATAATATAAATCATTATTAGGTATTGTGATTCTACAATTTAAACAATTAGGATTTAATAAGTCATATCTATTTTGTAATATTCTAAAATTATGTGCAATTTGACCAGCATCCAATGGTTCAGTATACATTCTGAATGCACTAATATCTCCAATCATACTACCACCAAATATTTCTTCTAAATGGATATGAGTGGTTAATCCTGAATAAATTGTATGGTCTAAATCATTAGTTGTTAAACATTCCGGATCTTGTTGATAAACTATATCATCTACAGTATCAGGACATCCTCCCGAAAAAGTTAAGTTATCATGTAACCCTTGAGTTCCTCCACCCAATGAAATATTGTAACCAACACCAATTTGTTTTTCTTTTTCAAAATTTAAAAGTCTTGGTATTATTTCTTCAAAATTTTCTGCAACCATGAATAATTTACCGTTAACATAAATTTTCAAAGTTCCAACCCTAAATGGTTCTTCTAACAACCAATTATCATTAAAACTAACAACTTCAGTAGTCGCTGGATCATAATCTTTTTCATGAGTTATTGGTGGTTGTATTAAACTTAAACTATTGTTGGCAGTTGTTGCGGTATATTGTTCGGACACTATTAAACCAAGTCCTCCCTTATCCCATAAATTACATTCTCCAAACCACTCTCTTCTTCTAAATACAGCATCTATTTGAACCCAATGTTCAATATTAGCATAAGTTGTACCTGAACAATCATCAAAAATTCCTCTTGTTGAACACCATTCATTTACTGATGTTCCTGTCACATATGTTTGACCTGTAAGACAAGTTCCTGTTGATTCACAATGACCTGTTATGGTATATGTTTTAATACATAATCTTGGACTACCTGTATCACCACTTAATCTTAAAGATAACGCATTTGAAACTTCATCATATAATGGGTCTTTTTCAGGATATTCGGCATGTGTTGAACAACTACAAGGACATCCACAAGTACAAATTGTTGAAGTAACTCCTGACGGTTGATAAACAGGTAAACATCCATGAGATGCGGTAATGCCTGTTTGTTCACACTCACAAGTATACATACAAGTTAAACCTGAAGTAACTCTTGTATATCCAGTATCTTGTTTCGGATGACCATCTGCATAATGATAAAACTTATTTTCTGCTCTTGCTCCCATATAAAAGAACGTACCTTTATTGTTTGGGTATCTATTATTAAGACCTCCTGATGTATCTCCAGTCCATCTATATCTTAACATAAATTCTGCAGTCCAACCTAAATTAACTCTTTCAGGAAATATTTGGTAATCATAACCAGGCATTTTATAAAATCCTTGAAAAAATCCACCGTTAAGTTTTGTAAAGTATCCTACTGGATTTCCATCAGTTGAATAAGATAGATTGTATGTATATGAATTATCATTCCATAATCTATTTTCTATTGTTGTAAAACCAGTGATAGGGTGCATTTTCATTCTCCTATCATATTTGTATCTACTATATGTGTCAGCTGAAGTTGTATATAAACCAGTTGTTAATTCAATTGTTTCACCTGACATTTTTTTAACAAGTCCATTATCAATTCCTGTAAGTCCGACATCACATAATTCCGTAACTATAGGACAAAAATTAGGGTCAATGTGGGTAGGGTTCCAATAATTTTCAGAAACAATTGTATCATAATCAAAAGAACAAGTTGATGTTTGGCAAACAGTTGTGGCAGAATTATTGAAATCAAATTTAAATGGCATTCTATTTCCATCATCTTCTGCAATTAATAATGGTGAAAAAATTACTTCTTGGTCATAGTCTTTTTCATCAGATGCCAAGCAAATATCTGTTATTTCATTCACAGGGATAAGACCCAAACGCCTAAAATTATATTGATTAATGTTCTGATATGCCATATGATATTGATAAATACCTTATTGCCGAGTATTTATAAATTAAAAAGAAACAGATGTTAACTGTAGACCAAGAATTTTATTCATCACCATATTATTTTTTCCTTAAAGATAAAGGAAATGAGTATTCTTTATACTTATCTGCCGAGAAAACTATTACTGAAGCAAGAGATAAAGATATTATTATTAAAGTACCAAAATCAAAACTTGATGCGGTAAAAAAATATTTGGAAAAAGTTTTAAAAGGAAAAAAGAAAAAATCTACTAAAGAACTTAAAGGTGAGATTGAAGAATTAGTAAATCTTGATGGAGCATTGTCAAATTCAAAAATTCCTATTTTGGATCCAAAACTTCACCCAAAAAAAACTATGGACCAAACCGTTGCTGCGGCAAGAATCACAAATGACCCAATTGCTCGTGGTTATAGAACATACTATGGTGAATCAATAGAAGAAGATGTAAATGAAGTGGACATGTCAGGAGCGTTTGGATATGAAGAAACTAAAGATATGGATGGTAAAGAAACATTTGATTATTTTGTAAAAAAATTGAATATGTCTCCTGAAGAAGCGGTGGAAAGAACAGAACAACAAGGTAAAGACCCTTCAGGTAAAAGAGATAAAACTAAGGAACCTGGTTCTGATATGAAACTTACTATTAGTGAAATTCAAAAACAAAAGGCAATCAAAATGGTTGAAGACCTTTTAATGAAAAATAAAAATGGAGATAATTCTGAAGTAGGAAAAAAAGAAAAAGAAGATACTCAAGCATCTTCAATGATTAAAAGAAACATTAAATCCATTATTAAACAAGCAGAAAAAGAAGGGTTATCAAAGAAAGACATAATAAAATTGTTAGGAAGTGAATAAAGATTTATATAATAATCCAAAAGGGGAAATTGAATTCCCAAAAGATAGACAAGAACATATGAAGAAATGTTTTCATATGGTCAAAGGAGTTGACGAAAATACTGAAGGGTTTAAAAGAAATCAAGAACTTCAAACCAAAAACTTTATTGATTATAAACAATTAAAAAGAATAAAAAATTTCTTTGATAATTTTAAAGGTAATCATAAAGAACCATCTTTTATATTAAATGGTGGAGTTGAAATGAAAAATTGGGTGGATAATATTTTAAGAAAAATGAGACAAGGATTGGATTTATCCAAAAGAAATAAGGCAGATGCTGGAATGCAAAACCAATACATAAAACCACATGAGAAAAAAGATTTTACAAATGTGAGAGCCTCTCAGAAACACCAATCAACCCTCAACAAGTATGATTCGGCAGTTACTGAATCTTTAAAAAGAATAAATGAAATAATTTCTAAACTATAAAAATATGGCAAACGAAATAACCGTAGATTTAACACAAAATGAACCAAATGCATTAACAGCAATTGCAGATGTTGAAAGATCTAAACTTATCCCAAAAAATGACTATAACCAAGTAGGTAATCCTTATTCATCAGTAAACCGTGATGCTGTTGCCGATGGAGATTCTATGGGAAGAGGTACAGGAGCTTTTTTAGATGTATATAATACAAATGCTGGCACAATCACAGATGTGATTGAAAGAAAAAGCGAAATAAAAATTAATAAATTTAATTCATCTAAACCTTATCCTAACTTTTAATGAAACTTCAAGAATCACTTAAAGGAATAATTAATGAAATTGCATCTTTAGATAGTATTATAAATGCAATAAAAAACAGGCACAGAGTCATAATTTATTATGATGGAGATGAGCCAGGAGGTAGAGGTATAAGAGAAATTGAACCAGTTTGCTTAGGAATAAGTAAAGCAGGAAATAAAGTTTTAAGAGCATGGGATAATGAAGGTTCATCCCATACAGCCTATATTGGAGACCAACCATTACCAAGTTGGAGATTATTTAGATTAGATAAAATATTATCTAATAAACCAACAGGTGAGGTTTACAATGAAATAAGACCAGGTTATAATTTAAATGGCGATAAAAGCATGGTAAGTGTAATAATAAACGCCAAATTTGGTAATGAACCTACACAACAAAATTTAGCATAGTATGTCTGACTTAATGGAAAAATTAATAAAATCAAAAGCTATCATGGATAGAGCTGATACTATAAAAAATAGTAATGCCATGAACGGAGGGTTACCTCCAACATCACTTCAACAATTTGATGTTCCAAATGCAAAATATAATATTCCTCAAGAATTCTTGCAAGAACAACCATCTCAACAAACTCAACCATACTTATCTCAAATGCCAAGAGAAAATACAAAGCCTGTTGGAATTCCAAGTGTAGATGCAATTAAAAATTCAAAATTACCTGATGAGATTAAAAAATTGATGATGGAGAACCCAATTGCACAACCATTACAACAAAATGTTACAATTTCAGATGACTTAATAGAAAGAGCCTCAAGATTAATGAAAGAACAAAGCGGATATGTTCCAGAATCCGCAAAACCAAAAACGGCTCAAACACAACCATCATCTACATCTCAAGTAGATTATAAGTTAATTAAAAAAATGATTTCAGAAGCAATCAATGAAGCATTAACTGAAAATGGACTTATGGTTGAAAGTACTGAAAAATCTAATGAAATGTTTACGTTTAGAGTAGGTAAACATATTTTTGAAGGAAAAGTAACTAAAATTAAAAAAGTTTCTTAACCGCTTTTCTTATTTGATATAAAGTATTATATTTTTGAAAAATATATTATAACTAATGTCAAAAATTAAAGTACTTGTAATCCCATCCGATAGAACTGGAGTGGGTAAATTTAGGTCAGTTGACCCCCACATCTTTTTACAAAAATTATACCCAAACGATTTTCATGTTGATATCATTTATGATGTCCCTATGACTGATATGAATTTTTGGAAAGAATACCAAATAGTGGCATTTCATAGAAGTATAAATCCTGATTTTGAATCCTCATATAGTTTAATTCAAAAACTTAATGAAATGGGTATCATAACAATAGATGATATTGATGACTATTGGTTACCAACAAAAGAACATCCAATATATGATGTTATTAAATTTAATAAGATTAACGAAAAAATTACCAATAATCTTAGAGTTGCAAAATATGTAACAACAACTACAACATTATTTGCTGATGAAATAATGAAATTAAATAAAAATGTTGTTATTTTTCCAAATGCAATTGATCCAAATGAATCTCAATTTAAAGAACCAACACTTGAATCAGATAGATTAAGAGTTGGATGGTTAGGTGGTTCTTCACATCTTCACGATTTACAATTATTAGACCAATCATTTAGTAAGTTAACTTCATTAAAAGATAAATTACAGTATGTTATATGTGGATTTGACACTAGAGGTTCTGTAACTGAAATAAATGCAGAAACTGGAGAACATAAAAAAAGAGATATTTTACCTCATGAAACTGTATGGGCTCAATATGAAAAAATATTTACCCAAAACTATACTACAGTTACAGAAGATTATAAAAAATATTTGAATAGTTTTATAAATGAAAGTTATCCAAATGAAATGAATGAACCATACCTAAGAGTATGGACAAGACCTGTTCAATCTTATGCCAAAAATTATTCAAAATTTGATATATCTTTAGCACCAATTAAAAATCATATCTTTAATAGAATGAAATCTCAGCTTAAAGTTATTGAAGCAGGGTTTTATAAAAAAGCAATTATTGCGTCTAATTTAGGACCTTATACTATTGATTTAAAACATTGTTTGGAACATGGTAACTTTGTTGATGGAAATGCATTATTAGTTGATGAAAATAGAAATCACTCCGATTGGGCTAAATTCATTGAAAAGTTAGTTAAGAATCCAAACATGGTAAAAGATATGGGAGAAAGACTTTATGAAACAGTTAAAGACAAATATGACTTAAACGTAGTAACAAAAGCAAGAGCAGAATTTTATAAATCACTAGTATGATAACAGTACCAATAACCAAAATACTTTTTTTAGATATTGAAACAGTTGGATGTGAATCTGATTGGGATTCTTTTAAAAAAAAGAAACCAGAATTATCGTTTCAATTTGAACACATTCAAGACAACCTTAGAAAAAGATTTCCTGAGGAATCTGATACTCCTATTGATAAGTTATTTGTTAATAGAGCAGCATTAGTTCCTGAATTTTTAAAGATAGTTTGTGTTAGTGTTGCATTTGTTTTAGATGATGGAAGTGTTAAAATTCAATCTTTTCATAGTGAAGATGAATCAAAATTACTTAAAGATGTTCAAAAATTGTTAAATCGTACTGGTGATTTAGGATTTTTCTTATGTGGTCATAATGTTAAAGGATTTGATATTCCTACATTGGCTAAACGTATGATGATACATGGATTGAAACCACCAAAACTATTACCAAGTTATGATACAAAGCCTTGGGAAATTAAAGCAATTGACACCAAAGATATTTGGCAATATGGTGGATATGGTCAATTTGCATCTCTTGAGTTAATGTGTGTTTGTATGGGGGTTGAATCGTCTAAAAATACTGAAGTAACAGGAAATAGAGTGCATGAAGCATATTGGACAGATAAAAATATTGATGGTATTGTAAAATACTGTGAAAAAGATGTTATAGTTTTAATAGATTTAATAAAAAAATTAATAAAATTACAATGATAGAAGATATAGAAGGGATAGACCCAAAAATGATGCAAGAAATAATGGAACAGTTTGAAAAAATAAAAAAAGAAGCTGGAATAGAACCTGATGACCAATCTAAAAAAGAAATGGAAGATATGTTAGGATTTACTATGGATGAACTTGATGAAGATATTATTTTAAAAGCAAAAACAAGAATTTTACAAGTAAAAAAAATTCATCCAGATGCCTATAGTCCAGTTTACAATTATAAGTCAGATTCAGGATTTGATTTACATTCAGTAGAAGAAGTTAATTTAGAACCTTTTGGTAGAGCAATAGTTCCTACAGGTTTAGTTCTTGGTATTCCAGAAGAATATGAAATTCAAGTTAGACCAAAAAGTGGGTTAGCATTAAAACAAGGATTGACTGTTTTGAATACACCAGGAACTGTAGATGCAGGATACGATGGAGAAATAAAAGTAATAATATTCAATACCACTAATAATCCAGTTACAATTAATAAAGGAATGAAAATAGGTCAAGCTGTATTATGCCCAGTTGTTTGTGGAAAATATGTTGGTATTGAACTTGTTGAAAATATTGAAAAAAGAGAACGTGGTAATAACGGATTTGGAAGTACTGGATTATTTTAAAAAAAATAAGTAAAAAATAATTAAATAATGTTAACAATAGCATATTCAACAAGAAAACCAAATCCTGAATTTACAGAATATTTGAAAAAAAGTTCTGGATTTAAAAAAATTAATGTAATAGAAAAAGTTAATAATGGAGAGAAATCATTATCTCAAGTTTATAACGAAATTTTATCTGAATCAAAAACTGACATAATTGTATTTTGTCATGATGATATCTATTTTGATACGTCAGGATGGTACAACAAAATAATGAAACACTTTGATAAAAGTGATTTTGGTATTATTGGTATGGCAGGATCGACAAGTTTACCAAGTAGTGGACAATGGTGGGAAGATAGAAAGAAAATGATTGGTATTGTTAATCATGAACATGAAGGTAAAAAATGGGCGTCAAAATATTCTGAAGATTTAAATAAAAAAATTAAAGAAACCGTAATGGTTGATGGGTTATTTTTTGCCGTTAGTAAAACAAAATTAAAAAGTAATTTTATTGAAGAGTTTAAAGGATTCCATTTTTATGATGTTGCATTTTGTTTTGAAAACTTCCTTAAAGGTGTTAAAGTTGGAGTCATTACAGATATTAGAGTTACCCATAAATCTATAGGTCAAACTAATGAACAATGGGAAGAAAATAGAAAATTATTTGTTGAAAAATATTCAGAATCTTTACCAGCAAAAACAGATTTTGATAAAGATAAAAGATTAAAGGTTTTAATATCGTGTCTGTTTTTTAGAACCCTAACAGGTTCAGAATTGTATGTTTATGAACTTGCAAAAGAGTTAATTAAACTTAATTGTAGCGTTACAGTATTATCACAAATAGGTGGACCTTTAACCGATATGGCAAGAAAAATTGGTATTAAATGTCTTTCATTTGAAGAAGCACCAGGATTTAAACTTGGTGATGGAAAGTGGGGATTTAATACTGAAGAAGGGTTTAAACCTTCAATATTAAATAATTTATATAGAATTTCTGAAGTTAATTTTGACATAATACATATGCAACATAAACCAGTTGCTGAAAGAATGATTCAATTTTACCCTGAGATAGATAAAATATATTCAATACATTCTGAAGTTATTGATTTGGAAAATCCAATTAAACATGAATCTATCAAAAAATATATTGCAATTAGACCTGAAATTAAGGATTATATTGTTAATGAATTTGAAATTCCTGAGAAAGATGTTGAGGTAATTTACAATCCTGTTGATAACTTAAAGTTTCAACCAAAGGATAAAAAAGATGATAATTATGTTTTATTTGTTGGTACAATAGATTACTTAAGAAAAGAAACTATTTTAGATTTGATGGAAAAAACAAAAGAAGAAGGGAAAGAACTATGGTTAGTCGGTGAAGATAAATCAAATTATTTACAACAAGTATTATTTGAACAACATGTAAAACATTTCCCTCCTACGTGGAACATTGAAGGATTTATACATTCTTGTTCTGAAACAGCTGGAATCCAATTAGGAAGGACAACTATAGAAGGTTGGATGTGTGGAAAACCAAGTTGGATATATAATGTAAATTCAAATGGATTTATACAATCAAAAGAATTATATCAACCTCCAGTTGATATTGAAAAATACTTTACATCAAATGTTGCAAAACAAATAAAAGAAAAATATATTGAAATTCTGTCGTGATAATATTAACTACAACATATAATTGTTCTTCGTATGTGGAAAAATCTTTGTTGAGTATTATGTCGCAAAGATTTAAAGATTTTACTTGTTATATTACAGATGACTTATCTACAGATAATACAAGAGAAGTTATCAAAAAAACTATTGAAGGAGACTCAAGATTCATCTTAATAGAAAATCACATTAAATTATATCAACCAGGTAATTACGACCAAATTATTAATTGGAGATCAATACCTGGTGAAGAAATATGCGTAGAAGTAGATGGTGATGATTGGTTGCCTGATTCAAATGTTTTTACAAGAATTAATGATGTATACCAAGATACTAATGTTTGGATGACAAGTGGTTCATTTAAGTATCACGATGGTAGATCGGGGTTTGCAAGTCCCCCAAAACAATTTAATAATATTAGACATCAAGCCTTCACATTATCTCATCTTAGAACTTGGAAATCTTGGTTATGGAAAAAGATTAAAGAAGAAGATTTAAAAGATGAAAATGGTAATTATTGGAATGTTGCAGGAGATTTATCATTTATGTTTCCAATGTTTGAAATGTCAGGGGAAGAACATTATAGATTTTTGCCCGATATAAATTACATTTATAATGAGTCAAATCCGATTAATGACCACAAAGTTAACATGAATAATGTTATATCAACAGTAAATAAAATAAGAAATAAACCTGAATACAAAAAAATATGACACCAAACGAAAAATGGAACGCAGATAGGGGTGATGATACATTAATCATTGATTACCCTTTAAATGAAAATTCACAAGTAATTGAATTAGGAGGATATCATGGATTATGGACTAAAAGAATATCAGAAAAATTTAATTGTAATATTTTAACAATTGAACCGATACCCGAATTTTATAATAACATGGTAAACGAATTTAATTATTATTTAAAAAATAATAGAGATAAAATTAAAACTGAAAATTTTGGAATATCAACCGAAGAAAAAGAACTTTCATTTTCAGTTAATGGTGATGCAACTTCTGCACATCTACCATCCTCAAACCAAACTACAATTACTTGTCACACTTTAGAATATTATTTACAAAAATATAATATTGATAAAGTTGATTTATTACAAGTTAATATTGAAGGTGAAGAATATCCTTTATTGGAAGAATGGACTAAATCAGGAATCATTAATAAAGTAAAATATTTACAAGTTCAGTTTCATAGATATGGTGAAAACTATGATTTGAGACATAAAACCATACAAGAAAATTTAAAAAACTTAGGATTTAAACTTAGGTTTGAATATGATTTTGTTTGGGAGGCGTGGGAAAATACAAATATCTAATCTATGGGTAATTTAATATCTTGTAATTTAATGGGAGGATTGGGAAATCAAATGTTCCAAGCAGGACATGCTTTGGCACAAGGGTGGAAACATAATAGAGATTCTGTTTTTTTACCTAAGTCTTGGACTCCAATGCAAGGAAAAGATACTTCTCATTATAAAGAAAATGTTTTTAGAAATCTAACATTTGTTGATAATATTGACGGATTCACCAAAGTTCATGAAGGGCCTTGGGAATTTTCAGAAATAAATCCTGTTGAAGAAAACACTGTCTTTGAAGGTTATTTCCAAAGTGGAAAAAACTTATTAGGATTTAATGATAAGATTAGAGTTATGTTTGGTCCAACAGAACAGTTTATAACTGAAATTACACAAAAATACCCACAACTTAATCAAGATAATACCGTATCAATTCACATTAGATTTGGTGATTACAAACAAAATCCACATATACATCCAAGTGTTTCAAAAGAATACTTAGATAAAGCATTAGAGATGATTGGTTCATACAGTCATCTATTTTTATTTGGGGATGATAAAGAATGGTTATCAAATAACTTTACAGGTGACAAAATCACTTTAGTAAATGAAGACGATTATGTTGATATGTGGATGATGTCTCTTTGTAAAAATAACATAATACCAAACTCCACATTTTCTTGGTGGAGTGCGTTTCTTAATAAAAACATAAATAAAAAAGTAATTGCTCCGTCAATTTGGTTTGGTCCAAGTGGACCTCAAAAATACTACGATATGTACGAACCTGATTGGACTAAAATGGATGTCATTTACTCTGACGGAGAATTAAAACCAACAAATTAATATGAACGACAAAATTAAAATTAGAAAAGTTTCTGATTATTGGGGACAATATGATTGTTCTTCAGCAAGAAACACTCCAAAAACATTACATTGGTTATCAAGAGATACTCAAGACCCATATGAGATAAGTGTCTATGTTGATAATTACATTAAAGATTTGGGATTTAATGATCCATCAAGAGAAAAAATTGGGTGGTTATTAGAATCCCCACAAATGAATGAAGGAACTATCAACTATCTTCTTAATAATTTAGATATGGTAAAAGAACACTATAAATACATTTTTACTTGTATGGATAGTTTAATTGCTCTTGGTTCTCCATTTACATATACTATTTCAAACGCAGTGCCTTGGATATGGGAACAAAATAGAAAAATTCATGAAAAAACTAAATTAGTTAGTATGATTGCTTCTAATAAAGGATGGTTACGTGGTCATAAAAATAGATTAGATTGGGTTGAAAAATTAAAAGATAAAGTTGATTTATTTGGTACAGGAAGACCAAATCAATTGAATGATAAAGAGGACGGATTGAAAGATTATATGTTTTCTGTATCAATTGAAAATGATGATTCTGATGGATATTTTACAGAAAAATTAACTGACAATTTTGTTACAGGAACAGTTCCAGTATATTGGGGATCTAGAAAAATTGTTGAAAAATATTTTGACCCAACAGGTGTAATCTTTTTAGAAGACGACCCGACACTATCAACTTTATCAGTTGAAAAGTATAAATCAATGATTCCTGCAATTGAAAGAAATTTCAAAGCGGCTCAAGAACTTCCTATTTCGGAAGATTATTTCTTTGAAAAATATTTAAAAAAATGAAATATCTAGTTTTAGGTTCGGAAGGCCAAATTGGCTTAGAACTTTGTAAATTTTTAAAAAAAGAAGGTCATGAAGTTTTAACTTTTGACATAGAAGAAAATTTTATGCAAGATTTAAGAATAAAAGGTATTGTTGATTCTCGTGTAAAAGAAGCTGACTTTGTAATGTTTTTAGCATTTGATGTTGGAGGTTCAAGATATTTAAAAAAATATCAAAATACATATGAGTTTATAGATAATAATGCAAGACTTATGGTTAATACATTTGACGCATTAAAGTCATATAGAAAACCTTTTATTTTTGCATCATCTCAGATGTCTAATATGTCATATTCTCCTTATGGAGTTGCCAAAGCTTTAGGAGAATGTTATACAAAGGCTTTAGGAGGTATTACTGTTAAATTTTGGAATGTTTATGGGCCTGAACATAATTTAGAAAAATCTCATGTAATTACCGATTTTATTTTAAAGGCTAAAGATTATGGACATATTACAATGATGACTGATGGAACAGAAGAAAGACAATTCCTTCATGCTGAAGATTGTTCAAACGCTTTAATTATTTTATCTGAAAAGTATAATGAAATAGATAGAAACAAAGAATTACATATCACAAATTTTGAATGGAATACTATTTTAGAAGTTGCAGAAATAATTAAAGAACAAATTTATTGTAAAATAACCCCATCAAAAGAAATTGATACGGTACAACTTAATAAAAGAAATGAACCAGACCCATATATTTTAAATTATTGGAAACCAAAAATTTCATTAAAAGAAGGGATTGGAAAAATTGTAAAACAAATTAATGATGGATCTATTTTCTGATATATTAACATCACACCATTATGAATTATATTCCAAAGAATCAAAAACTTATATTTCTAAAAAAGATTCAGGATTATATTCAATATTAGTTTGGATTGTTAGAAAAATAGCATTACTAGAATTAAATGGATTTCCTGTAGAAAATTTAGAAATTCAATATCATAATGAAGAATTATACGGATTACTTTTTGAAAAAAAAGATATTCAACTTGATTTTTCAAATATATCAAATGAAGAAAAAATCTTTTTTAAAGAGGAATTGAACACTACAGGATTTGGATTAGGTAGTAATGTTAAATTATTAAATTTTAATATTACTAATCAAATTATTAATAAATTTTTCACACCAAATAAAACAGTATTAAATTATTATGATAATCTAATTAAAAGAAATAATATTGATTTAGATAATACAATATTTGTATGGGCAAGAAGTACAGATAAATCTGGTGAATCAAGACTACCAGGAGTATTTGCATATCTTAGTGTAATACGATCAATTGACCTTTCAGGTAAAGAAGTTTTAGTACAGACAGATGATATTAGAGTTTTCAAGGAATTTAATAGTACTAAAATTAAAATTAAAACTATTCCTGAAATTCCAATATCAGACAAATTAAGAGGATTTCATAATGAAATGAATGAAATGAGTGATGATAAGTTTAAAACTTTATATAATATTACAAAACACGAATATTTTTTACAAATGTATTGTTTGTCTTTAATCGGAAAAAATGCTTACAAAACAATACTGTACCCCGGAAATCCAACAACATATATACCAATGTTAAAAGGTTCTTTTGATAATTGTTATTTATTTAAGGATGATAATCATCTATTTTAATAAAAAAAAACTATGAAGTCATATTCTCAATGTGGACAAGATTTATTTGTCTATTATCTAAATGAAGGAACACCAGGTAAATTTTTAGACTTAGGATGTTCTTTACCTAAAAAAATTAATAATACCTATCTTTTAGAATTAAACGGATGGGATGGAATATCATTAGATATTCAAGATTTTAATGAACAATGGAAAGAAAGAAAATCTAAGTTCATACAAGCAGATTGTCTTAACCAAGATTATAATGAACTACTTAAAGATTATTATGATAACACTGTAATTGATTACCTAACATTAGATATGGAAGGTTGTGGAGATAGGTACAGACTACTTCAAAAAATTATTGAAAGTGATTATACCTTTAAAATAATCACAATAGAACACGACGCATATATTGGAAGTGAATTTGTAAACAAAGAACAAATACCTCAACGTAAATTGTTAGAATCAAAAGGTTATAAATTAGTTTGTTCAGATGTATCTCATTCAAAAAGTCCTGAATTATTTTTTGAAGATTGGTGGGTTAATCCTCAATATTTTGAAGAATCAGATATCACGGCTTGGAGCGACAATAAAATTAGTTGCGATAAAATTTTTGAAAAATTAAATATTGTATATGAAATTGCAGACGAATCCAAAGATAGGTAAAAAAATAGTTGTTCTCGGTGGAGGAGGCTTCATAGGTGGACACTTAGCAAAAAGATTAAAAGAAGAAGGTAATCACGTTAGAATTTGTGATATTAAAAAACATGAACATTTTTTTCATGAAGAAATATGTCACGAGTTTATTTTAGGTGATTTAACTGACCCTAAGGTCGTTGATACGGTTATTGAAGAAGATGTTGATGAAGTATACCAATTGGCTGCAGATATGGGTGGTGCTCTTTATATCTTCACTGGTGAGAATGATGCAAACCTTATGCACAACTCAGCAACAATTAATTTAAACGTATCAAGAGAATGTGTTAAGAAAAAAGTTAAAAAAGTGTTCTATTCATCATCGGCTTGTATGTATCCTGAACACAATCAATTAGACCCATTAAATCCAAATTGTGAAGAAAGTTCAGCATATCCCGCAAACCCAGATTCAGAATATGGATGGGAAAAATTATTTTCAGAAAGAGTGTTTTTAGCATACCATAGAAACTATGGATTAAATGTTAGAATCGCAAGATTCCATAACATCTTTGGGCCACAAGGTACTTGGAAAGGTGGTAGGGAAAAATCACCAGCCGCAATGTGTAGAAAAGTTGCAGAGGCTAAAAATGAAGATATTATTGAAGTGTGGGGTAATGGTCAACAAACAAGATCATTTCTTTATGTGGATGAATGCGTTGAAGCTGTATTACGATTAATGGAAAGTGATTTTACAGGACCTGTTAATATCGGTAGCGAAGAAATGGTTACAATTAATCAATTAGCAGAATTGGTGATTCAAATTTCAAAAAAGAATTTATCCGTAAAAAATATTGACGGAGAGGAATTTGTTAAAAAATATGGATTTAAATGTCCTCTTGGAGTAAAAGGAAGAAACTCTGACAATAAACTTTACCGTGAAAAAATTGGATGGGAAGTTAGTCAACCGTTATCTGTTGGTATAACGAAAACTTTTATTTGGATAAAATCTCAGATAGATATTTTTGAAAAAGAAACCCCATGGATTTATGAAAGTCCTGATAAAGGAGAAACAATATATAAAAGAGAACCATTTAATACAGAAAGAATTAAAATAAAATAATATGATTACAATACCAGTAAGTGTTGGAGAATTAATTGATAAATTATCAATCCTACACGTAAAACAATTAAAAATTTCTAACGAAGAAAAATTGGAGTATGTTAATAAAGAATTTGAACTATTATATAACTTATCATCATATTATTTGAATAACCAAGAAGTTGAAAACTTATACCATCAATTAGTTGAAATTAATAAAAAATTATGGGACATAGAAGATAAACTTAGAGTTATTGAATCTGAAAACAATTTTGACTTAGAATTTATAGATTTGGCAAGAAAAGTGTACTTTACAAATGATGAAAGATTTAGATTAAAAAATAAAATTAATTTAACTACTTTATCTGAAATCAGAGAAATTAAAGACTATAAAAAGTATTAAAATTTAAAACCACTTAATGGGAAAAATAACGAAAAGAACCAGTACATTTCAAATACCAAATGAAGAAGGTAAAATTATAAAAACAAAAAAAGAACAAATTTGTTCAATAATAAAAAAGAAAACAAAACAAAAGTTTTTAACTGAAAGTCAAAAAGAATACTACGAAAAATTAAATTCAAATCAAATTACAATATGTTCAGGGCCAGCAGGGGTGGGTAAAAGTTTTATTGCAATGAAATGTGCAATAGATTTATTATCGGATCCTGAAAATTCATATGAAAAAATTATAATTGTAAGACCCGCAGTTGAAGCAGAAGAAAAACTTGGGTCTTTACCAGGTAATGTTGAAGAAAAATTGGATCCTTATATTTTTCCATCATATTATTTATTAAATAAAATTATTGGAAAAGAAACAAGAGAAAAATTAAAAGAAATTGAAGCTGTTGAAATTTTTGCTTTGGCATACATGAGAGGTATGAATATTGATAATTCAATTCTTATATTTGAAGAAGCACAAAATTCAACTCCAAGTCAAATGAAATTATTATTAACAAGAATTGGATTTAATTCCAAATTTTTCATTTCAGGTGACTTAGAACAATTTGATAGACACAAGGATAAAACACATACAGGACTTTGGGATGCTATGAAAAAATTCAGAGATTTACAAAGTATTGGTGTTCATGAATTTGGAGAAAATGATATTGTTAGAAACCCTTTAATAACGCAAATTTTAAAAAGATACGAAGAATGAGAATCGGTATAGAAATTAATGGAGTTTTACGAGATACTTTAAAAAAAATCCAACAAGAATATGAGAAATGGTATCTAAATGAAAACTGGAAAGAAATGGAATTTGTTGAAGATGAAAAAGATATTGAAAGAAAAGTAATATCGGATGTTACATCATTAGATTTAAAAAAACATTTAGAGTTTAAAAATGAAGATGAAATATATGATTTTCTTTATGACGAACATACTATGGAAATTTTTGGTCATGCCGGTTCTGTTGAATATAGTGGAATGAATGATTTAAATGATTTTTATGTAGATATGAGGGATTTTCATGATATTATCATTGTTTCTGACGAAATAGGAAAATCAAAACCGGCATCATTATTTTTTTTAGCAAAGTTTGGATGTATGTTAGAACAAGTTAAATTTTATAGTGAAAGTACAATTAATTCTCTTTGGGACTCTGTAGACATTTTACTTACAGCGAATCCTAATCTATTATTAAATCATCCTGATAATAAAATTATTATAAAATATAATACAATTTATAATTCGGATATAAAAAGTGAGAATTCAATTTCTAAATTGAAAGAACTCAAAACTAAAATAGAAAATTTAAATGATTAACGTACTTGGAGAAAATTATTATGTTGACTTAGATGAAATTGAATCTTACATTGATATGACCGATGAACTACCTGTTGAACAAACAAGTGGGACTACTGAAATGAGAATTAATATTATTAAATTTGAAATGGTTAAAATGTTAATGGAAGTAATCTTAAGTGAAAATGAAGAAATGGATGAAAAATTAGGAATAAAATCAGGTTCTAAAACAAGTATACCATTTAGAATAGCATTCAATAGTTTATTAAATAAAAAACTTATCAATCATTATTAATATGGGAAATTTAGCAGCAGAAAAAGTTAAAGAGTCAATTAAGACACTAAGGGATAAAAAATCAAGAATTTATTTATTCGCACAAGACACTAAAGGAAACGCAAAGGCATCTATAAAATACATTTATGACATTGCACTAACTTTAAAAAGAAATGGGTTTAATCCAATAATTTTACACGAAAAAAATGATTACACTAGTGTAGAATCTTGGATGAGTAAAGAGTATATGGAAGAATTACCTCACAAATCAATTGAAGGACAAGATTTAGAAATCAGTCCTGAAGATTTTTTTATTTTACCTGAAATATTTGGATATATTATGGAACAAATAAAACAATTACCATGTGCTAAAATTGTGTTAACACAATCTTACGCTTATATGTTAGAAACATTACAACCTGGTCAAACATGGGCACAATATGGATTTTTTAAATGTATTACTACATCTAACAAACAAAAAGAGTATATTGAAAGAGTGATGAGACAATCTTCTTTTGATGTATTACCTCCATATATATCTGAAAATTATGTCCCAAGAAGTTTACCTGCAATGCCAATTGTTGCAATTCACACAAGAGAACAAAGTGACGCAATTAATTTAATTAAATCATTTTATCTTAAATTCCCTCAATATAGATGGTTTACATTTAGAGATATGAGAGGATTATCTGAAAAAGAATTTTCAAAAGCATTAAAAGAATGTTTTTTAAGTGTTTGGATTGACGATAAAAGTGGATTTGGAACTTTTCCATTAGAATCAATGTCATGTAATGTACCGTGTTTAGGTAAAATACCTGATTTGTCACCAGAATGGATGAATGAAGATAATGGTATTTGGGTAACTGATTTAACTATGATGGCAGACTATATTGCTGATTTCATACAAAATTGGTTGGAAGATAATATTAAACCAGATCTTTTTGAAAATATGAAGACTACCGCTAAACAATTTGGCAATAAACAAGAATTTGAATCAAAAGTAATCTCTTTATTTGAAGGATATTTAAATACTAGAGCCGATTCATTTGAACAACAAATATCAAAAACAGAAGAATAATATGAATAACAAATTATCAGTATCGGTTATTTTACCTTTAAAATCATCTAAAGCAAAAAATTTTGATGAGTATTTTGAAAAGGCAATTACGTCATTAAAAAATCAACAAATTCAAATTGAAGAACTTGTTATAGTTCATTCTCAAGAAGAAAGTTTGGTAACATTATTATCGTCATATGACTTTGGTAATTTAAATGTTACTAAATTAATTTGGGATAAAGAACCAAATTATTCTGAACAGATTAATTACGGTATAAAAGAATCTAAAGGAACTTGGATTTCTATTTTTGAATTTGATGATGAATACGCATCAATATGGTTTAAAAATGTTTTAACATATACCCAAGCATATCCTGATGTTCAAGTATTTCTACCAGTTGTTGTAGATACAGATGAAAAAGGAATTTTCGTAGGATTTACAAATGAAGCAACATTTGCAGCAAACTTCTCACAAGAAATGGGTTATTTAACTAATGAAACATTACAAAATTATCAAAATTTTCAAACATCAGGTTCTGTAATTAAAAAATCGGTTATTGAAGATTTTGGAGGATTTAAAGGTTCAATTAAACTTACATTTGTATATGAATTTTTATTAAGATTAACTTATAATTCAGTATCAATTATGACAATTCCAAGATTGGCATACAAACATACTAACTTAAGAGAAGGGTCAATATTTTGGAATTATAAAAATAGTGAACCAAAAATGTTAGAAGATGAAGTTAAATTTTGGGTAGCGACTGCAAAAAAAGAATATTTTTTTACTGACGATAGAGTCATAAAATACCAATCAGAAAATGTATAATGATAGAAACACTATCTGCAGTCACAGAAGTACTGTCTGCTGCGACAGAAGATGTTTCTTCAAAAAAAAGAGGAAGAAAGGCTGTTAAAGAAAATTATTTTGATGTTAGAGAAGAAAATGCTGTAAGAAAATTTTTATTAGCAGAATCTTCCTACGACAAGAATAAAATTTATAATGAGTTTTTAAAAGATCCTCTTGATAAGATGATTTCATCAATTATTAGACGGTATAAATTATATCGTAAAGATATGGATTTTAATGAAATTCATACTGATACTCATTCATTTTTAATGACTAAGGTTGATAAATTTAAACCGGATAAAAATAAAAAAGCGTACTCTTATTTTGGAACTATTTGTAAAAATTATTTAATGGGTCAAATTATTAAAGACCAAAAAGAAACAAATAGAAAAATATCATATGAAGATATATCATCAAGTTTAGAACAAAGACCTGATATGAGTTATAGAATTGATGAAGATGTTATTGAAAGTGATGCAGTAATTATAAAATATTTACAAGAATTAAAAGATTTTATTGATTTTGAAAATCTTAATGAAAATGAAAAAAAATTAGGGTATGCATTAATTGATTTATTTGATAATTATCAGACCATATTTTCAGGTGCTGATAATAACAAGTTTAACAAAAATGTTATTTTGTTATCTCTTAGAGAAATGACTAATTTAAGTACTAAAGAAATTAGAAGTTCAATTAAAAGATTTAAAAAATTATATATTATAATTCAAACTAGGATGAAAAATTAATAAAAAAGTATTTATCAATATGCCTAGACCACAAAGAAAAGAAATTAATTTTAGTAAAGAGTCCATATTATCACTCATGCAAGAAATCTATAATGAGTTAGTGGAACAAAGAAATACCGCAATAAGGATTCAAAATAAAATGTTATCTATGTTGAAAGACCCTGAAGACATGACAACAATTGGTCCTGTAATTGAAAAACAACAAAAAATTGTTAACGATTGTGTTGAAAAAAAATTAAGTCTTTCTAAGCTACAATCTGGAATTTGGGAAAAATCCAACACCAATACTGAATCATTTTCACTTGCAGATTTAGATGATGATTTAATTCAAAATCTTATTGATAAAGATGTCTCTAAAGAAGAAGAGAATTATAAATTAAAGTAAAATGGCATCACCAGATATTTCTCAAGGATTCAAGGATGTCGCTAATCAATTGGATGCTATTAAAGATTATAATACATCCTCTCAAGCAGAAAAACTTATATTAAATAAAGCTGCGGATTCTTCATCCCAAGCTGCATCTAAAATTTCAAAAGGATTAAATAATATTGCAGATAAACAAAAAAGATTTGAAAGAGATGTTCCAACATCTATGGATGAACTTTTAAATTTATTTGGTAAAACTAATGGTCAAGGTCCAGAGTCTTTTAGATATTTAAGAAAAAAATTTTTGGAAGCTTCGGTTAAAATTGAACCTGAAATAAAAAATATTATTTCAAAAAACACATTAAAAGCATTAGGTTGTTCTCAACAACAAACTTTTAAAGGATTTAGTAAATTGCAGTATGACCAAATTGGGTCAATGCAACAACTTCCTGTTCAACAAGGAATTTATATACCAGTTCAAAGTTTAGATCTTTTTGGTAATTTAAAAAATTCTCCTACTTCTTCCGTTGGAAAAGCCTATTATGAAGCCTCTACTCCATCAACAAGTACAAATTACAAATCTTATGGTGGAGGTATTCCGTTTCCAATGAATAAAGAATTGTACCAAAGAATGGATTCCACAAATGTTAATAGATCTTTTAAACAAGAATATGGACAAGTTTATAATGGAAGCTCAGGTCAACCATTATTTGATATGGAATACACAAAAACAAATGAATTTGGAGTCTCAGGAGATTATTATAGAGTAATATTGCTGGATAGAGAAGATGGGACAAACGCTCCTGTAAATAAAGTTGGACCTTTTTTAAACGATTATTTTTCAACAATTAAGTTAGTTGATTCATCCGATATTACATTACAAATTGTTAATTTACTTTCAGGTGCTTTAAGTACACAATCAAAACTTGGTCCTGCAGATATTGGAAATCAGTCATCTTTTGCTTTAATAGCCCAAAGAATTTTAGGTCTTTGTTTTGATTTTAGAAGACAAATTGATGTGAGCGGAGTTGCTAAAGTAGCTGAATTAGATGGTGTTGATGATGCCTTTTTTAAACCTACCGAATCTGATTTAAGAAACATAGATATTGTTATTAATAATGTTCAAAATGGTGTAATGGAATTTGAAGATTGTGACAATGTTAAATTACCTGTAGATTATGAATCATTAACAAAACAATTAGGTAATTTTAATTTAGAACAATCAGGATTGACTTCAGAACAAAAAGTAACCGCAATGGAAAATATTATTGATAGTATTTCCCAAAATCCTTCTTGGAAATTGTATGTTCCGGCAAACTTTAATGTGAATGTCGCAATTAATACTAATGTATTAAAAAAACTTCCATTAGCAGTGGCCGCAGGAGTATTAACACCAAAAACGTTATTACCTATATTCACCATGTTATCTGTTTTACAAACAAGTGCAAAAAATAGTCTTAATCAAGCAATAACATCTGCCAATACAAATATTGCATCAGGTAATACACTTGGTAATCAAACAAATAATGTTATTAATAATGGAGTTGATTTTTTAAGTAAATTTAGAACATTTAATATTAATGTTATATCGGAAATAGGTGCGATTTATTTAAAAACTCTTTTTGAGATTTTAAAAAAAGATATAATTAATTTATTATCAATAATCATTGGTGATATTCTTAAAAACAAGATATCAACAAGATATGCGATAATTCAAAGGTTAGTTCAATTAGCGATAACAATTGTACAATTAATTAAAGATTTTAGGGAATGTAAATCTTTATTAAATGATATTCAAGCTCTTTTAACTTTAATTAATGGATTACCAATTAAGAGACCAAAAATTCCAATGTTTTTAATGCCATTTACTGATTTTTTACCAGGTACTGATCCGTCTAGATCAAGTGTAAATACAATTCAATTTTTACAAAAATTAGGTGTTCCAACAGGAACGCTACCGGATGGTTCTCCAAATTTAATGAATTTTTATATGAAGGCGATTCATAAAGGTGCTCATAAAGAACAAACTGAAAATGGGGCTTCTGATACAACATTAATTCCTAGTCCGATACCACCATATATACCCAAATTATATACTAAAAGTTATTAAAATATGTGATATGACTAAGGAAGAATTTAATAAAATAATTGAAGAACAAAAAAATTTAAAAAACTTACCTAATAATAATTTAATTATAATGATGGATTTATTATCATTAGAATTTGAGGAAGTTAAAAAAAATATTATTTCAATGACATATCATTTAGATAAAATAGAAGAATTATATGATAATTCGTTAAAAGAATACCAAAGAAGAACTTAATGAGCAGACCAATATTTTTTCAATGTTTAGTTTTAGATAATAATGATCCTCTTATGCTAGGAAGAATTAGAGGAACTTTAATAACGGATAACTATACTGATATCATAAGAAGTTTTGATGATCCACCTTGGAATGAGACAAAAGATGCGTGGACAGAAAGAGACCCTTTTATTTTTAACCCATTATTACCATATTTTATTTATCAAGTTCCAAAAGTAAAAGAACTAGTACAGATAATGTATTTAAATAGAGATTTTAAATATCAAAATCAATATTATGTACAAAACAGTTTTTATTCTCCAACATCATCTTATTTCACTTATCAAGAAGGGGCTAATAAATTTACTGGTACGGGTATGCAAATTGAAAACCCAAAACCATTAAAAAACACATTAGGGTCTACAGTAGTAGGAGGTGCAACAACAGCAAGTAATTCAGGTGGTATATATACTGAAAAAGGACTACATCAAGGAGTTTTTCCTGAGCCAGGAGATAACGCAATTTTAGGAAGAGGAAGTGCAGATTTAATTGTAAAAGAAAATGAAGTATTATTAAGAGCAGGTAAATTTGAAGGAGAACAATTACAACCAAATGTAATTCCTGTTGCAAATACAAAAAGAGGATTTTTACAACTTTCAAGATTTCCAAGTGTTAAAATTCCATTAGAACCAAAAACTTATTTAGAGATTGAAGAAAAAGTTTTAATTGTAAGATATCTTGTAGAATGGTCAATAGATAATCCAGAAAATACTTATGACTTATTTACAGGCGCAGTTTATTTATATCAACTTAAACCTGATTTATCAACAAATACACAAAATGTTACAGTTAATTCGGTTATCAACGAGAATTTAAAAACTTTAGTTACTTTTCAAGAATTTATTGGTTTAAATAGAACAGACACAATTAATTATATTAATAATTTTATTAGATCATGCAATAGTGATTTTATTACAAAACAAGGTAATCAATTATTTCCATCAACTTTAACTGATAGATATCCAATTTATTATAGACCCAATAATAGAACTTATTCATATATATCACCATCAAATCCTACAACACAAAATATTGAATTTAATAATGTTTCAAACATATTTTCTCAAATAAGATTATTTGCACCATTAAAACAATCAGGATATGGATTAATTTATAAAAAAGATACTGTTGGCACCCCAATGGATACGAAAACAATTATTGTCCCGCAATCAAAATATTACGGAACTCCACAAACATATTCGGCTCTTGGTGGAGATAAATTATTTTTATTATCTCATCAAAGTGCAATACCAGGAAAGAAAAAAATTAATTTTGACGATACTTTATATGGGATATCTAATGATAAATTTTCTGATGATATAATGCCTAATACGTCAAGTACTGTTAGAGGAGAAGAGTTATTGGAATTGTTAAATTTAATCACAAGATTTTTATTAACACATACACACGCATTTCCTGGATTACCTCCAGTTCCTATAACTCAAGATGGAACATCCTCAACTCAAATACTTACAGAGCTACAAAACGCGGTTACAAAAATTTTAAATGAGAATATTCGTATTAATTGATATTTATTGAAAAAGATTAAATGTCAATTTTAAGGTCATACATAGATAAAAATAATACCATCACATCAAATTCATATGTTAACACAGCAAGGAACCCTATTGTTGAGTTAAATTTTGGAGCATCGGATTATATTGTCCCAAACTATGGGTATACAAGATACATCTTTAATTTAGATTTGGAATTGTTAAGAGAAGATATTATAACAGGAGTTATATCAACAGGTTGTACTTCAGCAATGACTCACACCCTTCAAATGACAAATACATCGTCATTTGATAATGAATTACTTAATACATTCATGTCAAATGAAAGAAGAAGAGCATCATCATTTGATTTAATATTATTTAGAATACCAAAAACATCAGGAGATACTGGAAATCCACAATATTGGGATGAAGGTGTTGGATTTGATTATAACGATTTTAATATTAACCACAATAGCGCCATAGGAGGATCTACCCCACTTACTTATGTAGATAGTAGATCATTCTCAACAAGACCTTCAAATTGGTACCAAACAACAACAATAGATGATTGGTCTCAACCAGGAATTTATAATAATAAAAATCAAGGATTAGTTAATTACGATGATTTAACAATTGTTGCAAGACAACATTTTGAATTAGGTAATGAAGATATTAATATGGATATGACTTCAGAAATTCAAGGTATCTTAGACGGGTCTATTACAGGAGTTACAGGGTGGGGATTGGCTTATTTACCACAAATAGAAAATATCACTGGATTAACCGACAGTTATAGTGTTGCATTCTTTTCCAAATATACCCAAACTTTTTACCAACCATTTTTATTAACAAATTACGATGACTTAATTAAAGATGATAGAAATATTTTTTTGAAAAACCAAGTAAATAAACTATATCTATATGTTTATCAAAATGGTGATTTAGTTAATTTAGATTCTGACCCATTTGTAAGAATTGAAAATACTAATGGTGATGCAGTTTCAGGTATGACTTCATTGTCAACCTGTTTAAGAACTAAAGGTGTTTATGAAGTTGTGGTACCAAATGGATTTACAGGAGCAACACCTTGTATGTATTACGATATATGGTCAGGTTTAACAATTAATGGACAATGTATACCTAACGTACAAAATCAATTTATTTTACAACAGTATAGTGCTGGTATCCAAATTGGAACTATGTCTCAAGATCCTAAAAAATTTGGATTCAGTTTTTATGGTATTTTACAAAATGAACAAATTCTTAATTCTGATATCCGTAAAGTTGGGGTAACAATTAAAAAAGCATATACAGGACAAGTTCCATTAGAAAACATTTCAGCATTTTATAGAGTATACGTTAAAGAAGGAACTACTGAAGTTCAAGTTCAAGATTGGACTCCTATTAACAGAACACCAAATGAATATTATTTTATATTTGACATGAGAGATAAAATTCCAAATCAATATTATGTTGATATTCAAGTGAATACTTCAGGAGAAAAAGATACTTATAAGAAACAATTAACCTTTAATATTGTAAATAAAAAATAATTAAAATGAATAAAGTAATTAAATTAACAGAAAGAGATTTAAACATTCTTGTAAAGAAAGTTTTACAAGAACAAGAAGAAGTAAACTATATGTTTTTTAGCAACTTAGAACAAATCAAAAGACAATGTGAAATGATGCTTGAGATGGACCCTAATAAAATTGATGAATTAATTCAAAACGGTCATGATTGGGCTGATGATCATATATCCGAAGCCAAAACTAATATTGACCAAGTTTTTGATTTCTTCAAAAATGAAATGAGTAAAAAATCTGAATATATTGATTATGAAGATATTCATGAAGGTAGAAAAAAAACAGGTACTAAACTGTGTGCGAGAGGAAAAGCTGCGGCTAAAGCAAAATTTAAAATTTACCCCTCAGCTTATGGAAATGGGTACGCAGTACAAGTATGTAAAGGAAAGATTAAAGGATTAGACGGTAAAAAACATTGTTCAGGATCATATTGTTAATTTAAAAAAAACATTTTATATTTGTGGTATGACTACAAACGAAAATTCAGGAATTTTATTTAGAATATTTTTATATTTAAAAAATAAATTTGACCCAAAACCTGATGTACCTGAAGAAGTTGATACTTGTGTTAACATAGTATTAAAAGTACTTGAATATGAAGACACTGAATTAGTTTTTGCTCCAGTATCCAACAAAAGATTTATTATTAATGATAAGAGAGGTATGGCAATTACTATAGAAGATAGAGTTGTTCATATTATCAATCATGTATATAGTTACAGCGTATACATGGAAAGTAATGAACATTACGGTAAAATAATAAAAAAATTTAATGAAATTTCTGAAAAGAATAAAATTGAATTAGAACATAAAATTGTTAATAATATTAAACATTCATTAACAAAAATATTAGAGGGACTCCCTTAAAATTTTTTTAATTAAATCTTTAAGGGATTCATTTTTAGGTTCATAATGAGTCATTTTAGGTTTGTTACCCGTACCTGATTTTGAATGTGTTTTTTCAGCCTTTCTTTTTTGTTGACATGCTGATTTTTTTTGAGAGTCACTCATTTTACTTGCAACTCCGGCCGCTCTACATTTTGGATATCCTTTATCACTTGCCTCAGGTCTTCCACAAGGAGGGTGTTTACCATTCTTATCTTTACGACATATATTAACCCAAGGCCCTGAAGGTTGTTTACTTCCTTTTGGTTTTTTCTTTGTTCCAAACCAAACAGCTAAATCTTCTTTAAGGGGACCAACTGATTGTTTAATAAGTTTTTCAGGTGGTTCAATATCGGCAATATTACTACCCTCATCGTCATTTTGACCTGTATAAAAATTTTTTAAATATTGGTCTAATGCTCCAATTTTTTTTGTTTTCTTTTCAATTTGAGATCTTTTCTCAGGTGATTCTTTAAATTCTCCGGATGCCTCTTCATACGCTAATTCTGCGTTTGTATATCTATATACAGGTAAAATATATGGGCCTAATTGGTCTTCAGTCCAAATTTCTGGTGCAAGAACGATAGGTACTTTAAATTTACCTGATCCACTTGAACCTGTGGCTTCATTTATTCTATTTTTTTTCATATACTTAATCTATAATAAATATCTCTTAATTATGAATATGGAAGAACAAGGAGAATTCTTATTTGAATCAATAAGATATAAGTCCCCTGAAGATGTTGAAAAATTTATTGAATCTATGGATTCAGTTCAATCATTTTATGTTTTAACTAAAGCAATAGAAATGGCTTACTCCAGAGGGGTATATTCTCTTCAAGAATCGGAGATATTATCTAAATCAATAAGAATACTCACAAAGAATTTAAAGTGATAAAATGGACTTAATATTAGTCTATTCCACTAAAGAAAAAAAGGGACAATTTCTTGTCCCTTTTTAGTGTATTTGTTTAAAATTGATTATCTCAATTCTTTTAAATCAAATGTTCTAACACCATCAACTGTAATACGTCCGTAAAATCTGTTGTTCACCATTTTCTTAGCGTATCTAGTCATGATACCTTTGATTGGTGTAAAGTTAAACGGATTGTACATTGTTGGAGTTAATTGTAGTGGTACATACGGTGCGTAGATGTAACCAGTGTCTAACAAAGAAGTTCCTTTGTGACCCATCAAAACTTGGTTTGCTGGGAAGTAAGGGTCTCTGTAAACTTGGTAACGACCTGCTAATGTTCCAACTCTTTCAATACCCATGTTGTACTGATCTTGTTCTGGTGCTGCATTTGATACGTGGAAATATTCCAAATCATCAAAAATTGCACTGATTTCAGAAGAAACAACGATCCAGTTAGCACCACCTCTCAAAGTAGATTTGTGGATTTGAGCTGAAATTTGGTTGATTGCTGTAATCAAAGTTTGGTTCCAATCTTTTTGAGTGTAAGGAACTGCACTTGATCCAAGTCTTTTCCAACCGTTGTAATCCCATCTTAGGTTCCAAGCTGCGCCTTTTCTCAAATCTCTCAAGATTTCTCTATCAATTTCTGCTGCAACTTGCTCAGACAATAATGCTGTTAATTCAGCTTCAGCGTCAATGTTGTGGAAAGCCGCAACGTCTTGAGCCATTTCAGGAGACCATTGTGCTCTTAATTTTCTTTCAGTTACAGAAACTGTTACTGACATTAAGTCAAATGAAACCTCACCGATTCTATCTTCAAATTCCAAGTTCTTATAGATTCTATAAGTAGGAACGAAAGCGTTGTTATTTGCTGTTGAAGAAGAGAAAGTAGAACCTGTGTAACCGTCCATAGAACCGCCACAAGTAATACATACTGGTACTTGCAAATCAACCTCTAAGTAAATGAAACCTTGAGCGTCACAAATGTTGTCGTATTGACCACCACCTGTTTTACTGTTAGGGAATGTAAGTGTTTCATTGTTATTACCGTATTGAACGATACCTTTACCATATCTTTGAGTTACAACTCTGAATAAGTAAGGACCTGATCCACCACCTTGACCTGTGCCTGAAGTAGTTGTGTTAGTACCGATACCCCAAATAGTCAAATCAGACAAGAATGATTCGTTGTCGATCGGGTTACCATCTGGTCCGATTAATTTACCTGCAGCATCAGATGCGAAACCTGACATAATAACTAATACTTTTCTGTAATCAGTTAAAGCGTAAGCAGCTGGTTCTAAGTTTAATGTTGTGTTATTCCAAAGTGCAGTTACTGCAGTACCTGTTACAGCTGAGAACTCACCTTTAGAGTAGTCAAATAAACCTGGAGGATCTAATGCTGGTTCATTACCTTCATAAAATCTATCATAAAGATCTTTACCTACATTATAATCGTAACCTGCGTTAGGACTATCTGGACCATTTGGTGCTCCATAAGGTGCATAGTGTGTTCCACCATTACCATATTCTGCTCCACCTGTTTCATACTGTTGAATGTTAGGTACAAAATAGAACAATTTACCGATTGGTAAGTTCATAGCTTGTACTGAAACGATATCGTTTGCTAATAATTTAGAGAATACACGTCTAACGATTGGGAAAACCACTGTTTCAAATGCTCCTGTATCAGAAGTAGATGATGCTTCATTGATTAAAAATGATGCTTGGTTTTCGTATAATTGTGCTACGTTTTCTCTCATGTGACCTTTAAGACCTTCTAAAAAGCCTAATTTGTCCCATTTGTTGATTGTATCTTCTTTGATAACTTTAAGGTGCTTAAGACCGATGTTACCAACAAGACCTGATTCTAATAATGCTCCCATTTTTTTAAAATTTTGTTTTTTTAATTTATTTTTTAATTAACCTAATTTAGACATTAAATCTTTCATTCTTAAGAACTGAGGATTTTCATATGTCTTAGATTCAATTAGATTAGCTGATGAACCTGTAGAAACTTGTTTGTTTAATTTTGTTTCAACTGATTCAGTAATTGGTTGTGTGTCTCCTTTAGTTAATTCGTCTTTGATTGACTTATAAAGATTTTTTGATTCTTTTAAAGTTTCAACTCCGTCAAATCTTCTAAGGATGTTTATTTTTTCTTTTTTAGTTGTTGAATGTTCTGTGAACAATCTTGTAGCGTAAGCTAAGTTTGAATTGAAGATTGCAACTTCATTAAGTTTTTCTCTGAAAACATTCAATGCTTTTCTATATTCATCGTTCTTTTCTCTCAACATACTAACTTCTGCATTAACTGATTCGTTTTTAATTGCTGTGTTGAATTTAGAGTGTGCTCTTGGTTTAGGAAGACCACCTTTTCTAAAATCAGAACCCATACCTAAAGTTCTTGCTGCTTCCTTAGTTTCTCCTTTTTCAAAACCAGCGTCATCTCTACGAGCTTTAGTAGATTTAAGATCTTTTGAAGCAATTTTACCGTGCTTCATAGACAATCTTTCATCTTCTTTATCTTTGTATCCTTGACCTTCTTTAGTTTCTGCTTTAACAACTTTAGATTTACCTTCCATGTTACCACCTTTCTTGTATTCAAATTTTGCTTTACCAGTACCTACTGATTTAGGACCTTGTTTTTTGTCCTCTTTAAATCCACCTGCAGATTTCTTGTAAGTGAATTTAGGTCCTGAGCCAATTCCAACACCTTTAGGTTTAACGGTTGATTTACCTTCTTTAATGTAAGATTCATCCATGTCAGATTCTTCTTCATCATCGTCGTATTCTTCTTCATCATCGTCGTATTCTTCATCCATTTGCATGTCCGAGTCTTCATCTAATTCTTCATCTAATTCTTCATCCATGTCAGATTCTTCTTCATCATTGTCTTCTTCATCCATTTGGTAAGATTCATCTTCTTCATCAGAATCTTCATCTAAATGAATTTCGTAAACGACTTCTTCATCCATTTCCATATCTGAATCATCATCAGATTCTACATCATCCATATCAACTTCTGATGTGTCTCCGTTTTTAGAGAAAATAGCATCAATAACGTCTTGTACTGATTCGTCTGTTTCTTGGTTCATAATTTCATCCATTTCATTCATGTTTATTTCTTCGTCTTCTTCAGACTCACCAAGCTTAACAAGATATTCTGTATCAGCGTCATCATCTGTTAGGTGAATATTGTTACCATCTTTTTTAACGATGATTCCATCTTCTTCACCCATAGCTTTGAACACTTTCAGAATTTCTTCATCAGATGCGTCAGTTAAATCTATAGGACTTTCTTCTGAATCCATGTCCATGTCTGTATCTACATCCATATCCATTTCATCGTTATCTACATTCATGTCAACATCAGTATCTACGTCAGTATCTACATCTGTGTCGTCCATGTCTGTATCTAGACCAATCTCTTCTTCATCATCTTGTTCTGAGAGAGATTCTTTTACTAATTGATTGATTTCTTCTTTCATTGTAGAATGAAGTATTCCTTTTGCATTTTCGGCAATAGCTTCTTCAACTTGTTTCATTTGAATAAGAGCCTCTTGTACTAAATTTTTATTTTCTTGCATGAAAAATTATTTATTTAACTTATAAATAGTGTCAACTTGAAAAAAGTTTATGTTATACGATAACAAAGAGACTTATTTTGCAATAAGACACTTAAATTATTTATTTATAATAAATATTTCCATAAAACAAAAAAAGTGGTCATGGACCACTTTATTCATTAATTAATTGATTTTACTCAATTACTTCATCAATTTTACTTTCAGACACTGAAGTTATTCTCCAATCATGTGTGAACCCTTCATACTTCTTTGTAACCTTTGCTTCAACATCGGTAACAGAATAACCTCTAACAAGTTTTTCTTCTCTAATTTTTTTAATTTTTCCTGAATTCTCATCAGGTAAGTCATACTGAATTTTTGCTACAAAATATTTTTCTTCCATTTTTAATTATTTTCCTAAAAAATCGTTTAATTTTTTCATTAAGTCAACAGACTTGTCTACAAATTGATTTGAATCTTTACGATTTTTTTCTTCGTCTAAATTTTCTTCATATTTATTTCTATCTTCAGGGTTTACAAAAAGATATGCTCCAGGTGTTGATGGTGATGATACTAAGTCAAAACAAATTAATTCAAAATCATCTTGAACCTCATTTCTTTCTCCAACTTTTTTTAATGACCCAACTCCTCTTGAGGAAACTCCCATAGTAACTCCTTGTCTCATTAAGTTAGCCGCAATATCTCCTTTAGTTGATACCACACCTGTTTCATGAAAACCTGGAGAAGTTAAAAGTTTTATTTTTCCCATCAATATATTTCCTTCCCACCAAATATCTGTGATGAGATGTGATACTCTATCTAAATCAATTAGTGATGATTCAGGGTGATTTAATTCTGATGTTGATAAACCTTTAGCGATTGCCTTTTTATAATTTTCTGCTTCTCTTTTAAGGATTTTTTCAGGATAGAATCTACCATTCCTATTTGGTGTATTATATTTTTGTAATACCGCATAAAATTCAAATGGATTTCTATAATCCAAATTAGCGGCTTCTTTTAAAATGTCAGCATTAAGTTTATCTTTTGGAGATATGTAACCTGCATCCATTTCAACTAAGATTCCATGCCCAAGTTCGTTTGCTTCTAATATTCTTAATTTTTTCATCAATTGTTTTAAAATAAATATCTAATAATAGATAGTTTATTGATTACTTTATTTTTTTGATGTTGAAAAATCAAAATACTTATTTTCAATAATATTATTATTAAAGATATTTTTAATAATTTTTTTAATTGAATCTTTAATTTCTTGGGATTTAAAATCCACATCAATTATTGTGTAGAGATTGACTTCCAAATTAAAAAATGATTTTTTTCCGTGTGATATTCCACTTGTTCGTAGGTCTAAATCAACAATACTTTTTTCTTTAAAGAGTTCTAATGGAATTGAATTAAAAACTGAATGTTTTATTTCTCTATTTAAATTCCCTACTATTCGGGTCCAATTATCTTGTTCAAATTTTGGTGTAACCCATGATTGTATGTTTATGTATACTGATTTTAAATTTTTGGAATCTACAGTTCCATAAGTGGATTTAATAGGATGGTACAAATTTATTTTAACACTTTTCCCTTTTTTCATTAATTTTCATATTATTATGCGTTTATTTGTTAAAAAAATAACAAATATAAACTCAATAGTCAAAATTTTTATAAAAAATTAGATATTTTTAATATATGATAATCATTGAAATAAAAAATAACGAAAATATTGATAGGGCTCTTAAATTATTAAAATCTAAAGTAATTAAGACAAAACAGAATCAAATTTTATTTGAAAGAAAAGAGTACAAAAAGAAATCGGTTCTAAGAAGAACCGAACTTTTAAAGGCGAAATATATTCAGAGTAAAAAGAATTAAATAGATCCTTCTAAATTTTTTAATTTTAAGAAATTTAATTGGTCAAATTTTTCATTTTTAATTCTATCTATTGTTTCTGAAATTTTAGTTTTAACTTCAAACTCTTCTTCTTTTTCTAAAATAACATTTAATTTAACTATAGTACTTTCTCTAAGTGTTTCAAATTTAGTTTCTAAAGTTTTAGTATCTTCAGAAATTAATTGTAAAAATTCTTTTTTATCATGTTCACTTAAATTTTCAATATAACTTCTAAGAGTTTGATTGGCAATACTAACCATTGATTTAATTGGAATATTAATACTTTCTTTTAATGTTTTCTTTTCTGAGATTAAAACATTAATAATTTTTTTCTTTGAACTAACTCTTTCGGATAAATTAATTTTATTTATATAAACCAATGTATCAATATCAGAATATTCATTTTTTGATTCGGAAATTGTTTTAGGTAATTTAATGTCTTTTAATAATTTTTGGATAATATTAATACCTTCTTCTAAGAATTCTTTGGCATCTGATTCAGATAATCCTTGTGGAGTAGTTAATTGGTCATATAATGAATAGACCTTTGACATAGGTTTATTACTCAATACATTATGTTTGAATTCTCTTAAAGATTTTTTAAAATCCGACTCATTCTTGTAGGATTCTATTAAACTTGTTTCAATTATGGATTTTACTTGTCCGAAAGTCATTATTAATAGTTTTCATATAAATATTATGAATTTAGTAACTTATCCAATTCTTTTGACATTTCTCCTAAAGAATCTTGACCTTGACCTAAATCCAAGAATTGTGTACCCTCAATTAAATTAGTTTCAACTAAAATATTAAGATTATCCAGTCTTGATTCTGGTGTTACAGCACCTTCGGTTGGAGGTGTTTCAGTTCCTTCTGGTGCTGGTGGCGGTGGAGCGCCTCCTCCTAAATCACCTCCTCCTAAATCTCCACCAGGTGGAGCAGGTTCAGTTGGTGTAGAAGTTGCTGATGTAGTTCCTCCTGAAGATGAGCCATATAATTTATCAATGTTATCAAATATCCCTGTTTTAGTAATAACTGTTGGAGTTGCTTTAAGTTCTTCTCCTACAGCTCTTTCAATTCTTTGTTGTTGTAAATCCAATCTAATCTCTTCATCAGACCATCCAAAAATATGTTTTTTAGCCCATGTTGATGAAGTTGCTTGAATACCATTTCCTGGATCCGCAACAAGGTCTTTGTAAAGTAAAACTTTTTCTTTCCATACATCAATCTTCAATAAGTCTGCTTGTGTTGATGGATTACTAAGTCCTAAAGTAAAGTTTGAAAGTTCATCTTCAAATCCTAATAAAAATAAATGTACAATTGCAATTTTGTTTAATTCTTGCAACATACTTTTTTGAATTCTATTAATTGTTCTAGCAAAACGAATGTCCATTAATGCTAAATTCTTACCATCACCAACAACTTCTTCAAATCCTAAAAATGCTTTTGGAACACGAAGAGCTGTTAATAATTTCTTTTGAATATATTCAATATCGGCAATTTCAGATAAGTTAGTCGCACCTGGTAAAGTTGTAATTGGATCAGGTGCTGCAGGGTCTCTAACAGGAATGAAATAATCTTGGTCAACAGCCATTTGATTAAATCTCATATCCACGTTACCTGTATTCTTATCAACAATTTGTTCTCTTTTAAATTTATTGGCAACACGTTGAACATACGCTTCCACATCATCATCATTCATATTTCCCACAAATACTTTGAACATTCTTCTTTCAGGAGCTCTTGATGTACGATAAATTAACATTGCATCTTCAGACAATAATAATTGTTTCCAAATTCTTCTTGCCTTTTCTAACATAGAAGTACCATACGGAAGTTTTCTATCATCACCCAATAATCTAAAATGTGCGATTTCCCATGATTGGAAAGTCATGTTCTTATTTTTCCAAGTAAATTCTAATGCTTTTGGTTTTTCAGGCTTTTCAATATTAACTGTTATTTTTGCACCTGCACCTGCTTCATGTCTTTCAATTTCAATTGTTGGAAGTTGTTGAACTCCAACAATACCTTTTTCAGGGTCAAGTTTTAAATAAACAAAGTTATCACCATACTTACAAGTATTTCTTGTCCACATTGGTAAGTTGGTGTTAATATCCAAAGAGTTATTGAATAAATCAGCTAATACAGATTTGATACGTTTTGATTCAGAATAAATTTGTAAAATAAATCCGTCTTCATTTGTTGTAGTTGATTCTTCGGCGTAGATATCTAATGCGGCTGAAATCTCAGGAGTATACTCCATTGATTCATAATCATACTGAGCAGAAAGTCTTGTTGGCTCATAGTACATTGCTTGAGAATACATATTATTCTCAACTTTTGCCCATTGATTTGATAAATAAAATGTTTGTTGCGCTTGTAATTTTTCCTTTTCGTATTCATCACGATTAGTAGTACGTAATAATTCTTTTTTATCAAACTTAAACGTTGGATAATCTTGATTCAACAAAGAATTTGGCCCAAAAGTTTTGGACAAACGTTGCCAAACGGTTAGATTTTGATCGCTCATATTGTAATTTTAAGTTGTTACTTTAATAATATAAATAGTTATTTAACACCAAATAACCATCCATATGTTTCATAGTCTTTTTTTGTTGGACCAGAATTATATTGTCTACTATCTCGTCCCATTTGTGGAACCATTGGATTAAAAAATTCTGAAGAATTTTTATTTTCATTAACCACTGTAGACCAAGAATTTAACATAGCTTTTGTATGATTAACAACTTTTGTGAGAGATTGAAAAGATTTTTCTGCAACATAAATTGCCATAGATATTGCCATAATACAGTCATCATGATGACCTTTTTGATGGTCAGGTCTCCCATTTACATAGATAAAAGTATTCATTTCATTATATAATCTATGTGAATAAACTTTAAATTCATGTCTAACCGCTTCTTCAAGGGAAGCAATAATTTGAACCCTTTTATTATTGAAATTTATACCAGGAATTTTTTCATTTAATTTTGGATCATATTTCCATTTATTACTTGTATCAATATTATCAACATACATTCCACCAGCATATTGTAATTCTTGCATTTTTCTTGCTGTCGCAACTCCCATTCCACCAGTTAAATCTACAACACAATAAGCATTATACATTGTCCCCCACTTATATGCAATCTCAGCAGTTACATCTGGTGGTACTTTTCCGACATATTCAAGGACTTGTTCTCTTGTATCAAAGTCAATTATCTCAATACAGCTAAAGTCCTCAGAATCCCCTCTGGATACATCCACACCCATAACGTACTTATGTCCGTTTTCAGGTTCTTTAAATATCCAAAGATTTCCTCCCATCATTTTGGCTTGTGGTTCTCTTACTTGATTTTTGGAAATATTTTGCATTAAATCAGAATCAAATACATTATCACCTGAACCTAAAAAGTTACATTCCAACTCTTGAGCAACTCTTCTTCTATCAAACTTTAATTTTTTAACCATACCTTCAAACCAAGTTGAACATGGTTTGTATCCTTGATCTATATAGTCTTTAACAACTTGTAGGTCTCTTTCATAAGGATTTTCATTATGTAAACTAACAATAGTATCTTTAGGGTACTCTTCTCTGTTTAATAAAAAATGAACTAAATCAGGAGTTTTAACCATATACAAATCTTTTGTATATCTTGGGTCTTTATACCAATACATTTCAGAGATTTTGAAATCATTCATTCCTCTTAATGATTGGTCATAAATTTCATAATAAATTGGATCATATCCATTTGGTGTAGATACAACAATAACCTTACCACCCGTAGATAGTGAGGCCATACAGGCAGACCAGAAATCACTATCTGCTTCAATGTATGCTGCTTCATCAAATATCAGTATGGTTGGGGTATAACCACGAAGGGCATCTTTTGATGTCGCAACAGCTTTAACCTCACAATCATTATTGAGTTTGAAATGTCTTTGTGAATTTTTTTCTTGTGAGAATCCAATGCCTACCCAAGCAGGCCATTGTTCTGTAAAACCTCTAACTTTATTTGCCATTTCAACGGCAGTATCCAATTTATTGGCAATAATTAGAATTTTTTCTGGTTTACTTTTTTTGGCGAATGCAACTTTTTTTGATGCCCATGCTGCGGTAACAGTAGATACACCTGCTTGTCTATACTTTAATGCTACATTTTCATTGTAAGCATCATAATCTTCAATTAGTTTGATTTGATCTGGAAATAAATCTAATGGAACGTATTTGGATACGGTATTATCAAATGTCTGTAAATAAGTACGAAGTGCGTAAGGTGTGTTCCTCATGCACTTCGTAACTTCTATAATTAATTGTTCTTTAGTCACAAAATTTTATTTGGGTCTTGATATTCCCAAACTACCTAAGAAATCATCTAATCCGTCTTCATCTTCATCATCATTTTCGTCAGAATCAATATCTTTTTCTTCTTTATATTCCTCAAATTCATCTTTCATATTTTGAGCTTCTTTCATAATTTCTTCAAATTTTGAAGTTGCTTTTCTTACTTTAGAGTCATCTTCAGATATGGCGTTTCCTATAATTGCCAAAAATTCTTGAGCAGGTATTTGGTATAACAAGATATGGAACCAGTTTATTAGACCTTTGTTTGATTCGTCAAACATTCTGTCGGGTAATGCAAATCTAAGTTTTTCTACAATTTCAGGTCCTATTCTCAATTGCATTGGTTCGTTAGATAATACATCAACAGCACCTCTAACTTTTTCACGAATATCGGGATTTTTAGAATGTCCATGTCTTCCTTTCGCTTCTTCTAACCCTTTGATTATTTCATGACATAATATTGGGAAAATCATTCCTGTTGCAGTAATTTTTGTGTCAGGACTTTCTTCTCCACCTTCACCACCTTCATCTTCATCATCTGAATCACCTAATTCTACTTTACCAGCAATACCTTGTCCTGTTTCACTCATCATCTCAATCATTTGTTCCATAGTAAAATACAGGAAATCATTGATTGCCATAATTCCTAAATAATCTCTATATAATGAAGGGTCAATAGCGTCTAATCTTGCTTTTACTGATGGCTTTTGAAAAAGATAATGACCTTTTTTTGCAGCTCCTTGAATAATAGCATTTATGATATTTCTCTTATGTTTTTCTAATTCTAATTCTTCTTCATCAGTTAAATCTTCAATATCAAATGATGGGATTTGAGGGTTTTCATTTTCCTCTTCATCATCTTCTTCATCTTCAGGTTCTTCAGGATTAAATCTAAAATTAGAAGTATCTGGCATACCCAATTTAGCATCAATCTGATACCAATCTTCAGGTACTTCACCTTCTTCTAAAGATGCGTCAACTGCTAATTGTTCAAGTTCTTCTTTATGAGCACTTTCAATTCTCATGATATTAGGAAGTTTTCTCATCATTTCTTGATAAATCATTCCTTGAACTTGTTTAGAATCAATATTTTGATTACCTGTAACTTCTTTAAGTTTGTCGGCAACTTTACCAAATCTTTGGCTTATTAATCTTTGAACATCTTGAGTCCCTTTTTTCATTGCAGGATTTTTTGCATATAAACTTTCAGGGTCTCCTAATTTTCTTTCCAAATTAGGATCCATTCTTTCACGCCTATTTCCGTAATCTATTTGTTCTTTTAATTTCTTTGCCATTTTTTTATTTTTCTAACATTTTAATAATAACATCAATTATTTCATTTTTAGCCTTTTCGGGTGAAGTTTTGTTTGCTTTTGGAGATTCTTTTTCACCAGGGTTTGGATTTTTTCCAGGATGACTTGGTCTTGGTTTTGGTGGCGTTTTAGTTCCAGGTTTAGTTGGAGCTGGTTTTGTTGTTGGATCCGTAGATGGATTTTGTTCATCAACTTCTTTCTTAACTTTTGTAGATGATTTTTTACCAAATGATTGGATATGTTTTGTTGCAAAATTTTCTTCTTCATTGAGATGTTTAATTAGATCTCCTTTAGTAATTCTTGGTAAAATATTTCTTTCAACAATTTTCATAATTTCGTTTTCTAAAAACAAAGATACAGGATTTTTTCCTTCTCCCAATTGTTTTTTTACTTCTTTAACGCATCTTTCCCACTTTCTTGATTTTTTTGGTCCTACCTGAGAATGGCAAATAGCCCAGGGATTTGGTTTGTTTTCTTTATTTTTAGCTTCTGCCATACCCATCATTTTTCTATTATTATCTGAGTCATCATCCATTCCATCTTTATTCATATCATTTTCATCGTGTGGATTGTCTTGCCCTGTAACATTTTGTAATGCATCAGTAGCCAATGCGTCAGAATCAGTTAAATCGTCGGTTTCATCTTCCTCAATTTCAGTCATTGAAACATTAACACCTTGAGCATTCAAGTTTTTTGCTATTTGAGGTGCTTGTGGATTTTTACTACTTATGGTTGTAACACCTTTTCCTGATACTTGTTCACCAAGTAATTTTGAATATAAAATATTAATTTGAGATTCAGTTAATTTAGAAACAGTTTTGGCTGTCATTCCTTTTTCAATTAATTCAAGGGCTTTTATGTTAGTTTTCATACACGACTTTCTTTTCAAATTCTAGAATCAAATCTCTTTCATAGAGTTTGTCTTTTATTTTTTGTTCTGTTTCTCCAAATCTAAATACCAATCTTTTTTGTCCTTCAGATTCTTCGGTTTCCCAGGCTAATGCAACAACATCATCCATTGCATCTATCATACAAAAAAAATCGGAGTTCTGAATCAATTCTAATTTTATATCAGTATTTCTCAGTACTCCTACTTTTTTAATATATTTTAATTCAGGTGGAGTTGGATAACCATTAGATGGTTTACTTTCCCAATATTCTCCCCATACATCTAAATCATCAGAAAAAATAAACTCGTAAAGATTGTCTCCCTTATAATTAGGCCCCAAACCGTTTACGTAGATTAAATTACTCATATAATATTTCCTTCTGTTGAAATTTTCTTTTGTCTGCCGTTATTTTCAAAAACTAAATTTTTCTTATTAGTAATTCCAATAAAGTTATAGTTAGAATTTTTTTCTAAAAATTTCTTAGCTGCCAATTCTTGTTCAATAGTTTCTGTTAATTTAATAACAGAATCCATTTTCTTTTTAATGTCAGATTTAATTTTAATCTGTTTTTGAGCATTTTTATTTGCAGATTCTCTAATTTCTTTTTTTGTTACTTCAAAATATTTTGAAATTACTTTATCAACTTTAGATTCTTTAAAAATACTATCCATGATTGCTCCGTTACCATATTCTGCCATTTCAGAACCTGTTTGTTCAACAGGCACATCCATATCTGCTTGAATATCTTCAACTTCAGTATCATCAGTCATATCTTCACCTCCCATATCATCTCCACCTTCTTCTCTTTCCTCAGCCTCATCAAATTTTGACATAATATCATCTTTATCTTCTTCACTTAACGATTTTAAATCTAAAGACGATAAAACCATATTAATAACATATTTGATATTTTCAGAAGTCATTCCTTCTTCATTATCTAATGTTCTAATTTTTTGTGTTAATTTACCAGTAAGTTTTTGAATTGTTTTAAATGTAACTTGTTCTTCTGCATCTTCTGATCCTGCGTCAACTCCCATATCATCATTCATATCAACATTAACATCTTCTCCTCCCATATCTGCATTCATATCAACATTAACATCTTCTCCTCCCATATCTGCACCCATATCGGTACTCATATCAGGTGATGGAGGTAATTCTGGTGATGGAACTGCTGGAGGTTCTGCTGGTGGAGCTGCATCAACTTCAGGTGCCGGAGCAGGTGCCGGTAATTTTAAAGTAAACTTTTTTTGTTCACCAAATAAAGAAGTTCCTTCTTCATTTTCAGTAAGTCTATTAACTTCTTTAGTTAATAAATTTAATCTTTTTAAAGCTTGTGAATATGAAGAATAATATTTTCTATTTTTCATTGGTTCAATATAATCGGCTTCAGATTCATTAATATTTTTCTTAATAATATAACCTTGTCTTTCTTTTACGATTTCATATTTATTACCATCGGCAAGGGAGATATTATATTCTGAATTTGAAGTTTCATTAATTTTAGATGGAATTACTTCATTAAAACGAGCAATTTCCATTATTCTATTCAATTTATTTTGGCCTGTAAGCTTTTCACTTCCTATTGCTTTTAAATCTGACATATTTTGTATTTTTAATTTTTTTAATTATTTAATCCGTTAAATCCTCCAAGAGATATTGCGTTTAATTGAATTACCTCTTCAGTACCATTACTATTACTATATGCAGCATATGGTACTATACCATAAGATGCTTGCCAAGTTCCTCCAGTAAGAGAACCAAACATATCATTAGTATACTGATATACAGCATTTACTGAAATACCTGTAAAAAATGGTGTATGAGTTGGTGTTGGTGTATGAGTTGGAGTTACCGCAGGTGTTCCTGTTTGTGTTGGTGTTGGTGTTTTTGTTGGAGTATTAGTCGGAGTCTGTGTTAGTGTTGATGTATTGGTTGGTGTCACCGCAGGTGTCCCTGTTTGTGTTGTAGTCACACTTGGTGTTGGTGTTTTTGTTGTAGTCACACTTGGTGTATTAGTTGGTGTATTTGTTAATGTATTTGTAGGTGTCTGTGTTTGTGTTAGTGTATTTGTTGGAGTTTGTGTTGGTGTTGACGTTTTAGTTGTAGTTACACTTGGCGTTGGTGTATGAGTAGTAGTTACACTTGGCGTTGGTGTATGAGTTGGAGTAACTGAAGGTGTTGGAGTTACCGTTTGAGTTGTCGTAACAGTCGGTGTTGGTGTAACAACCGCTAAACAAGTTGCACAATCTCCATAATCAACAGATAATGTTAAAACTTTATCAATACCAGTTGCTGGTTCTGCGTTATCAATAATATCATAACATCCCGCAGTTGTTCCACCTGTAAATGTTAAATAGTAATTACCATTAACCGAAGGCAATGATGAACTATCAAAATCAACTAATATTGCAGGACCACCACCACAATAACCTATGAGATATGTAACTAATGCCATTTAATTTTTTCTTTATAAATATATGATTTATACTAATTATTTACGGATTTCTTGAATTTGTGTTTCTACAGACAACTCTTTATCCTTAATTTTATTTTTTTCATCAAAAAGTTTACCAATATGACCAGATCTTCTTAGGTATTTAAAGACTAAATTCTCATAAGAAAACTCACCATCTTTATTTAATCCTGACTGTCTATAATCTTTTAGTTTATCTTTTAACCCCTTTAAAGTTTCAGCATTTCCTTCAGATTTTGCATCTTCAATTGCGTCATCAATTTTATCTGTCCAATTTTTTATTTTGGTTTTTAAAACAGACATGTCTAAATTTTTATGTGTTTTTTTAGGCTTATGAATCCATTCGTTATTCATGACAGAATAAACACCATCACTATGAGATTCATCTGAAATACCTTGAGCATAAACTTCAACATCATATCCAAAAATTTTAATATCATGTTTGTCGTTAAAAAGTTTCTTTTTTAAATCAAAAAGTTCTTTATAAAGGTCTTCTTGTTTTCCATATCTTTCAAAATCAACAATAACGTGTAAATCAAAATCAGAATATTCTGACCAATTAAAATTAGCTAATGAACCCATAAGATAAATGTCTTCAACAAATACATCATCACCTAAATCTTCAATAAATTCTTCTGCGATTCGCATAAGAGATTTTCTAACTTTAGGTTTCATGATTGCTTTTTCAGCACTTTCAAAATCTTCCCATACTTTTGGGTTAAGGGTTTCTTTAACTGAAAAACTATTAAGTATTTTTTGGGCATTACTCATTACATATAAATACTCAACAATTTATAGTTTTTTATATTTAAATTTTTTTGAAATGTTTGTAATGAAAAATTGCCCTTGAGATTGGGCCTTTCTGAAGGCAGTATATACCTGATGAGGTACATTATCGTATTCATATTTAAAACCATTATTGAATTCTGTTATCAATTTTTTGGTTTCTGTGTCGTATTCTGTTTTCTTAATATTAGACGATTTTATTTCGTTAATAATCTTCGTCCCCTTGATTTCTTCTTTCGTTATTGCCATTTTCTTTAAGTGGTGTTAATTCATCAATTTTAGATAATAATTTTGAGGCATAATCAGTAAAATTATTCCAGTTTATATCAAAACCATAATCTTTTACTTGTTGAAATAAAGCCTTTTGTGTGTCACCAAATTTATGAAATAACGACATCATTTTATTAGTATATTTTGGTGGGTTTTCTAAATCTTTTTCACTAAACCCAAGTTCTTGAAAATGTTGTCTTAATTCAAGATAAATGTCTAACAATTCTCTTAATGATGTACTATGTTCTAAAAATTTTTCAAATGGTTTCATCAAATATAAATATAAACCCCCATCAAAAATGATGAGGGTTTATTTGTGAATGATTAGAGGATACTTATTCTTTTCTTTTCTTGTTTTTTGTAATTAGGTACGAATACCGTTAAAAGTCCATCCTCAATAGTTGCTTCAATGGAAGCTGGGTCATATCCTTCTCCAACTGTAAATTGTTTTGAAATTGACTTGGATTTTTCTTCACCATTCAATTTATAAACTCTTTTTCCTTCAATGTGAATAACACCATTTTCCATTTCAACTTTTAAGTTTGATTTGTTAAAGCCAGCGACTTCTAAGAAAAGATAGGCACCATCATTTGTGTTGTTTATTTCATATTTTTCCTCACTGGTATTTTTGGGTGATGAACTTGAATAATACCTGTAAGATGGAGTTGAGTTAAAAAAATTCTCCATAATGTTTCCGAAATCTGAATTTAAATAAACCATAATTTTGTTTTTTTGTTTTAAATTTATTATTTATATTTGTAATAATCAAGTTCAATGCCACATGACAATTCCTGTCAATTTGTAAGTTCTTTCTAATTTAATATGTCATAATGACATACAATAAAAAAATAAAACGACAATTTGTCAAATAATTTGGCAATGTCCCAAATTTGATACATCTTTGTAAAAATTAATTAACTATGAACGATATTATGGATGATGACGACAAAATAATGAGTAAAAAACAAAAACAAAATTCAGACAGTAATACACCTGTCTTGGATAATTTCAGTAGAGATTTAAATAAATTGGCGGAAGCCGGTAAGTTAGATCCTGTTATTGGACGTGATAGAGAGATTTTAAGAATCGCTCAAATCTTATCTCGCAGAAAGAAAAACAATCCTATTATTATAGGAGAACCTGGTTGTGGTAAAACCGCAATTGTTGAAGGTTTGGCAATGAAGATTGTAAGTGGTGAATGTCCCAAAAATCTTATTGATAAACGAGTCGTAAATCTTGATTTAACTTCAGTTGTTGCTGGCACAAAATATCGTGGTCAGTTTGAAGAAAGAATGAAAGTCATTATTGAAGAACTTCAAGCAAACCCAAACATCATTATCTTTATTGATGAGATACATACACTTGTTGGGTCTGGTAATTCTGCAGGTTCAATGGATGGTTCCAATATTTTCAAACCCGCATTATCTCGTGGTGAATTGCAATGTATCGGAGCAACAACTCTTGATGAATTCCGCAAAAATATTGAAAAGGATGGAGCATTAGAACGTAGATTCCAAAAAGTAATTGTTGAACCATCTACAGTTGTGGAAACAATCCAAATTCTTAAAAATGTTCGTGAAAAATACGAAACATTCCATAAGGTAACTTATTCCGATGATGTTATTGAGGCTTGTGTTAAATTGGCTGATAGGTATATTACCGATCGTGAATTCCCTGATAAAGCGTTTGATATCTTAGATGAAGTTGGAGCTCGTATGCAAACCGACATAAAAATTCCTGAAGTAATAGAAGAATTAAAAAGGAAGGCATCAGAACTTAGACAATTGAAAATAGATGTTGTTAAAAAACAAAATTATGAACAAGCAGCAGAATTACGAGATAAGGAAAAGAAATTGTTAACCAAACTTGAAATTGAAAAAACCAAGTTTGAAGAAAATCAATCAAAAGATAAAAAAATAATTTCACTTGAAAACGTATATGATGTTGTATCTAATATGGTAAAAATTCCTGTGAATAAAATGAGTGTTGATGATAAAAAATCATTAATTAATTTGGATAAAGAATTAATAGGTAAAGTTATCGGTCAAAACGCCGCAGTTATCAAGATTGCAAAATCAATCAAAAGAAATAGACTGGGAATTAAAGACCCAAATCGTCCAATCGGTTCATTTGTATTTTTGGGTTCAACGGGTGTCGGTAAAACACACTTGGCAAAACAATTGGCAAAAGAAATGTTTGGTTCCGAAGATTCATTAATCCGTGTGGATATGAGTGAATATCAAGAAAAGCATACAATATCTAAATTGGTAGGGGCTCCTCCAGGATATGTTGGATATGAAGAAGGTGGACAATTAACTGAAAAGGTTAAAAACAAACCATATTCAGTAATCCTATTTGATGAAGTGGAAAAAGCACATAAAGATGTTTTTACCATCTTACTTCAAATTTTAGATGATGGACACGTAACTGATAGTCTTGGTAGAAAGATTAATTTTAAAAATACATTAATTATTTTAACCTCAAACTTGGGAGTTAAAAAATTACAAGACTTTGGTACAGGGATTGGATTTTCAAGTAACGCATACTCAAATGAAGAGGCTAAAAAACAAGTATTGATGAAAGAGATGAAGAATTTCTTTTCACCTGAATTTTTGAACCGTATTGATGATACAATTGTATTCAATTCATTAAGTCCTGATGATATTAAGAAAATTACTGATATTGAACTTAAAAAATTAGTAGACCGTCTTAAAGAAATGAAATATACAATCACTTATGATGATACCTTAATTGATTATCTTGCAAAAGTTGGGTTTGATGAATCTTATGGTGCAAGACCTCTTAAAAGAGCAATTCAAGATAAAATTGAAGACCTATTATCTGAAGAAGTATTAACAGGTAAAATGATTGAAAATAAATCCTACCATATTAAAGTGGATGGTGAAGAAATCAAGATACAGAAAAAAGGTAGATAACCTTAAAACAAAACCCTCACAGAAATGTGGGGGTTTATTATATCTATAATAAATGAAAACTTTAACAAATAAAAAATCGGGTGAGGAATATATTGATATTTCCAACCACCCGATAATAAAAAGGTATTTATATAAATTAGAAAGTTTTATTAAAAAACACTTCTACTTCTCCAATCATATTGTTTTGCTTCCTTATAATGTAATTTATATCCAAGATTTTCAATCATTTTACGTCCCATATTAATTCCATTAAACACATCCTCAACAACTACATACTCACTGGGAGTATGATAATTATAATATCCTATTGAAAAATTAATACAAGAAAAATTAAACTTACCTCTTAACGCATAAACATCTGTATATGGATGAACCATGTATTGCATATCTTCATTAATCATTCCTTCGGTTAATACTTTATCACACGCCTTAAAAAAATCAGAATCTCTATCAAATAATACCTGTCCAAAACATTTTTCAGTAATCATCCAATTTTCAGGAGCATCAAATTGAATCCCATATCCAACATTTGTGAAAAATTCTTCTTTTGCCTTCATGGAACCATGACAACCTGTTTCTTCAGATACAAAAAATGCAGCCTTTAAATAAGGTAATTCTTTTAATAGAGTTAAACATGCGAATACACCACATTTATCATCTCCACCAATACCTGTAGGATTATCTTTGTTATTATATGCTTTATAAGATAATTTAAGTTCTCCTTGAGTATTTGGTAACATCTCTTCGTGAACATTAATTGTATCAATGTTATGAACTGTATCTGTATGAGCTATCACACAAGGGAAATAGAAATCTTCCGATAATTCAGAACTTTCTTGTTTTGTGGCATAAACATTTTTATGTTCATCAACAAAATGTTCAATATTGTTTTCTGTTAACCAATTAACCAAGAACTGAACCATTAGGTCTTCTTGATATGTTTTTGTGGGGACGCTTAAAACTTCTTTAAGCAATTGTAAATCTTGTGTCATAAGACAAAGATAAGAAAAAATTATATCTCTTCCAAATTAAATAATGTTGGCTGATAAAGTAGATTATAAAAATTCTCTTCAGTTAGTTTTAATGTTGTTTGCTTCATTCCTTTTGAAAGTTTAACAACAATTTTATTTGGATTCATTTCAAAAGTTTCAATTTTAAATCTGACATCTTTATTTTTAGGTAAATTATACATTTTATCAAGCTCAAACTTTTTACTAATTCTATCTACCATATCAACATAATCTTGCATTTTAAATTCACCATCAGATAATGAACCGTCTTCAATTTTTTCAATTATTTTATCTAAATTACGTTCAACGTAATTATTAAATGACACACTATCAAATTTTTCAGCATCTTGGTATTCGTAAGTATCCTCTTGCCATCCTCCTATATTAATTTTATTTGCTGCAAAAATTTTAGGTAGTAATTCATAAATTGGAAGTTGTAATGAATTTTCCCTGATATACCACATAACCAAATTTCCAACAGTTGTTTTAAATTCGTCATCAGATACATAGGTAAATCCGGCTTTATTAAAATAATTATTTAATTCCTTTTCAATATAATCTTGAGCAACTTGAGTCATTTCTGAATTTTTTTCGGACATATAATCAGAAAGGATATCATCTATTTCAACTCTAAATGTTTTTATTAGTTTATTCGCAAAATCTGATCTAAATTGCTCGTTTTCCAAATCAAACTTTTTAGGATAAATTAATCTTGATATTCGTTTTAGTTTTTCAATATTATCTTCGTTTAATTCTCCAAAAATAGTATATCCACTTACAAAATCATCTTTCACCGAGTACCAATCCATAAACTCATAACCTGAATAGTTTGAATTAATCATTTTCATAAACCAAATATCATCATCATGTAATCCTATTGCTTTCCAAAATTTATCATCATTAAATCCTATCATAACAACGCTTAATCCACGATTAGAATTGTCCACACTAACATGATAAATGTCTGGATCAGAATCCTCTAATTCATATCTAGAAATTTTACCTTTAACAAAATCCCTCAAAGCCATAAATGTGTCAAATGATGCCATATTGTTTATAAATACTAGTTTTAATTGTAATTTACAATATTTATACTTACCTTTGAATAAGTTCTTTAAAATATGGGGGTGACAGGCTTTGATTTCAGGTATCAAGGATAAGTTGCAAGTAGTCGGATATCATCTACGACTTTAATTATTGGTGGTAAACATAACAGACGCAACTTTTGCGAAAATGGCTACTCTTGGTTTAACTAGAGAAGCTGTTGTTGTTGGTGCTTAATCTCACAGAACAACTACGGGGTTTCCCATACGTACCTTGGAACAGAAATGGTCAAGGTGTAATACCACCCGAAGATGTATTAAGAGTCTCGTTCAGGAGTCTACTCTAACACAAGTGAATCCGACACAGTTATTGGTTACGATGTCAAAATAGGAACCATTTATTTGTTTGTTATGAATAACAGAATAAACTTGTAGTAACGTATTGTTGAACCGGAAAGACCCGGTTTCAATTACCGGCACCTCCACCACAATTCTCATCATATCCATGATGTAATAAAAAAGGTTCTAATTAAGAACCTTTTTTATTTTTAACTATTAAGTCAATTAATTCATTAACCATATCATCTGACATAGTATTTTTCATCCAATTAATTGACCTTGAAACCCACCTAATATTTCCTTTAATATATCCTTTAGAACTATCTATTCTATCTAAAGAAGCGGCATATATTGGGTTTTTATCTATTTTTTTATAAGATGATAGTATAAGATTTATTCCACTAAATTCACAAATACCATTTTGTTTTTCCCATTGTTCTTTCAAATCATCAATAGTAACATCAATAATATGAATATGATTTCTTTTTTTTATATTTCTAAAATGATATCTAAATTTTGTATACTCATCATTATATCTATCATACCCTAAAGTAGTTAAATCAAATCGTTTATCTCCAAAATTTTTAACATTGTTTTTTCCGACGCAAGTTCTTGTACAAAAATTAGGTCTGTTTAATTTTTCATTTCTTCTTATTTCAGTTAATGGTTTTTCAAATTCTACGCCACAATTTTTACAAACACATTTGCCCATTTTATATTTTATTTTCTTTTTATCCATATAAATAAATATATGGAAATGTGGTAAAAAACTATGGAGATGGTTGTTTTTTTAATTTATTATTTTTATTATTATTATTTAATTATGGGAACAGATTGTAATATATGTAGTAATAAATGTTTTGGAATACCAGATCATCACGGTAGTTGTTGTACGATTGATGTAAGAGATTACATTATGGGTGCACATCCTGATGCTGATGAATTCATTACTAATTTATCTAAAAAATTTGGTAGAGAAATTAAAAGAGAAGAAGTATTTGTTGAATATGAAGAAGGTAAAGATATGTTCTCGTATGAAAAAAATGGAATAACTGGTAAATCTATTTGGAAAAGAGAAGAATCTTATCCTGCATTAAGAGTAGATTTAAATAATCCATCACTACCTTGTATTTTTTATAATACTCATATGAGAGCTTGTAGTGTTTATGATATTAGACCTAAAATTTGTAGAGAATATGAATGTGATTATCTAACTAAAAACACTTCAAAACAATAAAAAATAAAATCTATATATTACGCCCTCACCTAAAAATGTTAGGGGTTTTCATATTTAACAATCAGTTAACGTATTATTAGCATTCACATAATATTAAAATTTTACTATCCAATTTAAATTGTCTAATTATTAGTATCTAAAAACAAGATACCATGATTAAAAAATTAATTCTATTTTTATTTCTTCCGATTTTTTCGTTTTCACAAATTACGACATCGGAACTTAATGGAAGAGTAAAAGAAAAGACAGGGAATATTGTCCCTCACACATCAATTCAAATAATTTATGTTCCAACAGGAACCAAGTATTCATCTTCTGCAGATGATAAGGGAATTTATCATTTTTACAATGCTAGTGTTGGTGGTCCATATATTATTAAAGCAACTTCTGTAGGTTTTAAACCATTTCAAAAAGAAGATGTATTTTTAACTCTTGGGCAAAATAATGATTTAAACATTGTTTTGGAAGAGGAAAATAAACAACTTAAAGAAGTTATTGTTACTACAACAAAATCACTAAAAAATTCTTCAGGGATGTTTATTTCTGAAGATAGGGTTAAAAGTGTCCCTATTCTTTCCAGATCAATTACAGATATTACTAAGTTAGTTCCACAATCAGTAAATAATTCATTTGCTGGAACAAACTTTAGATATAATAATGTTACAATTGACGGAACAATTAATAATGATGTAATTGGATTTTCTCCGTCTCTAGGAGGACAGGGTAATACTTCAGGTATGCCAGGTTCATCAACAAGGACTTCACCAATTTCTATTGATGCAATAAAAGATATTCAAGTTTATATTGCACCTTTTGATGTTAAGGTTGGTAATTTCTTGGGTGGTTCAATCAATGCAATTACAAGAAGTGGTACAAATAAAGTAGAGGGATCAGTTTATACTTTTGGAAAAAATTCATCATTGGCTGGTTTTGATAACACAAAAGGTTTTCAAGATGGACAATATGGTTTTAGAGTAGGTTTACCTTTAATAAAAAATAAATTGTTTTTCTTTACAAACGAAGAAGTTACAGATAGAACGGAACCAGTTCAATATAATGCAAATGGACGTGGTTTAATATCAGATTCATTGGCAAATGTTATTTCTACATTTGTAAAAACTAAATATGGTTTTAATGTTGGTAATTATGATGATTATACAATTTATTCTCGTTCAAAAAAATATTTTAACAGATTAGATTGGAATATTAATAACCATAACCAATTAACTTTAAGAAATAATACAACAACTTCTGAAGCAACAAACTTAGAAAGAGATTTAACTAATTTTCGTTTCTCTTCTATGGATTTCAAACAAAATAACACTCAGTCATCAACTGTAATGGAATTACGTTCTCATTATGGAAAAAAATCTAATTCATTAATTTTGGGTTATACTGATATCCATGATTATAGAACACCATTAAGTGGTAATTTTGCGTTCCCACAAACTGAAATTGCTTATAATGGTGGAACCATATTTTTAGGTAATGAAAGAGAAGCGACTGTTTTTAATTTAAAACAAAAAACAAAAGAATTAACGGATAATTTTAATTTTACATTGGGTAAACATTCTTTATTAATTGGAACTCATAATGAATTCTATGATATTGATTATGGTTTTGTTAATAGTTGGAATGGTAGAGTATCATACAAATCAGTTGCAGATTTCTTATCATCAAATGTTAATAGAGTTAGAGGTTTCTATTCAACAATTAATAACGATAGAGATTACATATTCAACAATCCATATGCACAATTTAAAGTTAATTTATTAAGTGGATATGTTCAGGATGAAATCAACTTTGGTAAATTAAAAATAACTCCGGGTATTAGATATGATTACGCACAATTACCAAATAAACCATCTTTATCTTCACAAGCAGCTGCAGGATACACCAATGATTACTTAAATAATGGTGTTATTTCACCAAGATTAGGATTCAATTATGATGTGAATGGAGATAAGAGTTTAATTGTAAGAGGTGGTAGTGGTGTATTTGTAGGTAGAATTCCTTTCGCTTGGATAGGATACGCTTTCTATAATGATGGTATAGGATTTGGGTCTTTTGACGTAAATAATGTTGCAGGTAAAAATGTTGGTGATGTATTAACAACACCAGCAAAACAATTTGCATTTAATAACGGACAATCCAATTTAGTTCAAACAGATTTAATTGCAAACGGCTTTAAAATGCCGAAAGTATGGAGAAGTAATTTGGCAATTGATAAAACAATCTCAGGATATAAATTAACATTAGAAGGTTTATATACACAAGTTATAACTGATTTGATGTTCCAACAAATTAACTTTAAAACTGATGAAGCAAATTATGGTTTTTTTAGTTACGATACAAAACATCAAATGCCGATTTATAACGGTGTAAAAATAAATTCTAAATTATCAAATGCTTACGCATTATCTAATACCGATAAAGGTTATAGATATCAAGGCACAATATCTCTTACTAAGAAATATAAATTTGGTTTAGATGTATACGGAGCATACACTTATGGTATATCTAAAGATATTACAAATGGTATAAGAAACTCAATGGAAAGTAATTGGCAGTTAAATCAATCTTTAACACCAAATAATCCCCAATTGGCATATTCTAACTTTGATATCAGACATAGAATAATATCACAAATTACTAAAAAGATTAAATCAACATCAGTTTCATTCGTATTAAATTCTCAAAGTGGGATTCCTTTCACTTGGGGATTAGTGAACTCAACTATTGCAGGAACTCCTCAATCAGCTGGTTTAGCTTATATCTTCAAAGATTTGACGGAAGCAACAAAATACATTCCAACAGCAGGACAAGCACAATCTTTTATGGATTATGTAAATAGCAATTCTTATTTGTCTTCAAGAAAAGGAAACTTTACTGAAAGAAATGGTGGTAGAACTCCTTGGAGTACAACTATTGATACAAGATTAACTCAAAATGTTGGAAAACATTTACAATTAACAGCGGATATTTTTAATTTAACAAACCTAATTAATAATGAATGGGGTAATATCTATTTTGTTTCAAATACATTTAATTCAACTTCATCAGTTGGTTTATCTAAAACATCAGGGTCATTTTCATCGGCAGGTGTTTTAACAGATGCTAAATTTTCATATAGTAAACCTACACAATTACCTTATTCAATTGATGGAATTAACTCTAAATGGCAAATTCAATTAGGACTTAGATATAATTTTTAATTAAAATAATACAATGTATTTTTCCCCCCTCCTAAGACGAGGGGTTTTTTATTTCATTTATTTTATTATCATTACAAAATGAATAAGATATTATCAATATTATTTATCTTATTTGTTTATTTAGTGTCTCAAGTTTTCACATATTACCAATTACAAGGACATCTCTTTAACAAATGGATAAAAGATCACCCAATGATTATGGTCATATTAGGGATTCCTATAGGGTATTACGTCGTTATTGCAAGTAGAACGATGGTTGACCTATGGGACGGCCAAACATGGCCAAATCGTCTAATAGGGTTTAGTTTTGGTGTTATAGTTTTTACCATAATGTCTTGGTTATTACTTAAAGAACCTTTAACATTAAAAACAATGGTTTGTTTATTTTTGTGTTTGATTATTTTATTAATACAATTCCTTTGGAAGTAAGTTATTGATATATTTATTTGTATGAAATTAATATCAATCCTTGTTAAAGAAGGTAGAAAAGAAGATTTAAGGAAAAAATATTTAGATAAGTTTGGTACTGATATATTAGATTTTGTGTTGGGTATTTCCGATTTACAAGATTTTAATCACAAATACACTGACTTTATTTTAAAGGCGTTAGACCCAAATTCAGATATTGATATGAATGTTGAGATTGCTGTTGGGTTAGTAAAAGATTTTGACAAATACCAATCTCAATTAAAAAAGAAAGACATTAATCAATACAATAGTTTTACTGAATTAGAAACCGCATTAAAACCTTTCATAGAAAAAGAGAAAGAAAAAGAATTAGAAAAACAAGCCAACAAAATTTACGAAGATAATAAGTTTTTAGTTATAAAACCAGAAACTGAAGAAGCTTCCTGTAAGTATGGTTCCAACACAAAATGGTGTGTCACTTCAAAAGGTTCAGGACATTTTGGAAGATATACTCAAGGTAGACAAGCCCTTTATTTTATCATTAATAAAGCAAATTCCACAAATCAAAACTATTCCAAAGTTGCCGTCCATTTTGACAATTCTGGTAATAAAAGATATTGGGATACCCAAGATTCTCCTTTAAGTCCAAGAGAAACTGATATTCTTGAATATGCCTTTCCCGATATTATTGATGCAATTAAAAAAGATTATGAAAAAGTTAGAATAACCGCTGATAAAATATTAGCAGAAACTTTTAATTCAATGGGAGAATCCTCCGCAACAAATAAAGATTATTTAAATTCAATTTATGATTTAGAAACATTCGTAACAGGATTTGAAAATAATTCTGATATAGGTTTTGGACATTCTGAAGGGTTTTTAACAATATCATTACACTCAGTTAAAGAAAGTAAATTAATTGATGAATATCAAGTTTTTATCACATACAAATCTGTAGATGATAGAACATTTACAGCAAGTATAGGATTTATGGCAAACTATGAATCATCAAGTGATGATTTTGAAGACCTTGGACTTGAGGGGTGGGGAATTGATTCAACATATGTTTTAAGTAATAGTCCTGCAGAAACTGCTGAAGATGTTAGAGAACACATAGCCCATAGAGTATTAGACCATATTAAAAATAATCCAAAACTTCTTCAAAAAGTTGTTGGGTCAAAAACGGTTTGGAAATCAAGATATGGTTATACTTTTGGTAAAAATAAAGGAATGATTAAAAAATTAGTTGATTATTTAGATGCCGGATATGATAATGGAACAAAATTAGATTTTTTAGAATATATTGGTACTTTTAAATCAAGAGTAGTTGATGGTAAAAAAGAATATGCTAGATCAGGAACGAATGAATTTTTAAATCCAAATAGGTGGAAAGGTCAATATGCATCATTCTTTTCTGCTGCTGTTTTATCAGGTATTATTCAATATCAAAAAGATGGAAGACGTTTTATTATAAAACCTGGTCCAAATTTTGAGGCATTTAAAAAAGGTGAATTAAAAGCTCTTTAATTTCTTTTAGATAATCTGCGAAAGTAGATATACAATCCAAAGAAAACCGCCGCAATACAATACAAGACGAAGTTCGCTTTCCATAAACTTCCTGTCAGTAATATTAGGGAATATTGAACGGCATCGAACCCAAAAGGATTGAAGAATAGTGCTAACATTAAAAATATTTGTGAAAGATTGTCTTGAAATGAACTTCTCCACGTTTTTCTGTTTATCTCCATCATTCATATTCCCTCATTTAAAATTTATGTCAAAAATTGACTTTGTATTTTAATATAAATATCTTATCTTTATATTATGGCAAAATGTGATAGACATATTTGGGATACACAAGATAAAGAATGGTGTTGGAAATGTGATGAACTTACTGATAAAGAACGTATGCAAAATACAAAAAAAATTAAAGTAATATTTTTAGATATAGACGGTGTATTGGCGACTAATAAAGAGTATTCAACAAACAGAACCAAATTTAGAGAAAAATATTCTTGGGCTAAAGAGTTGAGAGTTCCTTATGGGTGGAATAAAGGTTGTGTTGAAGTCTTTAATGAGATATTAGACGCAACAAATGCTGATATTGTAATTAGTTCAGATTGGAGATTTCATTGGGATTTAGATGAGTTAGATAAAATATTTAAAGCAAATGGAGTTAAAAAATCACCAATATTTGGTACTATTAAGAATAAAAGAAAAATGAGTTCTGATTTAGAGGATGATAGAGTTTACCAAATTAGTGAATGGGTTAAGTTTAATAAACCTGAAAAATGGGTGGCAATTGATGATATGAATTTGAATAGTTTGGGTCCTAATTTTTTTAGAACAAAAGATTCTGAAGGTTTAAAACAAACAGGATTAAAAAATAAAATCATAAACACATTAAATGATGTCTAACATAAAAATATGTGATATAGTTAAAAATAGATACTCAGGAGTTGCTCCTGAAGGATTTGTTTTACTTCTTGATAAAACAATTGAAGATTTACAAGATTTTGAAATTTGGAAAGAATGGAAAAATAAAATTATTGAATTAGATTTAAAAAACAGAGTTGAAATGGAAGAAAATAAAAAATCTTAAGTTTCAAAATGGTCAAACTGGTGGTAATCGCCTGCAGCGGTGAAAGGAAGTGCACTCCGAGGTATAACATCCCGCCAGTCCCTGACCACATAATTCAAATTTTAAGATAATTATTCAATATGAGTTATAAAGTATTCACCAAAAAACCCGTTAAGAGGCATTTAATAAAAACAATAAGTTATAGTATTATTACCATATGTATTGGATTATTTTCAATGTGGTACATTACAGGTAATATAATAATAGGTATTTCATTTGGTTTTGCAGAAATAATATTAAAACCTATAATATATTATTTTCATGAAAAAATATGGTATAATTGGTTTAAATTTGGATTAATTGAAGAAAAAATTCATAAAGTAAAAAAAGTTCAATTAAATGAAGTTGAAACTAAAGTAATAAACGAAATTCAATTAGAAACATTTACTAAAAAACCGACAAATTTAGTTCAACCCACAGGAAAAAAAGTATTGAATTATTCATCAAATAGATAAACCGAGGAAACTCGGTTTTTTTTATTTTAATTTAAGATATTTATTAACATGAGTGAAATAAAAAAAATTAATGAAACTTACGATATACTCTCAGATTTAAAAAGAGATTTTATTAAAGATTTTGTATCGGAAGCTGTTTTTTCCAATCCTGTTCCTATCCCTTCGGGATTTAAAGGTAATTTTGGAGAAAAAAGACAAAATGAAGTTCATCCTGGAACTGATATACCTGTTCCAAGTGGAACAGAGATTAAAGCTCCTGCGGACGGTGTTATTGTTGGTGCAATTGCAAATCAACACCCATGTGGAGGAACATTAGATATTGATTACGGAAATGGATTTTGGAGTAGATTTTGTCACGTAAAAAGAATTGATGTGAAAAATGGGGATAAAGTATCTCAAGGTCAAGTGGTTGGATTAACAGGGGGTGGATTAAATGATTTTGGTAGAGGTAATTCACAAGGTCCCCATTTACATTTTACTTTAAAAAAAGATGGTCAAACAGTAGACCCTATCCAATATATGGGTAAGTTTGATTTAGGAAATCAAAAACTATCAGATATTAAACCATCAACTGATAATGCGACTGATGATACAACAACTAGTGGTACAACAACTAGTTCCCCTGAAGATGATATTGAATTTAAATTTTTAACTCAAATGGCATCTAAAATGGGATTAAAAGAAGAAAAAATATACTCAAAATTAGGTAATAAAACTTCAAGTAGATTTGGATCTATTATAATCCCAAATACAGATAACCCAACAATAAAATCTCCTGTTAATGGAGTAATCAATAATTATCATTTTGAAAGTTCTTGTCCAAATCAAATAACCGTTCAACATTATATTAATGATAAAATACATTATTTACAATTTTGTGGTATATCTGATACTATAATTAAAGATGGTAGAAGAGTATCTAAAGGTGATGTTTTAGGAAAAACGTCTTCTGATGTAACAGTTTCATTATATGATAAATCATGGAGTAGATTGAATTTACCAACAATGTTAGATAAAGAAATTAATAAAAAAGAAAATTATACGAATATTATTCCAAATAAAAAGAAAGAAAACGAAAAATATAAAAAAGAAACTGAATATTACGATCCAATTTATCCATGGCTAGGTAAAAAAATACTTGCGATAGGTAAAAAAATACAAGATAAAATACCATCAATGACTAAAGGGGAAGAACCTAAAGTTAAAAACTTTTTTAAAAAAAATGGTATGACTAATGAAAAAGTGAATGAAAACATAGATAGAATTAAAAAATTATTAAAATAAAAAAAACCCATCGTAAGATGGGTTTTCTTCATTAAAGAAAAAGTTATATTATTTAACTTCTACTGCTTTTTCAGCTTTTGCGGAATCTACTTTAACTACAGCAGAATCCTTTTTAGTTGAATCTACTACTACAGCAGAAGAATCAGATTTTACTTCAGTTGATACTCCGCCTCCGCAAGACGCTAATGCTACGATTGCAAATAATGCTACGATTTTTTTCATGTTTTTTTGTTTTTTTAATTTAATGTTTTTAAACTTAATTTACTATAAATGTATTAAATAAGATTTAAATAGTCAAATTTTATTCTAAATTATTTTAAGAATCTTAATTTGTATAATGTTGAAAAAATTAACTCTTGAACTCCGTCAATTTGGTTTTGAATATAAGATTCTTTAATTCCCTTTCTATTTTTTTCTACATTATTATCTAAATCTCTAAAGTAACTTATCAATTGTTCCGTTGATTTATAATCAACCATTTGAACTGTTTTGTATCCTGTTATTATTTCATATTTTCCTTGATAACTTTCAACTATACCATCAATTAATTCAACTATTTCATCATAATAAGTTCCTAATGCCATATGTTCTGCAAATGATGATTGTGATTTTGTTTGCCAATGAAAAATATGAGCCTGACTTCTTGAGTGAAGTAATGTTGCAATCATATCAACAACATCTCCTGTTTCATTTTTTTCTCTTTTAGTTTCTACCTCATTCAAGTTCATTGCTCTGAATAATTGCTCTTTAGTTAGTGTTAGTTTTTTTTCCATACATATAAATATCAAAGAAACCAATAAAATAATATAATAAAATTGTCCACCACAACTATGTTATGATGGCCAATTTAAAATTATTATTATTATTATTTATAAAATTCCTAAAAATTTCTTATTTTTTAAAGATATATTACTTTCTCCGATTTTAAATCCGTTTTCGTATATTTTTATCTTATAAACACCATCAACATATTTTTCATTTAAATTAATATCAAATGAGAAATTTTGGATTAACCCTTGTCTATAATCAAGATCAGTTTTTATAGTATATTCTTTTTCTCCATCTTCTCTACTAACAAATAATCCTGATATAGATTTATCAAAAATAACACTATTTGAAGGATTAACCACAATAATATAAATTTCTTTTTTACCACTATTAGATATTTTATTCTCATTAACATTAAATGATAATTTTAATTTATCTATTTTTTGAGATTTATCTGTATTTTTTTCTTTTTTATTGTGTTTAATATTAATTCCATTAAGAATTATATCTGAAACTGAAAGAGTACTTCCAATATCAACTTTATGTTCTGCAATTTTCTTTTCTTCTTCTGTTTTTAATAAAACTTTTTCAATTTCATTTTTTTGAATAATAAGAATTTCTTTTTCTTTTGATAATTTACTATTTTCAAGTTTTAATTGCTCGTTTTCTTTAATGTAATCACTTATCATTTCATTAAGTTTCTTTATTAATTTACGAGCTTTAGATAATTCCGTATTTGTTAATTTTTGTTTATGTATTATTTTTTTAATACGGTTCTTCAAAGAATTTAATTCCTTTGTTTTTGTTTTAACAATACTATCTAAACCAGAATTTTGACTAGTTAGATAATTTAACTTTAAAATAGATTCATCGTATTGCAATTGCAACACATCTTTAGAAGAATCTAATTGGAGATACTGTATCTCTTTTTCGTGAATTATATTGGTACTTTTATTATTAGAATAATAAATGTATCCAAAAGATAATAACAATAATACTACTAAAATACCATAAACAACTTTATGGTTTAAATTTGACACTTTTTCCGAAAATTTTGACATAATTGGTTTTTTTAATTTTTATGTTTTTGTATTAAACAAAAACTAATATAATAAATACTATTAAATTATTTATAATCAATTTTGTCGTTTTCATAAACTTTATTTATTCAATCTATTATTAATAATCTCACAATACTTTTCATCAATTTCATAACTAATTGAATCAAATCCCAAATCACTTGCAACTTTACTTGTTGTTCCACTACCACCAAAGACATCAATTATTATTTGATTTTCTTTAGCTGTAGTCAATATTATTTTTTTAATTAATTCCTCAGGTATTTGACAAGGATGTTCAGTTTTTTCTTTACTAACATTCTTAACCTGATTTACCTCCCACCAATCATATAGTTTTGCCCCTGTCTTACCTTCAGCAATTCTGGCTTGAATTCTTTTATCTTTTAAGTTCTTATATTCTTGTCTAACCTTTCTAAAATCAGGTTTACATCCCCACCAACTAATCAATCTACTTTGTTTTCCGGTATTTGAATTGTATACCCAACAAACCACTTGTTCACATTTTACTTTTAATGCTTTTGGTAGCAAATTAATTGTTTCTTCGGGATAATGAATTATTACACAGGGTGTTGGGATTTTTGAGAGTAGTTCAATATAATCTTCTTCACTCATTGTATCTTTATATTCATTATATGAATATCCTTGATTGTATGGTGGATCGGTGATAACCAATCCATCAGGTATTTCACATTCTCTAAAATCTTTATTTATAATTTCTTTCTTCATTATTAATATTTAAAAAAGCGGAAAGGGGAAGATGGTTGAGTGGACATCCCCTTTTACGATTGGCATTACTAAAGTGGTTTCAACTCCAATATGTTCGGCCATACCACCACCAGGTTAACACATATTATTCCCCAATCAACCTTTTGCACGCATATCCCGATTTGAACAGGAACGAAATCTTTTGGAGAGATTCATGCTACCGTTACATCATACACGCATTTATTTTTTTGCGTCCCCTCAAGGATTTGAACCTTGGACCCTCTCGTTAACAGCGAGACACTCTACCACTGAGCTAAGGAGACGTTCTGTTCTCATTATTTTTTTATAATCCCCGCCTTAATAAGAAACTTACGAGCAGATTTTTTATTTTTGCAAACCCTTTTAGTTAATATTCTAATTGCTTTAACTTGTTCGTCAATTTCTTTTTTTCTCATGAGGTCAGTACAGGATTCGAACCTGTGTGAAATCTTTTGCAGAGATTCATATAACCACTCTAACAACTGACCATACCTTAATGGGTTCCATTTGTTAATGAAATCCCATGTCTTATTCCCGTGATAAAATCTTCAATTTCATTCTCAGTCATATCTTTATATTTATGTCCAACAGTATATCCGATCTCATTTCCACAATCACTTAAATCACCTTCATATATTGTTACATTTGCTTTCTTGGTCAAAGATAATCCAATCCAAGATAAATCCTCACTATTAAATGTTCTTTCCATCATAATTTGTTTTATTCAACCATATCAAAATTAAGATTATTGTCCGACATTAACTCACGAAGTTCCTCTCTAATTTCTTGATATGCGTCGTACTTATCCTGAGGTAAACCATCAGGAGCATATTTGGTCTTAGACCTTAAAGACTGGTCCAATTCCCACAATACAGACCAAAATTTGGTTCCACTTGTTGCCAATAAAAATTCCTGATTATCATCAGGCAAATTAAATTCCAAAATTGCTTTCATAATACATACTTTTTGTAGTCAGGACAGGAATCGAACCTGTATGCCATTTGTGGTTTTCTCTTCAATTTACTGTTGCAACAGTACCACAAGCGTTTTGCCACTCCTGTATGATGTCCGCTTACGTCTATCATACAATATCAACCTTGCGAGTTAATGTGCGCGTCTACCAATTCCGCCACCTGACTATTTACCCCACTTCACCAGCTTAACGGACTGGCTGCCATATGGGAGTGGGGGTTTCCCGTTATTTCGGGACTCCGTGGCCAACATAGGATTCGAACCTACACAAAGCAACCATTTTACTGGATTTGGGTACCATCCCTCATTACGCACTTGGCCAAATATAAAGTTAAAATCTTTAACTTTAATAACTTCCGACTTTGTCATGTTTTTACTTCCGACTTTGTCATTATTCTTTGAGGTTGCAAAATGAAACCTTAAAGAAAGTATCGCGTACGGGGTTCGAACCCGTAATCTTCATCGTGAAAGGATGACGACTTAACCAATTTGTCCAACGCGACATTTGTTTCACAAAGATACAAACAATATTTCAAACATCCAAAAATAAAAAACCCCGAACTTCATTTCTGTCGTTCAGGGCTTGTATATGAATATACATCAGGAATTTTACTTCTTACCATCTGAACTACAAGGCATAATCTCATACCAACAATTCTCTTGTTGTTTATTAAAGATTATATTATGCATTGTAGTGTTCATGTTATTATAAATATATGATTTTTGTTTAAAATGTCAATTATATAATTTAAATAGATATCACATCAGACAGGCATTCTACTTCCCGCTCCTACACAAATGTAGTACGAAATTGTATCTTATTTAACCCTACGTTAGCGGTACGGGTACCTGAAGATATGATATTGTGATCCGGATTGGAGTCGAACCAATGACCTACAGCTTCTTGGTAATACTAAAAATATAGACCAAGAAGGCTGTCGCTACTATCCAGCTGAGCTACCGAACCATTATATTTCTTAACAAAGATATGAAAAATAAATTAAAAATCCCACCTTTATGGGGTGGGAGTAATGTTTTAATTTGTTAAAATATGTTATTCTGCGAAACTTTCTTTGTAGATTGTATCGGTATCATTTGATTCTATGTTAATTGTATGATTTAAAGTAACCATTGAGTTATTAAAATCAAAAATAAATTCACCATCAGAACCTTCATTAATTTCCCACCCACCAAAGTTATCTTCAAGTACTTTATAACACCAATCTTCAACTCCTGCTGGTACATGGTCACCAGTTTCATCAAAATCACTATCAATATATCCTGAATCTCCTCCACCATTATATTTTAATGTTAATATTCCTGATTCAGGAATCTCTATTGTACCAAATTCATCACTTCTCCAATTATCAAATTGTTCCAAATCTTCTTGGGCATCAAATTCAATTGAGTTTGAATCTCCTTTATCATAATATGACCACCAATGATTAACAGATATTTCTTTTGTTCTTGTATCAATATCAATATCCAATCTTTCATAATTTGTATCATCAACATCAGGTTCATTATATAATCCTTCTGAATCAATATATTTCATGATTTTTTCAACAATTTGAGTTAACCCTAATGGTAATTCGGCTGAATAATTATTAGAAAAGTGGGTGAGTTGCATATAGTTTATGCTACTGAGATCACCGTATCGTCCATCCATATCAATTTCAATGGTACCATCTTGCATTCCCAAAGAATTAAGATAATTTGAGATTCTTCTTAAATATTTTTTATCTTCAGGTGTTAATATCTGTATTGTGTTAATTTTTCTTCTCATAACAGTAAATATACTAATCTTCTACTTTAAGTGTTCTGGTCATCCATTGAGGACGCTGATTTGTTGTGATATTATTAACCCATTCTTTTGCGCTTGGAATATAATTATTACAATCTTCTTTCACATGTTGTTCACCAACATATCTGGTATAAACTATCTTCCCATCACTATTTTTAAATTCGGATCCAAACCTTTTCTCCATCTCAAAAATGCCTTCACTATGATGTCTAAACATTCTATGCAAAGAATCCCCAAACCAAGACTTGGTTTCATCTAACCATTCATGTAAATGGATATAATCTTCAGGTTTTCCACCAAATTTTTTGGCAGATGATTTTGCGTGAAGGTTTGGATGAGCCATAATATATAATTTAATTAAAAAAAAAGTGACCAGAGCCCCCTGTCGGAATCGAACCAACAACCTATAATTTACAAAACTATTGCTCTACCAGTTGAGCTAAGAAGGCATTTAAGAGTGTAGTGGGAGATATCATCCCTGTGGCTACTACACATTTTGTCCACTTTCATCAAAGATAAGAAATTTTTATTAAACTTCAACAAATTTTTTAGATATTTATTGTTATGATAGACAGAAATACACAAAGTCTTTTGGAACGTATTAAGTATGAGAACTCAGATGTATTGAGGACTAAAACCCCTCTAACCATAAACTATTGCTAAATCTGTGATATATTAACAAAGGAGTCTTTTTGACTCCTTTTTTTGTTTTATGGAATAAATAACTTACCTTTATTAAAATTAGTATAATGAGTAATGTGTTAGTGTTAAATTACGATTATACCCCACTAAATGTAACCACAGTTAGAAGGGGATTTGTACTTGTTGATAAAGGAAAAGCTGAGATTGTAAAATCAGATGATAATCCCATTATCACAGGGTATAATACCTATATACGTCCGGTCATTATTAGATTATTGAGATATATTAAACATCACGCAAAAAATATAAGAGCTAGTAGATCAAGAATTTATAAAAGAGATGGACATGAATGTGTGTATTGTGGTTCAAAAAAAGAGTTAACATTAGACCATGTAATTCCAAAGTCTAAAGGTGGAGGAAATGAATGGACAAATTTAGTAACATCATGTTTTAAGTGTAATTTAAAGAAAGGAAATAAAACACCTGAAGAAGCCAAACTAACAATGAAACATAAACCTTTTGCTCCTCCATTATTGAATGAAACGGACGTTTTACAAAAAATTTGGAATGAATATCAAAAATCATTTGTTTATTAAAAAAAAATATTAAATTTAAAATTATGACAACGGAAACTACATTAAAAGGGGGATTAGTATTATCCCTGTTATTTACAATATGGACGCTTGTAATGTGGGGTAATGCGGATGCAAAAGTTATCAAACAAAAAGCGGAAATTGATAATTTATCTACCATTGTTGATAGTACATTTCAAGAATCATTTGAGTTAAATGTTGAGATGGGTAGGTATGAATTATCTTTAGAACATTTAAAAAATGTAAACCCAAAAGCTGCCAAAGAATTTATGGATTATATGACTAATGAAACAGAATAAAAATTAAATAATATGCAAGAAAATTACACAAATCCAGGACAAGCTGGTCAAGAACAAAATCCTCAGGACTTAATAAACGCATCGTTAATCTTCGCAAGAGCTTTAGGTCTCATATTAAAAGATGGTGAGGGAATTGTTGTTGATATCACAGGAAATATTGATTTAGGAAAAGATGTTAAAAAAGTAATTGTTTTCAAAAACGAAGAACAAGTTCACATTTATATGTGCGAAGAAGATATTCCTGAAGGAACTGCAGTTAACATGAAAACCTCAGAAACAGAACCTGAATCTACTACAGATACTGAAAAAGTATAATAATTTTTTAAAAATTTTTAAATGAGGACATTAGGATTTTCTGTCGGTCACGATAAGGGTGCAGTAATAATTGAAGATGGAAAAGTTTTAGTTGGAATAACTCAAGAAAGACTTTCAAGAATTAAACATGATGGTGCGTATCAAGGAGGTACTGTTCCAATAGAATCAATTAATTATTGCCTAAATTATTTGGGAATAACTTATAATGATATTGATTTTTATGTTTATAGTACTACAGAAATTATAGATGATGTAGAAAAACAACTTGAAAAATTATTTAATATTAATTTATCATTTAAGTTAAAATTCATACCTCACCATTTAGCTCATGCTTATTCTACTTTTTTTAGTTCAGGATTTGATGATGCCGCAATAGTAGTTGCAGATGCGTCTGGAAGTATATTAAACAATCTTAATAAATTAAATTATTGGTATAACAATACAGATTTACCCAATTTAGATGATGAGGAGGATTGGACAGAAGGAATATCAATTTATCATTTCAATAAAAATAGTTATGAAGAAGTTTACAAAAAATGGATAAAATATCCAGTACCTTTAGATACTGATGATGGTGTTTCTGTTGGTACAATGTATTCTACAGGGTCTCTTCAACTTATTTATGAACCTAATTCCCATTCATGGCCTGCAGGTAAATTAATGGGATTATCTTCTTACGCGAATCAAGATGTTGTTGATGAAGCTCCATATTTTATTGTAGAAAAAGATGGTGATATTTTTATACCTAATACAAGAATATATCCAAAAGTAGATTTTACTTCTAATTTTTATTCCAAAGCTTGTGTTGCAGGAATCTATCAAAGAGAACAAGAAAGAGTTTCCATGATGTTAGCAGAAAAGGCTAAAGTTTTAACAAATTCAAAAAATATTTGTGTCGCTGGAGGGTCATTTTTAAATTGTAGCTCCAATGAAAAAATATTGAATTCAAAATTATATGAAAATTGTTATTTTATACCTCCTGCGGATGATAGTGGTATTCCATTGGGATGTGCATGGTATGCGTATCAACAATTAACTGATATTAAAGATAATACACCTCTTGTACCATATATTGGAAAAACATATAATAAATCAGATATTTTATTGGCAATTAATAAATATTCTTTTTTAAATGTTGAAAAATATGAAGACTTTGATAGGTTAATTGAAGATACTTCTCATTGGTTAAGTTTAAATAGAGTAATTGGATGGTTTCAAGATGGGTCAGAAATAGGTCCCAGAGCTTTAGGAAATAGGTCAATTTTGGCTTCACCAATTAATTCATGGATGACAGGTCATATAAATAACGATATCAAAAAAAGAGAATGGTATAGACCTTTCGCACCTGCAGTATTATTTGAACATCAACATACCATATTTGAATCTGATGTATATTCTCCATATATGATGGTAACAACATCAGTTAGAGAAGAATGGAGAAATAAAGTTCCGGCAATTACACATATTGATAATTCTGCAAGACATCAATCTGTAACCAAAGAAAATAACCCAAAATTTTATAAATTAATTGATAGTTTTTATAACCGAACAGGTATTCCTGTGTTATTAAATACAAGTTTTAATGGCCCAAAAGAACCTATTGTTGAAACCCCTAATGATGCGATTTCCACATTTTTAGAAATAGGATTAGATTTTCTAATAATTGATAACTTTTTAATTAGTAAAAAATAAATATGAGTTCCATTTATGGATTTTTTGCAGGATCACATAGTTCATCAACAAGTTTAATTGTTGATGGTGAAATAATTTCATGCGTAGAAGAAGAAAGATTAACAAGAATTAAATCAGGAGATGATCATAAAAGTTTTCCTAATTTATCATCTAAATCTATTGAGTCATCTTCAAATTTAAAAATAACCGACTCTAATTACAGAATATTTGTTGAACCTATACCTGATAAATTTGCAAGAGAATTGACTAACAATAATTATGAAAAAGTAGGTCATCATATTGCACATTGCTATGGGTCATATTTTACAAGTGGTATGGATGGAAAAGTTTTAAATATATCCTATGATGGTGGTGGAGATGTATCAGTAATGAAAGTATATCTTTGTGAAGATGGAAAAATGACTTTGATTTACTCATATGATTTATGTAATACAGGAAGCTTATCCCATTTGTGGGGATTTAGTACCTCAGGTATTAGTAGAGATGCTTGGAAAATATGTAAAGATGAGGGTAAATTAATGGGTATGGCACCAAATGGTCATTATGATGAAGACATATACCGAATGTTAAATACATGTATTGATTATAAAAATTTTAAATTTTTTCCTTCAGCAACAGCGACAAAAACTAAATTTTTAGTGAAGTCAATGTTTGAAAGAGGATATTTTAATACTCAATTTAAAAAAGAAATTTTTTCATTTAATCTACAAAAAATAACTGAAGATTTATTTTTAAATTTCATGTCAGATTTACATGATAGATTTCCTGAATATAAAAAAATATGTTTGTCTGGTGGATTATTTGCCAATGTTAAACTAAATCAAAAAATAAATGAGCTTGATTGGGTTGATGAAATATATGTTTATCCTGCAATGGGAGATGAAGGATTATCTTTAGGTGGTTGTATATATAAAGCGGTTCAGTTAGGTGAATGGACAAAACCAAAAAAGTTTAAAAATGTATATTTCGGATTAAAATATAGTAATGAGTCAATATTAAAAGAATCATTAAAATATAATTTTAAATCAGAAGTATATTCTCCATTAGAAATCTCCAAAGATTTAAATGAAGGAAAAATAATAGGTTGGTTTAAAGGTGGTTTTGAGTACGGTCCAAGATCTTTAGGTGCACGTAGTATATTGGTTAGGCCAACCCATATTGAGACCCACGAAGTCCTTAATAGTAGGTTAAAACGACATGAAATAATGCCGTTTGCCCCAATAATACTTGAAGAACATTTTGATGATGTTTTTTCATATTCTAAATCAAAATATTCATCAGAATTTATGACTTTATGTTATCCAACAAAACAAGAATGGATAGATAAAATTCCAGCTGTAATTCAAAAATCAGACAAAACAGCCAGACCTCAAACAGTTAGAAAAGAAAATTTACCAGAATTTTGGGAAATTTTAAATGAATATTATAAACTTTCAGGTATACCTCTTTTATTAAACACATCATTTAACTCACACAATGAACCTATAATAGATAATCCAGAACAAGCATTTAATTCTTTAGAAAAAGGCATTATTGATAAATTAGTAATTGAAGATTATGTATATTCAAATTAATGATGAAAAAATAAAAATAGATTTTAATTCAGGTATTACAGTTTCTATTAGTGGACCAGATGACTTTTATTATGTTGAAGTTAATGAATTTCAAAAAAATAATGATAATTTGGTTTATGTTGAAGGATATCTTATAACTGATAAATTAAAATACACTTGGGTTAGAAAAAATTTTACCCTTCCAATAGAATTTTATTTTAATTTTCAAATAAAAATATATAAATTTATTGATAATATTGGGTTAAAACCTATATTCATCCATCAATATAATGATATTGATAAATTGGTATTATTTAAATTGGATACCAACGATTATACCGAAGCTTTATTATGGACAGATAGGATTTTACAATATCAAAAAATTAATCGGTGTAAAATAGTATTAGACTCTCAATTTGAAAATTTAAATAAATCTTTTGATTCATTTTATCAAACAAAAAATTTAGATTTTTATAAAACTTATAGGATTGGTCGTTTTCCAAAAACAAGTAATGACTGGAGAACAGTTGACCCAAGAAAAGAAGGGTTAATTTGGTTTGGTAATTGGAAAACTTTTTGGTCTTACCAACATCCAAGATTTTGGGAAAATATTTCATCCCAAGAAATTGTTGATGATATTTTGGGAATTTAAATTATTTTACATACTTTTGTAAAAATTATAAATTATGACAATAGGACAAGATTTTCAAAATTATTATGTAAAACATTTAGGTAAAAATTCATTAGACTTACACAACATTGGAAACCACATTGAATCTTCAATGACTCCTTATATCTTGGAAGAAAGAGAAATGAGAGTTACTCAGATGGATATCTTCTCAAGATTGATGAGAGACCGTTTATTATGGGTTGCAGGTGGAGTTGATGATAGAATGTCTACAGTTGTTCAAGCTCAATTAATGTATTTAGATTCGTCAGATAAGACCGATATTACAATGCATGTTGATTCACCAGGTGGTAGTGTAAAATCAGGACTATCTATGGTTGATGTGATGAATTATATCTCTTGTGACATTAGAACAGTAAATACGGGTATGGCAGCGTCTATGGGGTCTGTATTACTTGGGGCAGGTACTAAGGGTAAACGTAGTTCTCTTAGATTTTCAAAAACAATGTTACATCAAACATCAGGTGGGGCTGGTGGTAATATTCAAGATGCTCGTATTAATATGATTGAGTGGGAAAAAACAAACAAAACTTTATTTGAACTTTTAGGCGGATTCTGCGATAAATCAGCAGAACAAGTATTAAATGATGCTAAAAGGGATTTATGGTTAAGTGCGGAAGAAGCATTAGATTATGGAATTATAGATGAAATTGTTAAAACAAAAAAGAAGGGTAAATAACCCTTCTTTTTTTAGAATTTAGAACACCCCCTTTTTTGTTTTAGTCTTCATTTATAAATATGATTCATTAAGAATCAGTATTATTTACTTGTTGGAAATACTGCAGTTTATCCTGCTACTGATGGTGTTGTTTCATCATTTTGTGCCTCTTTTTCAGCAGTTAATTTAGTTAAAACATTTTTTGCATTTCCTGTTGCTTTATTCCAGTAACCACAAACGGTATCTTCAATCTTTTTTTCAAGACCACCAACAAATCCACTATCATTTTTTGGTGATAACCAATCACCTAAAGTATTTCTAACAGCATCCATCCAAAATCCACCGGTACCAGTACTTGATTGGACTTGCATAAATGTTGCCTCGGCAATAGATTCTGCAATACCTTTTGTTAATGTTTTACAATCTTTAAGATAATTCCAAAATCCTTCTTTTTTCGTTAAAAAAGACACTACGAATTTTTTAATATATGAATTATTTTCCATACCTAATCCTGATAATATCCAACTAACTGCGGGTTCTAATATTGCCTGTCCAAATCCACCACCAATACTTGTTCCAAAAATAGATTTAATAACATCTAAAAATTGTTCATTAATAACACCATTTTGTTGTTGGAAAGATACTTCTTGTAAAAACTTACAACTAATTTTAAATCTTTTTTCATCAGATAAATTATTCCAATTTTTAAGATTATCTTCACTTTCAAATATCATCATAAGTCTACTACGAACAATCTCTTGTTCAATAATTAACTTATTTTTTTGTTCTTTAGTTTCTAAAAGTTTCCTTTTAATTTTCTTATCTAATTTCATGATAAATTTTATCTTGTTGATCTTGGAGGAGTTAATCCCCATCCTGTTGTTCTTGATGGAATTGAAACTCTTTCATATGTTTGTTTACGACCTGTTAAAACGTCTATAATATCATCTAAATGATTTTGACCTGACCCAACCCCTAAAACTCCACCTGATAATCCTGGCCATTTAGGATACCATTTATTTGCACATGCTTGAACTTTATTTTTCAAGTCAGCAAATTCGGTATCTTGTAAATTACCTTCACCACCACCTTTATAATCATCCCAATATGTTTGAATAAAATCTTTACAAGTATCTACATCAATTGTCATGTTCGCCGATCTTTCTTTATATCCTTGAATATTACCGCCTTTTTGTTTTGTCGGATCATACCATACATTTAAACCACTAGGGAATAAAACTTCAAGACCTGGTATTTTTTCAATATCAGCTTTTTTAAGTCTCTTAGATGTAATATCCCATGGCGATGGATCAATAACATATCCTTGAGCAACTAGTCCGTCAGTGAATTGTTTTTGTTTTTCCGACATTCCTTCTTGTTCTTTAGCCTTTTTTTCTTCTTCGGCTTTTTTATCGGCAGCAGTTTTAGCGTCGTCTTCCTCGTATAATTTACTACATTTCCACGACATTGGTCCTTTTAAAATTTTATTTTCATCTGTATTAAGAATATAAAAATTATATCCACCAAAATTAGTATTAGGTTCGTTTGTATAAATTTTAACATTATCAGGACCGGCATTTACTTTAATTGCAGGCTTATTTCTAAATGTAGTGGTAACCGCAGCAACGCTAGGATTTTTAACGCATTTAGATATTACTTGACTCATCGTAAATTTATCTAAAAATATTGGTTCTTGAGCTCGTTGTTCAATCATAAGTCCTTTATTAAGACTTATTTTTTTTTCTTCCAATATTTTTTTGAAATCTTTATGTTGATTTAAGATTTCATTTTTTTCATTTTCATTAATTAATGTACGTTTCATATTTCTTTTTTTTTTCTATCCCATTCCTTCTTCAGAATTAGATTTATCAGATGATTTAACACCAACATAATCTGTTAGGTTACCATTTAAATCTGTAACATCAACATCATTTGTTAATTTTTCAGGTTTTACTGCACCACCACATACTTTATCAATAGATGTTTGAGTAATAGATTGTCCATCAACACCTTTAGCGACTAACGCTTGAGATGTTAAAGGTCCAAATGCACCATCTTGTTTAATATTTAAACATCCTTGTACTCTACTAACTGTTGAGTTCTTACAATACATTGCAATTGGGAATGTTTCAGGACAAAATTTGTATTTGCTAGTTCCTCCACCATTATTTGTATTACCAGTACCTTTATCGGTAGAAGAACCTCCACCAATTGTAAATACAGCTCCAGCAATTTCAACTTTAATATTATTTCCATCACAAGAATATGTACCTTTATATTTTCCATTACCTGTAGTCACTCCATTATGATCTAGTTGAAAAACAAGTCCTCCATTAATATCAGCAATTCTATTACCAACTTGAGTTCTTGTAATAGTTCCTGATGTTCCACCATTTAATTGTCCCACTTCTTCTTCAGTTAAACTATCTAATAAACATGGACTAACATTAACAACATCTCTTAAAAAGACATACCAAACAACAGCACTAAAACCACCAATTCCAAGAGCCCATTTTAAAGCACTTTTCCAATTAGCTCGTGAAAAAGATTTTTTAAGTTTTGTAATCATTCCTGTTTCTTTTGGTGTTGCCTCTTGTTTGATACGTGTTTTACGTGTTACCACCTCCATTCCAGGTTCATGTGTAACAGTTGTTGTTACTTGACTACCAGGTTTTCCATCTAATTTAGCTTTAATTTCTGCGCTTTTTGTCTTGGCAAAAGCGTCTATTTCGGATTCATTTGGTAAAGTTCCATCAGCCTTTTTCTTACCTGCAAAAGATTTTGTTTCAGCATCTAATAATCTACCACCAATATCTTGTCTTTGACCTTTTGTTAATTTCCCTGCGGCTACCGCTGAAGACAATTCATTTTCAATTGACTTTATTTCTTGTTGAACTGCTTTTGCACTTCTACCACCTCTAGCAAGATTTCCAGCTTCTCTTTCGGCGTTAGCAGCACTTCTTTCGGCAGAAGTTAAAGAAATAGGAGCTTCCGTTATGTAAGATTTGTACTTATCATTAACACTTTCTTTATTTTCAGATAAAGTTTTTGCGGGTGTATAATTCATCATTAATAACACTCTTTCTAAACTTTCTTTTGGATTTAATTTTTCCATATATTTTAATTCTATTTTTAAAAATTACCTTTATATTTTGAAGTAACACTTGCTGCTAAATTATCTTGAGCGGTTGCCAATTGCGGAGCACCCCCTTTAAGATAATTATAGGCCTTAACACCTCCTTCAATTGCTGGATTAAAAATTGCATTTTTTTCAGTTTCATAACGAGCTCCACCAGCAATACCTTGTCTTGCCGCTTGACCTACAGTTTTAACTTCCCCCGTCGTAGCACCTTTTAATGCCTTACTACCAATACTTTTTAACCCAATACCATTTCCAAATGGTTTTAAAATATTTTCAGCCAACCATGTTTCAGCTTTTCCTAATATTTCCACACCCCATTTAATACCTAACTTTTCATATAAAAATGTAGCACCGCTTTTTATCCATCCCAAAATAGTTTTAACTCCCTTAACAATAAGATTGCCCATTTGTTTAAATAGTCCAACAGTTTTTGGGTTTTCAAATCCGGCTTCAATAATTTGTTTTGCGCCTTTACCTTCAACTGCAGTTAAAAATCCTACAGATTCAAGTCCTGCTCTTGCAGTTTTTAAAAATCCTCCTGAAATAATACCTAAAACATCAAAAATTATATTCATAATACCCCACTCTCCTTTAAAAAATCCTTTATATAAATCCCATAAAAGCATAATTGCCCATATAATTCCTACTGCAACATTTCCGACTCCTGTAAACTGTAAAAATATTTGAACAGCCACGCCTACTCCACTATAAAGTCCATCTCTAACTTTTTCCATTACACCACCAATACCATTTTTTTTCACCCATTCAATTCCTTTATTTAAGGTATCTACAGGATGTAAAACAGCATTACCAATACTTTTTGCAGTACTTGTTGCACCAGTTAAAATATTTTGTCCTGCTTGTTTCCAATTTGATGACGTGTAAAAGTCTTTATTAAAAGGATTATAAGTTTGTTCTAAAAGTTGTGTTTTTTCTTTAATCCAATCCCATGTTTCTTTTATAACTTGATTTGGATTTAATAATGATTCGTTCAATAATGATGTTCCAAATTTAACTTCATATTCCATCATTAATGATAATTTTGTATCAGATTCAAAATACTCAAAAACGTTATATGCTGTTTTTCTTGTAAAAGATGATATTTCACTTAAATCAGATTTTAAATTTTGAATCATAAACCCAACATTTTCTCCGATAATGTTAATCAAATCGGAAAAACTTAATTCATTAATGTCAGCATATTGATTGTTAGATCTATCAAGGATAGAATTTTCAAGCATCATATACCTTCCATTTTTTGAAACGTAAAAATCTAAATCTTGCATAATAGTTTATTTTATAAATATATCGTTTTTAGTAATCGGAACCACCTGTTTTACCCATTTGTCTTCCTGATGTCCATTGATAATGAGGATCATTCATATATGTCTTTCCAAAAGTTCTTCCGCTCTCCCATTTATATCCTGGTCCACCATATGTTTTTCCCATAGTTCTTCCACTTTCCCACTTTTTAGGTGTTTTACCTGTGCTAGCAGCCCCACCTGCTGCCGGAGCATCTGAAGGAGATGCAGGGGCTGCAGCAGGAGCATCTTGTTCTCCTATTTCACCAACATTTTTTTTGCCGGTATATTTTTTAAAAAAATCAATCAAAAAATCCACATCTAAAGTCATACAAATAAATATTTTTTATTTCAGTAAAAACCCATACCTTTGTGATATGAATAAACTTACTTCTTTTTTAATAATTATATTACTTTTTACTTCTTGTGAAAAGTATACTACAAATGTTAGTGATTTAACTTTAAGTGGAAAATATGTTGTCAGTAAAATGACAATCATAACTACATCACATGCGGTTATGAAAGATAGTACCTATCTATCTAATGCTGTTTTTCGTGATTCAATGTTACCACATCCATTTAATAACATAAAAGTTAATGACTTTTATTTACATTTTGACTACGCATCAATTAGAATGAATTGGATAAAGAGAACAACTACAGGTTCATTAAGAGATATGTGGGAATATGGTGAATCACCAAATGAGATATTCTACAATAGAATTCCTTATAGTTATAACGCGTATGACTTAGGTAAAATTCAATTTGACTATAAACCAATTAATGAAAAATCATACAGAAGGATAACCCTACACGTTGATAGTGATTTGCCTGAAAGTTTACAATTATCTGGACTTGATTTTGCGCCATACGGAAAAAATGGTCCTGAATATAAAATCATATTCAGCCTAACCCGTACTGGGCCTTAATAAAATTCTGATTTAGGTAAAGATTTTTCATTAATTGTGTAATATTCATTAAGAAAAGAAATAAGTTCATCTTCATCAAGTTCTATCTTATCTTCTTCAATAATTAAATCATCTTCAATGTCTTCACTAAAAAAATTAAAAGATTCTGTCTCTAATTCAAAACCATATTCCGAAACAACAGAATAATCAATACTATCAGTTCTTAAAACATCTTCTTCATCATCAATAGTTCTAAATGACACTTCTAAAATATTTGAATCGTTATTTAAAAAATAACTTACAATTTCTTTAATTTCCATAATTAAACAATTTATAAAGAAATAGTTTAAAACGAAGCAAAATCCATAAAAATATTTAATTTAATCATTTTTTTTTATTATTTTGTGTTTTATACTTATGAATATAAAGAAAATATATGAGATTTAATTCACTTATCATTGATGATTTTTATTCTAATCCTATGGATGTTAGAGAATTTGCACTAAAACAAGATTATGCTGTTAGAGGAAATTATCCAGGGCAAAGAACTGTGTCATTTTTAACTGATGATATTAAATCAAAATTAAGAGATATTTTATATCCTTTCGCAGGAGAAGTTACTGATTGGGGTGGTGAATATACGGGGTCTTTTCAATATACGACAGCAAATGATAGGTCTTGGATTCATTCAGATTCAACAACTGATTGGGCGGCAGTTTGTTATCTAACACCTAATGCTCCTGTAAGTGCTGGAACAGGGATTTTTCGTCATAAAGAAACAGGATGGATGACTTATGATTATAAAAGACAACATGATGAAATTTATAATAAACTAGCTCCTCCAGGTCATGATATGCAAGATTATACTAAATGGGAAATGGTAGATAGAGTTGGAAACATATTTAACCGATTAATTATGTATAGAGCAGATAACTATCACGTTTCTTTAGATTACTTTGGTAAGGATATTAATGACGGAAGATTATTTCAAGTATTCTTTTTTAATACAGAAAATTAATCCAATTTAACATTTAAAATGAATTTAGGATCTAATTGAAATATTAAATCAATTAACCCTTCTTTACAATAACAAGAATTTTTATCGTAGCTAGAATTGATTTTTATTCTTTTCTTAAATCCAACAAAAAGTGGATAAAATATTGATTTTCCATCGGAATCTTTTCTCCATAACTGATATGGAGAAATATCTAAATTCATTAAAAAATCAACCGAATCTTTATCGTTATACGACTCAAAATAAGGAATATCAATATATGATAACACATCTCTTAATGTGTGCACATCATCATGGTCTTCAAAAAATGAAAATATTTCAAAAGGGTAATCTTCTTCTCTACTAATAAAATTCCATATGAAATATTCATTTTCATTTGCAATTCTTTCGTAATCTTGTATTGTAACTTTTTCTCTTATCATTATCTTAAATTTGCTCCACAAAGCCATGTAACCAAAGAAGTTCTAACTCCTGAAGTTATGGGTGTAACTCTATGTAATACAAAAGAAGGAAAAAAACAAATTAATCCAACTTCTTTTTTTACTGAAATTATTGATCCACCCGGATTTAATTGTAATTCACCACCCTCATATTCACCAGGATCTGAAAGTTGTAAGACACATGATAATTTTCTATTTGAAATTCCAGGTCCTAAATCCGCATGCCAGTCATAATGACCTCCATCTCCATAATATGTTGTATATTGCAAATCATCATGATATCCCCAAATATCAAAATTCCACATTTCTTTATTTGCTGTTTTTGCCAAACCAGAAATTTTTTCATATAACCAAGAGGTATCATCATTATCTGGAATCCACCCAACTTCACTTTTTCTAATATCTGTTATTACACCACCAGATACTCCATCTCCAACTGATGCGTTTTGTTTTGGTAGTTTACTTGCAATTTCAGTAATTTTACCTAATTCGTTAAATGTGAATGCTGAGGTAAAATAATAATAATTAAAATGATTTATATTATTTCTTTGGTCTTGAATAAAATATTTTGATGACATAATTTAATTTTTAGTTATATTAATAATAAATAAATTTATTATAGTTATCAATATAAATGGATAAAAACTTTAAGATATTTGATTCGGTAATTTTTGAATATGATTTGGAAATGATAATGTTCCGATTTGAAGAAGTTGGTTCTTTGGTGGATTACATGATTATTTTAGAATCTAAATCAGATTTAGATGGTAATGAAAAAAAATTATTATTTAAAGAAAATTTAAATCTTTTCAAAAAATGGGAAGATAAAATAATATTACTTGAGTGGTTTCCAAAAGATACTGACACAAATAATCAAGAACGTATGGTTTCTTGTTGTGAGTATTTTACAAAAACTTTATTATCCACATGTGAAAATTTTGAAGATGTTATTTTTTTATCTAACACTAACGAATTACCAAATTATAGAGATATAGATGAAATTATTGATAATCTTAGTTATAATTCACTTTATTTATCTCACGATAATTTTGTTTGGAATATTGACCACCTATCCAAAAAAAAATCTTTCGGATCTTTTTGTTTAAAGTTCACAAATTTAATACGAAATAAAAAAATATTAACTAATTTCTACACCAATTCTACAATTGATACCATTTTACCTGAAGAATCAATTAAAAATGGGTGGAAATTTACAAAATTCACACATACTAATAATGTAGACAATTCTCATCTTAAAGAAAATTTACTTCCAGATGAAAAAATATCTCCAGTAACAACATACATGTTAAAATTAAAAGATAATACAATTGAATTACCTATAAATTATAATTTATTACCTTATAATAAAATTGGAAGAGGCTACGCTAAAAAACATTTATTTCTCATTGATAATACCAGTGATAAATTAATTGAATTTTGGGAAAAAGAATATGATACAACATCTATTATAGATTTTGGCAATAATTTAAATGAAATTTTTGCAACTCCCATTACTTGTAAAACAACAATTAGTAATTTATTCATCCCAAATAAAGTATTATATGGGAACAAATCTTTGGAAGAATTTCAAGAAAATTATAAAAAAAATGAAATTAAAAAAATAATACACACAGTATTTCCTCAAGACCAAGATATTATTAAAATTATTTATAATAATATTAGTTATGTTGACTTATGGTCAAATTTAAAAAATGAACAATTATCCGAAATAATAAACCCCTCGTCTTAGGAGGGGTTTTTGTTATTTTATAATTTTCATTCTATTCATCATTTCCATAATTCTATTTTTTTGGGTGATTAAAGATTCTTTTATGTCTTCATCAACTCCTCCAAATTCATCATCTCCTGTATAATCTGTAATTTCTTCCCATGATTTTTCTCTTGGGTCAAATTCATCAAAATCAATATCTAATTCACCATCTTCCAAATCTTTATCTGCCATTTTCTTTTTAAATTTTTCAAAAGATTTTCCTAAATCAACATTTGGTCTAAATTCATGTTTATTTCTTCTTTGATAAGGCCCTGCTGGCCCTGCACCACCACTATCAAAATCATATGCTGGTTCCATATCCGCATATATTCCTTGAGACCCTGATACATCAACTTCATCTAATTCTTTATCTTCCAAAGCGGATTCCATTTGTTCAAGATTATCACTTTTTAATTCAATATCTGAATCCATATTAATCAAATCGTCAAAACTTTCTTCTTCATCCATCCAAGCAGATTCCATTGTGTCGTAAGTAATTTCAGGGTCATCCATATTTCCTTCTTCAGTTACAGGATAAACATCTCCGCCAGAATTAAACTTAAAAGCAGTATTAACATCATCTACATCCATATCTGCAGCATTACCACCTTGTTCATCCATTTCACCATCTTCATATAACTTTTTATGCATTCCTTCAAAAGTATCAACATCATTTGATGGTCCTTCAATATAATCAAACCCTGCTGTTGGGTCAAAATCTTCTACATTATAAATGTCATCTAAATGACCAGTTTCTTCTTCCATATAACTTGAACCACATTCATTACAAACGCCTTCATCCATCATTCCACCACATTCACAATGTTCTCCTTCTTCCAATCTTGTATATTGTGGATCACCATCTTGCCAATGTTCATCCATATTCCCTTTCCATCCACATTCATTACAAACACCTTCTTCCATATAACCTGAACCACATTCATTACAAACTTTAGATTTCTTTACCTGTTCATTAATTCCAAAGTTTGTATAATGTTTAACTTCACCTTTATTGTTAACAGTAATGCCATTTTTATCATTGGCATAATCTTGAACATATAATGGTTGTGTATTTGAAACTTGTGGTAACATTGATTTATATCCGTTATAAACTTGTTTGTGTTGGTCTAAAATATCAGATTTTTCTGATGGTGATAATTGACCTAATCCAAAATATCCTCTCATAATTATTATTTTATATAAATACTTCTAATTTTACGTTTTTATTATTTTACATTTTTATAAATTAAATCTATATTTTAAAAACAAGTGAGGTTCATATTCATTTGATAGTATCTTGGTAATTTACTTTCGCCATGAACATGAATCCACTTGTCTTTTATTTTATGACTATAAGTAATGACGATATTAATGAATTTGCGGAAGGTGCCGTTATTTTAGACGGTCTTGATGACGCAATTATTGGAATTGTTGAAGAATTTGGAAACGGACCTCGTATTTTATATTCCAAAGACAAAATACTCACAATTTTATGTGAGAGAGATGGTATGTCCATTGAAGAAGCTGAAGAATTTTATGGATATAATATTGTCGGTCTTTATGCTGGTGAACAAAATGCCGTTTTTTTAGTTTCAGAATAATTCTTATCTTTGCTTTATGATAAAGATAGACCAAGATAACCTCACAAACGTGTGGATAACTTCCGACACACATTTTTCCCACAAGAACATATGTAGGGGAGTTACTGCTTGGAGAACCCAAGAAGGTGAAATACCTATGTCTCAAACTCGTGACTTTTCAACCATAGAAAAAATGAACGCAGCAATTGTTAACAACATTAACGAAAGTGTTGGACAAGATGATATATTAATTCACCTTGGCGATTGGTCTTTTGGCGGATATGAACAAATACGTGAATTTTGGGATAGACTTATATGTAAAAATATATATTTAATACTTGGAAATCATGATCATCATATTGAAAACAATAGAGATGGGTCTCAAGGGTTATTTAAATCTGTGTCTCATTACAATACACTTGAAATAGGTCAATTTAAGTTTCGTTTGATGCATTACCCAATAAGTTCTTGGGATGGTCTTAATAAAGGTGTAATGCACTTACACGGTCACTGTCATCTTCCAACTCATATGAGGTTTGGTAGAGGTCAAAGAATGGATGTAGGTATGGATGGTCACCCTGAATTTAGACCATACAATGTATACAGAGAAGTTGTACCTTTGTTAAGACATAGAGAAAAACTATCTGAAATGCCAAATGACCATCACGTAGAAAGATTAATAAATTCGGATAAATAATGAAAAATTTGTATATTATTAGGGGATTACCAGGAGCTGGTAAATCTACAGTTGCCAAATCTTTAGGAAAATCTTGGCAAATATTTGAGGCTGACCAATTCTTTATGAAAAATGGTAAGTATGAATTTGATGAATCAAAATTAAAAGATGCTCATAATTGGTGTAAAAGAAAAGTTCATAATGCAATGCATCCAGGTTTGGTAAATTCATTATTTTTCACTAATATTGTAATATCTAACACATTTACTCAGGAATGGGAGATGAAATTTTATCAAATAATTGCAAAAAAATACGGATACAGAGTTCACACAATTATTGTAGAAAATAGACGTGGTGGAGTTAATACTCATGGAGTTCCTGAAGAAAAAGTAGAACAAATGAAAGAAAGATTTCAAATAAAATTAAAATAAAAACAAACATGCAAACATTAGTATTCAACACAACAACAAAATCAGTTAAAGTAACTGAAGGCGATAATTTAACAATATTATTTCAATATGAAAATGTTCCAACAGTAAAAGTATTGGACGCATTTTATGAAGTAATGCAAAAAGATGAATTTGGTAAATCAACTCCTGTATTACGTCTCCCAATTGCAAACACAAATATGGTTATTAAACAATAATGAAATTTGATATAAACATATTAAATGATTATTTGGTAAAGGGTTTGGTGGTTAAAAATAACCATCCGACCCTTCCCATTTCTATTTGGAATTATAGCAGAATATGCCAATATGAAAATAAATGGGATGAAATTACCAAACAATGTCGTGGTCTTATTTTAGACCAAGAAGGGAATGTTATTGCCAAAGGGTTTGATAAGTTTTTTAATATTGAAGAACACAAGCCAGAAGAAATACCAAATGAACCTTTTGAAGTATTTGAAAAATTGGATGGTTCATTAGGTATTTTATTTTGGTATGAAGGAAAATGGATATTATCAAGCAAAGGATCTTTTACTTCTGAACAAGCAATTAAAGGAAAAGAGATTTTAGATTCAAAATACAATGTTCATCCAATACCAAAAGGATATACCACATTAGTTGAAATTATATACCCTCAAAATAGAATCGTATGCAATTACGGAGATGATGTATCATTAGTTGTGTTATCAATGATTAGTAATGCATCAGGGAAAGAATTAGATTACAATTCTTTAAAGTTAATTGGAGAAGAAACCAAGATGCCTCTTGTTAAAGTATATGACGGAATTAGTGATTATAAGACCCTTAAATCAATGATTAATAAAGACCGTGAGGGTTATGTAGTTAAGTTCATAAATGGATTCAGAATTAAGATAAAAGGTGAAGAATATGTTCGTCTACATAAAATCTTAACAGAGTTTTCAAATGTGGACATATGGGAATATTTGAAAGATGGAAGGGATGTCAATGAATTGTTAGATAGAGTTCCTGATGAATTTGATATGTGGGTTAAATCAACTATTAGTGATATAAAATATGGTTATTTCCAAGTTAGCGAAACATCCGGCAAATTATTTGACCACAAAATGTATGGAAAATACAATGATTTAGAACCTGAAACTGATAAGAAAAAATATGCAGAATGGGTTATGAATCAAGATGAAATACTAAGACCAATTCTATTCAGAATGTTTGATAAAAAAGATTATTCTGACTATATTTGGAAGATAATTAAACCACAATATGTTCGACCATTTTGGAAAAAGGAGATTGAACCATGAATGATAAATTAGAAGAAATTTTTGAAAATACCATTCCACATAGTACATTTTTGGATAAAAAATCCATAATTAGTTGCATGTATCAATCTCACCAATTAGGTCAAATAGAATCAGAAGAAAAATACAATAAATTATCATCTGCATTCAAATCTTTACTAAAAACGTTGGATTTTGATGAACAAACTAAAGAAGACTGGAAAAAAAAGGGGGGATTATTATGAGAAAATGGTTTATAGATACAAATAGATTTGCAAAAGTTAAAGGTAAAATTTGGATTATACCTTGCATTAGTTTATGGTATGATAAAGATTATTTTTTAGAGACAGGTGTTACGTCACCAGCATTTGGACTACAAATTAGTTGGTTAAGGTGGGCGTATGGTTTAACAATACAACAGGGATATTAATATGATTAAAAATTTTAAAGATAAAAGAATTAGTACAATCATTAAACTTGAATTAGAATTAACTGAAGCTTTAATCAATGGTCATAAAGCTGCAGATAATGATAAGTTTGCCAAAACCAGAATTAAATTAAAGAAACTTAGAGAAGAGTTGGGTATTAAAGAAAATAGACAAATAAGATAAGTTATGAAAGACAATTATTTAGACGAATGGTATCAAGCACTACTATCATTATTGGTAAGTGAAGACCAAAGTTTTAACAAATCAGATAGAACAGGAACAGGAACCAAATCATTGTTTGGTATTCAATTCAGACATAATATGTCTGATGGATTTCCATTACTTACAACTAAGAAAATGGCGTGGAAGTCAATATGCACGGAATTACTATGGTTTTTAAGAGGTGATACTAACATCAAATTCCTGTTGGATTATGATTGTCATATTTGGGATGGTGATGCTTATAAGAATTATTGTAACTCGTATCCTGATGCTGAAAAAACATTTCAATATGAAGGAAGCACTATTGATGTAAGAAAAATGACACAAGAAGAATTCATCAACCAAATAAAAACAGATGATGAGTTCGCTAAGAAGTGGGGTGAATTGGGACCAATCTACGGTAAACAATGGAGAAAATGGCAAGGTTGGATGGAATATGGAGATGATAAGAAAATGGGATCTTTATGGTATGACCAAATTCTAAGACTTATTCATCAATTAAAAACTGATCCCGATTCAAGAAGATTAATGGTCAGTGCTTGGAATGTGAGTGAATTAGACCAAATGATATTACCACCTTGTCATTATGGATTTCAAGTTTATACAAGAGAATTAAATAATGAAGAGAAATGGAAACAATATTTGAAATTAGGGTTGAATATTGAGATAAATGGAATCCCGTTGGAACTTAAACATATGGGAACTCCATTTTATCCAAAATCATTACCGAAACGAGCAATCTCGCTAATGTGGAATCAACGTTCGGTAGATGTTCCATTGGGTCTTCCATTCAATATTGCCTCATATGGATTATTGTTAGAAATTATTGCAAAAGAAGTTAATATGGTTCCTAACCAACTTATAGGTAATTTGGGTGATTGTCATATCTACTTAAATCAAATTGATGGTGTAAAAGAACAAATTAGTAGAACATCATTTGAATTACCATCAATAAAAATTACCGAAAGAAATTGGTATCAACATGAAAAAGTAAAGGAATATTTAGGTGAAAAAACATTTAGGGAAAAAATACTATCATATAGACCAGATTGTTTTGAATTGATTGGCTATCAATCTCATGGTAAAATAAAAATACCACTTTCTAACTAATGGAATATCAAATAATACTACCAGAAATTATTGGTGATGAATGGCAAAATATAGGAATTGATTTTGAACCTCAATCAATTACAGGAGTTATAAATGGAGAAAATATTGATAGACCAATTATCAATTTAAAGAAATATGCAATATTTTTAGATAATCGTTATCTTAAAAATTATAATATTATTAAAGAAAAAAATCAGACAATAATTAATATATTTGTCTAATTACGCAAAAGTCATATATAATTGAGTAATTTTCATTGCAAGTTTACTCAATAAATGATTAACTCTACCCATATCATCCATTTCCATATTTTTTGATTCCATATATTTTACAAGACCTTGAACCATTTTGTCTTTAGCCTCATCAGCCATTTCCAAAAGTTCTTGAAATGACTCATTATCTTCTTGGTCTTCACCATAATATCTATCTATCCACTTTTTACCGGAATATAAAAAAGGTGCGGCTTGAAACATATTAATAACACCAGATTCTCTAAGTTTAAATAAATAATTTCTTAAAAATCTCCAATCAAAATGTTCAAATAATTCAGGATTTGCACTAAAGAAATCATATTCAGGAGATAATGTTTGCTCTTGAATTTTTTCACCAACTTTTTTCCAAGCATCCGTAACAGATATTAACGATAACTTACTACCATTATCCCACTCAACAGAGATTATATTTCCATCTTTCTCAAATGGATCTCTACCAACATTAATAACAGTTCCAACTGTTCCTGGTGGAACTCCCGTTTCACCTTCCATGTGATAACAAACTATCTTATCGCCACTTTTTAATTCTGGATTTAATACACCTTTCATAACAATAAATATATCGCATATATTTATAATTTATATGGAGTTTTTAATTAGCGAATCTCAACTGAGAAAAATTTTAATGGAACAAGATGAGTCAAAAATGACTAATTATATGAAACGGTTACACTCTTTCACTAATAATCTTGTTGGTAGAGTATTCAAGAAATATGGTATTAATTTAAAAATGCTGTTAACTTGGGGAACTTCTGTTGGCGGATTTTTATTACCATTAGACCATTTTATTAAAACAGGAGATTTTAAAGTTAGTGATGATCAAAGAAATTTAATATTAGCCGGAATTGCGTTTATAATATTTTTTGAAAATAAAAGAGGTGTTGGTACAATTTTAAAAAAAATTAAAGAAGAAGGACTTGAAGATACTTTCAAAATTATTCTTAATAAAGCTTCAGATTTAAAAGGGGCATTTATTGATTTTTTATCATCCGCAAATATAAAGGTTGGAACTCTTATGGACACTATTTCATATAGTTTTTTAATTCCAATAATTACAGATATTCAATCAACTATATCAGGAAGTTCAAATTTAAAAGAGGCATCAATTATTATTGCTGAAAGATTGGTGGCTTCTGGTGTTGTTTTACTAAGTGCTGAAATATTATCAAAAATTATTAAAAAAATTATAACTAAATTTAAGTAGACATTTCAAGTAATTTCTTTATAAGAATTTCAACTTGTTTTGGTTTTAGTCTATGTTTTTTTTCATTTCTACGAAACCATCCTCTAATCACTTCTTCTAAATTTCTATTTTCTTTTCTTGCCCTTCTTTTAAATCCTGCCAATTGAGCTTCAAGTTCATGTTGTTGTGTATAATATTTTAATGGGTTTTTTGGTTCTTTTGGAAAATCATATCCTTTTTGATGTTGCGAAACATGTTCTAATTCATGTCTTATTGTTTCATTAAGTTCACCAATTAATTCTTGAATATTATGAAGTCCAACCTCAGGGTTTGAAATAATGGTGACTTCAATAACATCTTCATCTCTATAATATGCAGCATCAATTTCAACCGTGTCAACATCATCATCCGTGGCAAGATTTAATTCTATTGAAAATTCATTTTTAAATTCAGGAAAATTATAAGTCATATCATCTTCACCTTTAATATCTTCAGGTAATGAAAATTCTCCTTCCCTTTGAAATTTATAAAGAGATATAATATCTTTAACTAATGTTCTAACAACATTATCATAACGAGCTTCTGTTATTAATGATTCGTTCATTTTTTTTGGTTCCACCTCATTTACCACTTTAGTACATATTACATCGTTGTTCACACCAAAATATTTCAAAAAATCCTCTAATTTTTTATTCATTACCCATCTAAGATTTGCATATTCACGACTGGAAGTATTGATTAAGGTATTTCTACCATGAATGTCTGCATATAAATTATTCCATGTGTCTGAGGTTTCATCTGTCGGAAGAATGTAGATAGTATATTCAATATGTGGTTTTTTATCTCCCATACTAATATAATCCTTAACTCCTGTTAGTTTTACTTTAACATTTGTCCGTATACTATAGTCCTCATCATGTGTTGGTTGTAAATACAACTCAAAGATGTGGCTGTCAAAAAATCGGTTAATTCTTTCTATAGGAAAATCAATCATATGATTATAAATACTACCGAATCGGGATTGATACTCCAACACCATAACGGATTCCATCCATATAATTCACTCCTAATGTAAAATCAAATCCTTTTGTTGTGTTGGTGATGATTCTAAGTGGGTAAATTTTAACCCAAACATCAGGAGTTAAGGAAAGACTATCAACATAATTTTTAATGAATGCTCCACCCATAACACTGATTTTATGATTGGTTAGACTTATCCCAACTCGGTTAATTATTGACGCTGGTGTTGTATAGATAAATGGTTGTGGGAAAGTTGTTACATAATATCCTCCAAGATAAAATCCTATGGGTGAGTAATTATTGTTATATGTTACAACCAAAGTTTTTTGACCTGTCACATACATGATGTCTGAAGTCTGACTTTTTCCAAAAAGACAGATAAATAATAATATTGTGGTTATACTTGTTTTCATAAAACAAATATACTACTTTTGTTGAAGATTACAAAATATAATTGGAGAGATGGTAGAGTTGGTCTATTGCACCTGACTTGAAATCAGGAGGCCTCGTGAGGGGCCCGTGGGTTCGAATCCTACTCTCTCCGCCAACTTGGAGTACGAGGAACTAACATAAACGGAGTACTTAACCCATAAGTTTATTAAATTAAATTATAAGGTTTCCAGTGAGTTAGTTCAAAATTGCTAGGTGGTGAAATTAGTCATCTCAGTTATGACTTTGGCAAACACCCCGTCCAGTCCCGACGGCGCGGATAAAGAAATAGATGAGTAATACTGGGGTAGACCACCAGCTTGCAAGCACTTATGTTACTTATTGAATCTCCGTTTATAGGTTCGACTCCTATTCTAGCAGCCAATTAAACCCCACCCTCATAAGGTGGGTTTTTTTTGACTAATATTAATATTTTACCTATACTTAAAAAAAAGAAAATATGTCACGATTAACTGAGATTAAAAAACAATATCCTGAATTAAACATTACGATTATTGATTTATTTAATAAAATTGATGGGACAAAATCATACAAATATCTACCATTATTATGTAAAATATTTGGTCAAAGATTTTCACCAAAAATATATTCTAAAGAGGAGCGTTTAATTGTGGAATCAGAGCATAAGTCTACTCTGATGACATATGGTATTCCAACAGATGGGATATCTTTTAATGAGATGTATGCAATTAGAGATATATTAGAGTTATTTAATAGAAGTGATATACAAACTTTTATTCAATTTAAAGATTTAATGGAAAAAGGTGTTATTGAGAATAAGGATATTACATCTTATAAGGACATTGAGGAATTGGGTGGAGCGATAACATTATCCATGATTAAAGAAAATGAAAAAGAGTTGGAGGGTCAGGCAATTAAAGTATTTGAAGATGAAAAATGGTTGGCGGTTAGACCATTAACATTTCAAGCATCATCAAAATATGGTTCTGGAACAAAGTGGTGTACAACTTATAAGAGAGAAAAAAATTATTTTGAAAAATATTGGAGAACAGGTATTTTGGTGTATTTCATCAATAAAAAAACTGGATATAAGTTTGGAGGATTTAAGGAATTGGATAAAGGAGGAGAATTAAGTTTTTGGAATTCTGCCGATAGCCGTGTTGATTATTTGGAACTTGAAACTGATGATTATTTGTTTCCAATTGTTAGAAAAATTTTTAAATCTGAAGACACAAACAAAAATTTGTGTTCTAATGAAATACAAGAACAAGTTCATGCGGAATGTATTAACAAATATGATAATATGTATTTGGTAGACCAAATAGACCAACCTACAGCATTAGATAATGAAGCCATGAGAATTGCTAATCAAATAGCTCAAGAAGTTGATAGAGAAGTTGTTAATAGATTAATTGATGTTGTCAATACTCCAACTATGAGAGCATAAAATATAACCCACCTTAATGGTGGGTTTTTTGTTATCTTAATTTGTCAAATTTTTTAAATTCAGTTTGGAATGGTTCTTCGTAATATATTGGAGGATCGCTAAATTCCCAAGCTCTGTCACCAGTAATAACATGAGAATTTTTAAAAATAGGGCCATCAGGAATAAGAATATAATCTGACTTTCTGTTTATGATAGGAGAACCTCCTCTTCTACCAAATAATATATAATATTTGTTATTTTGTTTTATTACCTTTTTACTTTTAGCGTTAACTGGTTGAAAAATTATATTTTCACCATTATTTGAAACAATAATCAATTCGTTATAATTCTTTCTGGTTGAAGGACAAAATTTTTCACCAATTTCTGCGGTAGGAAATATTTTTCTAATTTGTCCTAAGTTAGAATTGTTTAACGTTAAATTTTGTTTTGGAATATGGATATTTCTAATCATAAGGTCCAAAAATTGTCCTTTAAATAGTCTTTCTTTTTCTTCACTTATCCATGTTATAAAATCACCATGTTCAAATGTTCCATATTTTTTTAAATATGCCATTAATAAACTTGATATCGCATTTTCTTTATAGATAATATAATTTAGTTTTGACCAATTGTTCCCATTATTATCTTTAGTATTTTCTAAAGGAAAAATATTTAAAAAACCATCAGTTGGTTCACAATAAGAAGATGAATAGGTACCGTAGTTATCACCATAAAGTTCTTTAAGAGAACTTTCAATTGTATTTCTTACTTCAGAACATTTTTCATTTTTACATCTACTTTCAGAAACGTAAATTGCGATAAGATTTCTTAATTTGTGGAGATATTCTTTTTGAGTTAATTTTGCTTTGTGTCTAACAAATTCGTCTTTAAATCTTATGTCATAATTTCTTCTAAGAACATTTAAATTGATATAAAATGGTGAATTACCCGATTTTTGTATATCGTTGGAATCAAAGACATATTCTTTTCCTGTTTCTTTATCTTTGAATAGTATTTTTTCGCTGTCTGAAATCTTTTCTAATTTACTTGTTCCGTTAAATTTAACTAAATACTTATTGAATTGAGGAATCAATATAGGATCAGAAAAACCATTAAATTCAACTTCTTGAATTGAATTATCTGAATGCTCACGTAATAGTTTTTTAATTAATTCTTTCACTATTATAAATACAAAAAAATTTCATAATTTTTTATATTAAATAAGTTTATTGTCTTTGTGTTTATAATAGGGTGGGTTTTTATTATGATTTATAGAGTATTTATATTGAATGGATAATAGATTACAAGAAATATTTGACAAGTATAATGTTACCGAGAAAAACAATTCTACTGGTAATTTGAAGAAACTTGAAAAAACAATATCTGAACTTCAAAAGTTGGATAAGGTATTGTTATTGACATGCTCAAACCGATATAATTGGGATCCAAAAGATGTGGATATACCCAAATCAACAATTCTTGGAATGGTTATCAACGAATATCTAAATGACAAATCAGTTTTGATTGATGTCCCAGAACTTAATATTGTTCCATGTGAAGGTAATGTTTCAAGGAAAGATGGTAACTCTTGTGGATTAATGAAAGCCAAACTTAAAGACAAAGATAAGAATCCAACAGGATATCACAGATGTTGGGCTAGTATAAATGAAAAAGATGATGAACTTTGGAAAATATCCAAAGAATTATTTGAATCAAATGCCGTTATATTTTTTACTTCTGTAAGGTGGGGTCAAGCCAATATGTTCTACCAAAAATTAATTGAAAGATTAACTTGGATTGAGAACAGACATGAAACTTTGGGTGAATCAAATATTGTTGAGGGTATCCAAAGTGGATTTATTTGTTCAGGACAAAACTGGAAAGGTATGGATGTTGTTGATACTCAAAAAAGAGTTCATACATTTTATGGTTTTAAACCAAATGATACTTTTTATTGGAATTGGCAATTTACAAATAAGATTACTGATGAAACTGAAAAATCTTATGAAGAAGCATTTCCTGCATTTGTAAAGAAATTTGACTTAACTAAGTTATACTAAAATTCTTCTATTTCTACAATTAAATTTCCTTCTCCTTTAATAACTCTATGCCAAGCAAATTTTGGAATTGAAAGTTGTTTGGCATTTGACAATTTGACTGGCAATTCATTTTCAATTTGAAATGACCATCCTCCATCTTCAATTACCGTAACTTTTCTGTCTTTGAGGTCTTGATGCCATTTTAATTCATCTACTGGTACATCAGGGGTAAATACCCTAACCATTTTTCCTTCTTTAATGTATTGTTGAAATGGAAAATCCATATTACCAAGAATTTGAAGATGATAACCCCAGTTGTTTAGAATATCTCCCAACGTGACAAGACCAATATCCTGCAGTTGTTCTATCTTTTTTCTGAGAACATTTATGACGAGCTCTAAATGATTTTGCTGCCTTTTTATTTGCATTTCTAACTTTTAAGTTAGGATCTCCAAATGTAACTTTTTTAACTCCACCTGTTTTACTTTTCACATAAACAGCAAATTTCTTTGGACCTCCTGGTGTTCTGAATGGACTACCTAATTTAACATTTTTTCCGTGAACTTTTGCTTCAGATAAAATATCTTCTTCTGTTTCAGTTTCATAGATGTACGGTGCATCCAAATAAACGTATTCTTTTCCAATCTTAACTTTAATTCCCAAATCAGATTCAACCATTAAAGTGTCCTCTTCATTAAGGTCAATTTTACCTTCATTAAATAATTCTCTAACTTCATTAACCAAGTCAAAATAACTTTCAGAATAAACTCTGAATACGTTATTTGTTAAGGTAAGACCATTATCTATGTGATACTTTAAAGCCTCCGAAACATTAGATTCTTCTTTCAAAATAAGAGATTTGTCTAATTGTTCCTCTAAAGCTTCTTTAATTAATTCACGTAAAACCATATGACTTTTAATAATAAATAGTCTAATCTTTTTTAAATTTTATTTTCCAATAAACCCCCACTCCAACATACGGTTTTAGTTCGCCAGATGTACCATCTACAGTTCTGTTAGCTACACCAAGATTAACCTGATATAGATGGTTTTCTTTAGTTTTGAGTATCAATCCCAAGCCGATTGAGTTAAGCCAATCCTCTTTGTTTACATTACCGTTGATTCCAAAAAATACTTGGTTTCGTATTGGAGGTGGGGGTGGCGGTGTTTCTCTTACTATCTTTGGCTTAATAGTTGCTGAGAATTTTCTATCCACAATTTTGTTTTCATTAACTGTTTGGTTCAGGTAAATAAATCCTTGATTATTTGATAATTTTAATGTGTCTGAAAATTTGTTAAATACTAAATAATCTTTAAGTATTGCCAATGTATCAACTTTTTCAATTGTTTTAACGTAAATTATTGTATCTTTTAAAATTGTTTCTCCATGTAAGTAAATTAAAACTTTTTGTGGAATTGTATCATGAATTAATTTATGGTTTGATAGTACTTCTTTTATCACAATTTCTTTTTTTGGTCTATTGTGTTGAATAACAATACAAGTAACAATTAAAAACAAAATTATAAAGTGTCTTATATCTAAAATCTTTTTCATATTATAATATTACTCTTGAACCGATTAAAAAATTACTTAAAACCGGAGCTCCTGTTTGTGTTGAGCTAGATAGTTTATAGTTCAAACTGAGTCCAAATCTTTTTGTTATTTTGTAATCAAATGAACTTCCAAGTAAAAAACCAAAGTATCTGATTACTGTAGTTTCTCCCGTTTTTGAATTCCAAAGTATTGGAGAATTCATTAAAAAAACTTGGGGTGATATGGTTATTTTTTTATTGTATTGATATGGCTTTGTCCAAAATACAACTGTTGAAGTTGTAATGGATGTGTTATAAATTTTCTTTTTTTGTTGTGTTTTATAATTAACAATTTTTTCATCTTTAAGAAATAAAGAGATAAGTCCTAAATTATATCCATAAGTTCCAAATTTTGGATGTGGTTTAATGTATGTGTATCCACCCATTGTCATTATGTTACCATCAAGATATGCACCTGTCATTGAATAAGAATGAATTGCGCTTAATTTTCCATTTTGAAAATCCATTTTGGTATAACCTCCACTAACCGCAAATTGATTAAGGGAGCTCCAAATTAATCCTGTAGCACTCCAACTTTGATTTCCCAATGCGGATGATTTACTAACCCCTAAAGATAATATTACATTGTATTTATAATCAGGTCCTTGTGATGAAGTTAAATCTGATGCCAATAACATTGGATTGGTAACTGCAATTTTTTTCTTTTCTTCTTTCTTTTTTTCTTCTTTTTTCTCATCAGATTTTTTTTCATCTGACTTTTTTTCTTCACTTTTACTTTCAGATTTACTTTCAGATTTACTTTCTGAACTACTCTCGCTCTTTGATTCTGATTTTGTTTCGCTTGAGGAACTGCTTGCCTCTCCTTTGCTCTCTGATGTAGACGAAGAACCTCCAGATGACGACGATTGGGAAGTAGATGGTGATGATGATGTTGTTGATGGTGAAGATGTTGTAGATACCGCTGAAGATGAAGCGGAAGAAGCTGCCGATGATGCGGTTGATGATGCTGATGATGCCGCAGATGACGCAGCCGAAGACGCGGCAGATGATGCCGCTTGAGACGCCGCTTGAGACGCCGCTTGAGCTATTGTCGCTGTTACCGTTTGTTGAACTACTTGATTTGTTGGACATGGTGCTGCAAAAATATTTTTTATCCATGTGTCCACTTCTCCTGATGCAAACTGCGAATAAGTGAATACTTTTGATTTATCTCTAACTATAACTAATACACCTGAGGTAGATTGTATTGGAATTGATACCACGTAAATTTTTAAACTACATGGGTCTAAGTAGGTTTGTGTAACAACTTGCCCTGAACTTTTCAAAGCAAGTTGTACAAATATTAATAAAAATATAAACCATTTTTTCATTATTTAACGAATATTCCTTTTTTTACCATTTTACCTAAAATGTTAGCACATGCAATATCCAAAGCTTTTTTGGTTGAAATGCTAATTGTAGATTGATTAAATTTAACAGGGTCAACTGTTGCATCAGATAAGAAAGTTAATTCTCTTGTTGTTTTTGCCTCTCCTAATCCTGAAGCAGCAATGATTGTACCATTCTCAGCATCTGTAAATCTAACTTGTAAACCAATACGTGTTACCATTATATTTTTTACACCATCTTTTAAATTCACGGTTTCATCTTCAGAAACAGAATAGTCGTAACATTCAATTTCAACAAAATAGTGAGCTAATTTAATCTTACCTCTACCATCCAATTTGTTTTCAGAAATTCCTGATTGAGACGCTTGGAATTGTTTTACCATTCTGTTTTTAATTTCTGTTTTGTCTTCTGTAAATTCAAAACGATTCAAATTATCAAGATATTCTAATACAATATTTGTAACACCTAAACCAACTCTTTTTTCTTTTAGTTCAGGGTACATCTCATACATTTCATCATTGATACCACATTTCAGAAGTTGAATATTCTTTTTTGGTCCGTTATAATCCAAAAATTGTGATATATCACTTTTTGTTTCAAACGAAGCTTTGTAATCTTCTGTTTTAGTTTTACCTATCGTTTGGGAAAAAGCTCCCATGCTCAACAGTAATACTGTTGAGAAAAACATTGTCTTTTTCATTTTATTTTATTTTATTTTAAAAAAGGAGTTAATATCATGCTAAATCCAAAAGATATAATTGTTAATCCAAATATGGTTAAACTACATACTAATACAAATTTTATAATTTCTTGAGTTTTAGACATAATATTACTTTTTAGGTGCTTCGTACCAAATGTTATCAGGATTGTCTTTGAATGTTCCATCAAATTTCCATTCTATTTTATTAATCATTTCTTGTTGTCTTTGTTCTTGTCCAGAAACTTCCAAATAGACAACAAACATTTCAAAACATAATACTGATACTACCCATAGGCAGCATAATTTTAAAAATCCTAATATCATTAGGTTACTTAATTTGTTTAAATTTATTTTTTTCATAGTTTTAATTTTATTCTATATTTTCTCTTAATAGACCGCAAACTAAACATTCTTCATGTCTGTCATGGTCTGAATCACCCCAAACGTGGTGACAATTTCTATGGTCAAAATATTCATCTATTTTACCATCACCGTCAATGTCGTAACCATCCATAATACCATCACCGTCTTCATCAATTTCTACTTTGACTTGGGGGGTGACTTGGGGGGTGACGTGGGGGGTAATCACATCATTTTGTAACAAAGCAGGTGTTTTTCCAACACCGGTATCTGATAATGATATTCCATCTTCTTCATCCATTTTTTGAACCAACATTTTATCCTTGTCTTGGTCACTAAACCAGTAATCAATAATTTTACCATAACTTCCAATGAAAGCTCCTAATAGTAACAATAACAATTCTTTCCAC